TTGGTGACAGACGTAACCGCATTACCGCTGCCCGATACGGATATTGATGTAGCACTGCCACCTTCCAGTGACGTGATTCTTGCAGAGAGCTGCTTAATTGAGTAAGCTGATGCTATCTCGCTGAGCGATTCGCTAGTAAGCTTCAAGGCATCATTGTATGCTTTAACAGAACCATTCAACCCACCTCCACCGCTTGATGAAGATGTTCCAGCACCATAAGCAGACACTCCACCACTTGTGTAGAGGTTAGCCACCTCTTCGGTCGTGGTATTCGTAATCTTCAACGCCTTATTGGCTGCGTCATACTCCAACTTGATATTACCGATAGATATATATTTTCCGCTAGGTACAATGATGCTTCCATTAATATCACCAAGACCATTGAAACTATTGCCCCAAAGCTTGCGAGCATTCGTGAGCTGGAGAGCCTTCTTCGCTGAGCCGTTGGTGAAGTAGCCCTGCAAGGTGGTGATACTCGTCTTATTGGCGGATATGCCCGAAGCATTTACCCCTTCTGCCTTTTTCGCTCTTGCTACCTCGTCAGATATAGACTTGTTGATTCCGTCAACAATACCGCTCAAAGTGTCAGTCTGTGCAATATTTGCGAGGAAGCTCACTACCTCGTTCCACTTATTGATAATGCCGTCCGCAGTCTCCTCGTCAGTAGTCATAAGAGCATACCAGTCGTAGGCACTATCCCAAGCTGTCTGTTTTGCAGTAGTAGGAATAGAGTAACCAGAAGCAAGACTGATGGCAAACGTACCACTTGTTGTGATGGTCTTTGTTGCACAAGTCAAACCAGCAGGAAGAGTAAGACTAACAGATGTAACAGTACCAGTATTCTTTGTATAACCGCTATCGTTAGTAAGTTGGCTTACCTTCGTGATGCGGTCGGTGATTTCAGCCCACTTATGAGTGTGCGCACTAGGTGCAAACGTAGATGGTTTGCCAGTGATGTTATCCCAAGAGAGGCTAAGACCACCAAGCTCTGTAGCAATGTTATCAATTCGTCTGCTGAGAGCCTTGATGGAGTAGGCAGAAGCAACCTCAGACAGCGATTCTGATGTGAGCTTCAAGGCATCTGCATAGCTCTTTACACTACCATTCAATCCGCCGCCACCTGATGTTGACGTTCCTGCTCCGTATGCTGTGATACCACCTGTGGCATAGAGATTACCATCTATCTTGATAGCCTTGTTGGTCGCATCATACGTGATGCTGATTCCGTGAAAGGTGATTGCACCCTCGAATGTAGCATCGCCCGATACACCAAGTTTGGAAAATGGTGCATTAGGCTTCAGTGATACAAGGTCGGCAATGCTCGTTCCTGCACTTCCAGCCTTCCAAGTCGGCTCGAAGAAGGTGAGGTATGCGCCAAGATTCTTCTCGCTGATGATAAACGATGTCGGGTCTGCGTGAACCTTTCCGTCCACGTCCCACCAGATAGCACCATTCGCAAGATAACCCGAACCATCAAAGCGTATGAGGGAGGTTGCAGGGGTAAGGCTTCCGCTATTATAGTCCTTATCCACCATACGACCGCCCCACCACGTTGCGATGCTCTTCTTTCCTCTATTCGGGTCTATAGCTCCATTGATACCGCTCTGAACGTTTCCGTCTGCGTCTCTCAAAGCGAGGAGTGTTGTCATTACAAGACCCCCATCAATATCTGTTGTCTGACCGAGTGCATCCTTGATGTACTTGTAACCTGCAAGGTCTGTTATATTCTGCTTCAAATCGCCATATATCTTGCTAGTGATATAGGCGTTCGCCAAACCCAATTTGTCATAGAATGCGCTGTATGCTGACTGGAAGTTGGTGAACTTCGTTCCGACAGCAGATACGATGGTAGCCTTGCCTTCAGTATCAGCCGCATTATATCTCGCAGAGATATCTGAAAGATACTCGATGAGTTCCGTCTTGGCTGTAGAGAGGGTAGTGAAAGCGGAAGTGAGGTCGGTGAGTTCCTTGGTGTCCTTCAGTACCGCTGCTTCCTTCACCTCATTATATGACTTCTGCGCTGCCGCAAAAGCATCTTCAAGTCGCTTGGAATCCTGCGCCATAGCCGCAATCTCAGAAGGCTCTAGATAGCCATCTGTAACATAATTATCGAATGCCTTCTTGTTGCTTGTAACGGTCTTGCCGAGATTCGTAACATTCGTCTGTGCGGTCTCTGCCGCCTTCTTCGCCTCTTCCGCTGCCTTTTTGGCGGCGTTCGCTACAGTATCATCTGTGTACTTAACCTTCTTTGTCCAATCGGCTGCGCTGAATGAAGCATTGGTCTTGGTTGCCACGACAAGCTCGCCCTTGGAATATGCCACACCACCGAGAGTATATGCTGCCTCCAAAATCCAAAGGTCACGTTCCTCATAGGATGCAGGCTTGCTTACATAGATGCTAGATTTGCCATCTATCTTGTCGAAAACCTCGGTAGGCACATCCTGCTTATCCCATTTCGTACCATTCCAAAAGAAAGTCTGGTTGTTGCTTGTGTTATACCATAGGTCGCCCTTGTGCTCCTTCTTGGCATCATCGGTAGTCCAAGATGCACTCGGGTCGGTTGGCTGATACCAAGTCTCAGCCTTCTTGTCGAGCTGGTCTCGTATTCCATTCAAGCTTTCCTCTATGGTCTTGGCGAATGCGTTGAGGTCGGAATCGTTAGCCTTCACCCATTCCGATGATGTAAAGCTGCCAGTAGTTCTGCCCTTTATGCACACCATCAAAGTCTTGCCATCATCTCCGCCGCTAGCCCACAGGTCGCCCTCGTCATAAGGAACAGTAGGCTGAGAGGTGAAAACGGTACGCTTCCCATCTGCCGTGTCCTGCGCCTTGCTTGCTGCGGTCATAGCAGTGTTGATGTCGTTATCCTTGATTCTCGTCCATGCCGTACCCGTCCATCGGTATGTGTAACCATTTGACGTATTGTAGAACAGGTCGCCAGCGTGCTGCGACTTCAATGTATCGGTAGTCCAGTCAGAAGCAGGCTTGTTCTGAGTAGTAGGAGCATAGTTGTAGAACCAAGTCTCCACTTTTTCATCAAGCTGCTCCTTGTAGCTAGCCATATCGTTCTTGTACTCTTCCTTGAAGGTATTGAGGGCAGAATCATCGGTGTACTTGGAAGCCTTAGTCCAGTCAGCGATGGCAAATGACGAACCTTTTGCCTTGGCAGTCTGGCAGCGCAGGATTTCATTTTTGTAGATGCTGCCATCTGTAGGATAGGTAGCGTTTACCCAAATGTCGCCCAACTGATAAGGCGGAATAGGCTGTGTGCTGAATACCTTCATCTTGCCATCTGCCGTTTCCTGTGCCTTGCTTGCATCGGAGAGGGCTTTTGCAATATCGGTGTCCGTGATGATTGTCCACTTATAGGTGTTGCCATCCTTGGCAAAGCGGTATGCCTTGCCCGTCTTGTTGTCGTAGTAAAGGTCGCCGAGATGGGTATCTTTATCCTTATCGGTCGTCCAACTGCTTGCTGGCGCATTAGTCAGTGTAGGCACACCCTCATAGAACCACGTCTCGATAGCCCCATCCACCTGATTCTGCAAGTCGGTAATAACCTGCGAGTTCTTGATGAGATTGTTCACCTGCTCCTCAGTTAAGCCTCCAGCTGAGTTCTCCTTGATATACTGAGACAATTCCTTGCCATCCACGGTAGATTTCGCCGAAAGCTTACCCTTAATAGTTACCTGCTTGGCTGCGCTGTCATACTTGATGTAGCTACTACCCTCATAGCCATTCTCCTTAGTAGGTCGGTCGCCTACATACATATCGCCATAAACATTAAAAAATGCCTTGTTGGTCTGTTTGTTTACACCATACTCTACGTATTCTTTGTTGGCAAAAGAGTAGCTATTTATACCGTGGTACAAGCTGATGGATGGCGAATAGGTATCTACCGCCGAGAAGATAAGGCAGTTCTGACGTTCTACATCGGTTCTATTACCGCACTGATTGAGCACATCACCTTTAGCAGGTACATCGCTTGCCGTAGCGCAATCGGTATCGGAGAGGTCGATGTAATGATACTTCTTACCTTCCAACTCCACAGGTTCCTCGTCACGACCGATTACCAATCGCCAGTAGAAGTGATTACCCACCTTATGGTAAGTGCCCTTTCGGACGTTGAATGATTCCGAGCGCACTTGGTCGCCAATAGCGAAATCATTATCCACTGCATCGCCATCCTGCTCTGCGAGGAAATAGCAACGATAAGCCTTCTGTGACACATTATTATATGTCACAGTAACCTCTTCCACCTTATGAGCCACAACACCACCAGCAGGAGAAATAATCTCCTTACCACCGATGGTGGAGGTTTTCTTGACAACCAGTTCCTCGAAGATAGCCTTCATTCTCACCTCCAGGTAATCGGTGATGAGATGCGAACGACCTTCTGCATCGGGAGTCCAGGAACCGCCGTTCTCTGAGTTGAAATCACCCACATTCAGACCTGCCAGAAACTTCTGTACCTTTTCAAAGGTAATCACGCCATGGGCTACGTCATCCTTGTCTTTCGCCAGGAAATGCTTCACGCCAAACTGACCCAGATATAAAGGAGTAACCACCTTCGTGTTATCCGTCTCCAGGCTGAGATCATCGGCTACGCCATTCAACTCGCTACCTCCGAGGAACAGCTTCGTGATTTTCGCAACCTTGGCAGTCAGCGTATCAAAGGTGGCAGAGAGGATGGTTTTGAGGAAAGAGATGGAATCGGTGACGGAATTATACTTCCACCAGGTGCCATCGATACCGCTCGAAAGGGATTCGTCGGTATTCAGTTTTCCACAATCCACGTGTTGAAGCCAATCACGCTTGCGGGTCTTGCCATCAGCATCCGTCTTCACTTCAGAGATGATGCCCTGCAGATAGATGTAGTAGAATCTCTCGTCACCTACCAGCTTGTCGGGATTGGCGATAGAGTAGCCGTACAGGTCGATGCGCTCGCTCGGATATACCACCACGGCGGTATTGTTGTCGGCGGTGCTCGTGCGGGGGATGGCTACATAGATGTACTTCCGCTCGGAATCAGGGAAGACGGAAGGGTAGGCAGCAAGAGGCCAGCGCTGGTAGTTGTGACCGGCATCATACTCCAGACCCGGAATGCCCTGTATATAGCAGAGGATGGATGCGCCGGAGACTACGCTACACTGGATGTAGTCTGGCTCACCCATCGCATTAAGTTGGATATAGAGCGCACTGCTCGAAATCCAATAGTTCGTATTCTTTGCTTCTGTTGCCATTTTTTTTGTTTGGATTTTTATTCATTTATAGGGCAAAGATAAAGGTTTTTGCGGTTTTAGGGGGGACAAAAAAGCTTTTGCCCTTTCAGGGCGCATTGATGATGCTGCCATTACCCAGGGTGTTACCCTGGGCTAGGAGCTGCTGCCCCTTCAGGGCGTATAGGCGACGATAGGGGCAGCAGGGCGTATAGACGACGATAAGGGCAGCGGGGCGTATAGGCGATGATAGGGCTGCGGGGCGTATAGACGATGATAAGGACTGCAGGGCGTACTGGCTAGAGGTAGGGACTTCCGTTGATGTCGAGCTTGGCTGTGAAGGAAACGGAGTACATATTCTGCGTGGTATTATCGCTGATCATTATCTCGTCTTCCTGGGTGATGGTGCAGGAGAGCCAGGTATCTTTTACCTTCAGCCAGACGTGCTCACTCATCAGAAACTCGTGAAGGTACCAGTAGAGCCAGGCGGTATCGAGGGGGTCGCTCTGATAAAGCCATGACTCACGGTTATTCTGCTTCTTGATAGCGGACCGGGAGAAGGTATTGAAGGTTTCCTGCACGGCTATTGTATAAGGGGTGGTTTCTACAGAAAGCTTCTTGCTGTAGGCTTTCGGGATATTGATGCTCTCCAGGCAGCCACGGGCATTGATGAAGCGGAAGGTACTGCGGTTTTCGGCTTCCGAGGATGGCAGAGCATAGAGGGCGTGACCGCCAATAGTCTGCGAGCCTTCCTTTGTGATTTTCTGTTCGGAAGAGGTAGGAGCGGTGAGTGCGGTACTGGATGCCAATATCTGTGAAGAGGCATAGGAGACTGGGTAGGAGAAGGATTCGCCTACAACGGTGACTTCGGGGATAGAAGTTGGCTTTCGGGAGAAGTCTTTTACTGCTGGGGATGGATTGGATAGAATGCGCTCCATATCCGACATGGCTCCTGCTATGCAGCGAAGGTCAGTATCGGTACCTGCGACAGGCTTCTGGGGATAATAGACCTCGCCTACACCGGTATGCACTTCGCCGTTTTTGTTCATATACTCATCGTAGGCTTTTATGTACCATCTTACGAGCGGGAAGGTTTTTGTGGTGGCTGTGTACGGGAAATTGTCGAGGGGGATGCGGAGTGCAGAGGAGACATCCAGGGCTACGTTATTGCCTTCGATGGTGACGGGTACCGTGAGCTTCACGGTTTCGTAGCTTCCTCCGTTATCAAAGTTTACTTCTATGATGACACGGTGGAAGGAGGGGCTATCCAGCGTTTCTGGCTGGATGGTGAAGGTGATGGGGTTTCCGGCAAAAATGGAACCCGATGTGAGATTAATTTTCTTTGCCATATTATTCTTTCTTTTTAATTACGAGATTGACTACATCCGAAACGAGCTTGCAATCTTTCGCCTCTTCAGGGGCAATCTTGATGTGAAACATCATTTCTACTTGCTGAATGAGATCGAGGAAATCGATGGATTCTAGCTGGACCTCATCACGAAGATTGGAGTGTTCTGTTACCTCGCAATCGACCCACGAGGTTTTCAGGCTGTTTACGATGGCGATAATGCGAGGAGTTATTTCTTCTTTTTTCATAACTATGATTTTGAGATGATAAAGGATGAATTGGTACCGCCAAAGCCGAAGGCGTTACAGAGAATATGGTGAGGATCGTAATACTTAGGGCACATCACCAGGTTAAGATGAGGGAAGGCGTTCTCCTCGGTGGTGGCTGCATGGAACAGACGGCCATAGGTAAGCATGATGGTGGCTTGTACGGCTTGCGATACACCTGCCATCCAGCACTCGTGGCCTGTCATGCCCTTTGTAGCTACTACGTTCGGGCAGATAGGGAAAATCCCCTCTATTGCCTTTGCCTCGGCTTCATCGCCCATCGGGGTACCGGTAGCATGAGCAAGTACTACATCTATCATGCCTTCGTCCAATCCTGCGTTCTCGATAGCTTTCACCATAGATACTTCCTCCTGATAGCTATCAGGGGTAGTGATAGCTTTTCCATTGGTAGAGAAACCATAGCCGGAAAGGGAAGCGAAGGAAGGCACCTTCTCTTCTCTCAGACGAAGACTATCCGATGGTTCGAGAATAATGCAGGCTGCACCGCCCGATGGTGCCAATCCATTTCTGCCTTTGCCAAACGGCTGCACCTTATCGGGTGAGAAGACACCGAGGGCATCGAAAGCTTCCATGCAGTATTGAGATCCGCATTCCTGCGCACCAATCACAATTACCATTTCAGTCTGCTTGCTATCGAGCAAGATCTTGGCAAGACCGATGGCGTGGCCACCTCCTGCACAAGCAGCGCTTACGGTAAGCGATAAGCCGTGAATATGGAGGATGGATGCCAGGTTCATGCTGATGGTAGAATTGAGCGAGCGAAACAGTGTTTCTACAGACAATGTTCTGTTATGTACTTCCTGGCCTATATGATGCACCACCGACCGACTTTCGTAGCATTCAGAATCATTACTTACGATAATAGAGACGTTATGATTTTCGAGAAAATCCTTACTAACCTTTGCTTCTTTTAAAGCTTCAAAGACTGCATCGAGTACATAAAAGCCATGAAGGGGCAGGCATGCTCTCTGCGCACGAGTGAGAATTTCGTTATATTCTTCTATCCAAACAGGCACATTACCGCATAAATCGGAATTGTATTTATCACGGCATTCGTCGTGATGCAATCCGCAATTACCCTTATAAAGGTTCTTGGCTACTTCTCTGGTACTTCTGCCTAGGGCAGAATGAATACCTGTTCCGGTAATCAATATCTTTTTATCCATTTTTATTTTATTTTTATGTTATAAAACATATTTTCTATTTAAAAGCTTTTGCCCTTACAGGGCGACATAAACTACATTATATATACCCAGGGTGTTGCCCTGGGCTAGGAGCTTCTGCCCTTACAGGGCGTACACTGTTAACTCTACTTCGCCCATGCCCGTCTTGGCATCAATGGTAGTATTCACCTTATCTATGAGGCATTTCATGCCACCTATATTCCACCAATCCTGCCAGTGGTTCGGTATATCAGCCACTTGCGCTACGGTGGTGGTGCATCTTATCATAAACTTCTTTCTGTTCAGAAGGAAATAGGCGTAGGGGAGAATGAAGGTATCGAAAAGACCACGAGAGCGGACCTTCTTAACTACCTTACCGTTTTTATCTACTTCATCGGCATTGCAGAGCACCAAATCCTTATACTTCGGATCTTTTAGCCACGATGGTTCCTTGAAGGCTCGTATCTTCAGCGAGAAACGTTCGCCGGTGCCTACACCTTCCTGCACACCATTATAATCAAACACATTGCCCATCATATCCAGCGAATCGCAAGCCAGGGCATACTGTCCTGCATTGGTTCGCCATTTGGATGTGCCGAAATGGTCGTAGTTATAATCGTAGGGTTGCAGGGTGGCATCACTACCGCCACCACGCATTAATGCCATGGCAAAGCCCCATCGTGACTTATCCTGCAAGGGTGAGTTGCCATCATCCGTGCCCGAAGGGTCGTAGCTTTCCACGAGCTTTAATTTCTGTTTCATGTAGAAATCACAGAAAGAAGAAGAGATAACCTGGTTAATCTCTTGCAATACAAACTCATGCTCCATATCCTCATCTACATAAGCGCAGAGGATAGGTTGTTGAGCCTCTGTAATCTGCACTACACTTTTTAGCAAAGGCTTGCCTTCAAAGTCAGTCACATCAGCGGTATGCGAACCATAGGCTGCCTTTACCTCCTTGAAATAATTTACATCGTTGAAAGGTACCGGAGTGAAATCAATGGAAATTTCATGGATAAAGTCTTCGTTCTCCTCACTACAATCTCCATATTCCACGCCCTTGAACTGACCTACCTCGAAGAGTACTGGCTTTAACTCGTTGGAAGTCTTTGCCTCCTTGTTGACCTTTACACAATAGGCATTGCCGGTGTTGCGGTCGATGTAGCAGTTTTTATCACCAGGGTTATGGATGTTATGGAAGAACTCAATGTACTTCATATCGGTGACGGTTCTACCCATCTTGCTGGTGTCGCCATCGGGCAGTGGATAGTCGATGAAGTTGTAATCGGTATCGTAGCTGGAATCCTTCAATTCGCCCTTGGCGTTGCGCACATAACTCTTCTGTTCCTTAGCATCCTCCTCGGCTGAATAGCGCATACGCACACCGGTAATCTTCTCGGTCATCGGAATCATCGAATGGATTTCGCAGTGGAAATCCCTAGTCTTTCTGCCGCTCTTTCGCATCACGTCGCGAGTGAGATAAGCCGTGACCTTCTTCTGCTCGTAATCGTAGGAGAACTTGATACCGAATGCGTTTTCTAGAGAAGAGATGACAGTGCTCACGCTCTCGTCAGGGAAATTCTCGCTGTTGGCAACCATATAGAGCACGTTTGCCTGCACCTCAAACTTCTTGATATTCGATTCGATGGTGATACCTGTTACTTTCATTCCCTTGCCAGGAGGAAAAGCAACTACCTCGCCCACCTGGATATGGCGGGTGGTAGCCACACCGTTTTCAGTCAGCGTAAGGTCGAGTTCCTGCACGTCCTTATCTTCTGCCTTGGTGATTTCAATCTGACCGCCGCAGCCACGGCTCTCCAACCAGGAATTGATATGCTTCTGATCCTTAAAGAAGCCCGTCTTGATTTCGCCTACGGATTTAGCAGCCACGATTTCCATCTCAGGATTCGAGCCTTTTACGTAGCCCTCTTTATTCACGATGTCCTTTGCTTTCTGAATTTCACTCGCAGTGTAATAACTACCGTGGTGTGGATGCTCGAGGGTATCATAACTGCAAACGGTAGTGAAAAAACAGAGATGCTTCAAGTCTTCTATCTCCATCAGCGCATCCTTATCGAAGGTGACACCCAAATAGGTAAAGAGGCAGTCGAGGAAATAGAGTACATAGAAGCAGATGCCCGATTGCGGACGTTTGGCATCCAACACCCAGTAAGGATAGAGGTCTTCATTCGTCCATGAGCACTTATCCATTTTGATGAGGTCACTCGATGTATCCCCTTCATCATCCAGGGCATGATGCTTGTAACAGATTCGGGCATTGCAGTAGGTAGCAGGTCTGCCAGCGCCATCCGTCTCGTCATAGGCTGCCGAGGTATTAATATAGTTGCCGTTGGCAGTCTCTTGCGGTACATTGATTGTTATCGCACCAGAAGAATAAGATTTCTTACTCTTGTTGTAGGCATCGCCGATATAGTGTGCCGTATCAGTAGAGTTATATTCCTTGCAGCTTGCGGGATAGGAGAAACCGAGTGCCTGGGGTTCCAGCACCTTACTAGCTCTCAATGGGTCGGTCGTAACGGTGGCGGTGGCATTCTTTCCACCTTTCTTACCATCGGAATGCAGGTTGACTTTTACTACCGGGTTACTCCAAATATCCACCCTCACATTACCAATTTTCTCGCCGATGATAATCTGGTCCTTCACCGGAATATCTCGGCACTGCAGGTCGCTGATAAGCTCGCTGAAACTCTGCGTACTGGCATTGATGCTCATAGAGAGAGAATTGGTTATCTCCTCACCATCCTGCATAATCAGTGGACCGCTACGGAATGGCAATCCATCGGCATAGATACGGGTAGGCAGGTGCTCCATGTTCGCGGCTCTTACGGCAGAATGCACGTCTTCTATATTTTTGACGAGCCAGCGGTTGCCATCCAATGGGATAGAGAAAGGATAGGAGAACATTTCCGTATCGTTGAATACGGGGTTCTGATCCTCAATATCTATTGAGAAATCATCGGGGAGCGCCACCGGCTTATCATTGATTAATATCGTAAGATGCGAGTTCATATTCTGATTTCTATTTTCTGATTTCTGATTTCTGAACTTATGTTCTGAAATTTATTTTCTGATTTCTATCCTAGCGTTATCATATAAATCTATGAGGCGATGGGTAAAAGTGTCGATGAGTGCCGTACCAAAGGCATTGATTTTTTTGTGCCCATGGTCGTGAAGGATGCCATCGGTGATGAAGACTACACTCTGGTCGTAGCATTCCGCTTCCTGACAAGTTACCAGATGGGCATAATTCCGGGCGATGCCGTAACCTGCCTTGATGGTTGCCTTGCTGCCATCCAATAACTCTACCTTGCAGCCTTCATTCATTACGAGGGCGGTAGCCGCATTATGGAGAATGACATGTGCCTTGCCTAAGACGTATATCTTTCGGGAGGAATAGAGATGGATTTCCTCATCGGTATCGCCTACGAGGACGGTACCTGTAGGCGAGTCTTCATTATAGAAGATACCGCCCTGGTTAATATCTGCCTCAAACTCCGGATATACGGCTTTGAAAGCATCGATTACCTGCTGCGGTACCTCGGTGATTAAGCCGTGCCAGTACTTGCGCCATGCCTCGCACATTTCGGGAATGCTCTGCGTGCTCTTGAAAGCATGCTGGGATTCCTGGCAGTTGCCGCTCTGGGCGAGGATATTAACGCAAAGGGTCTTGAAACGCTGCGTGCGCTGTTCGGGAGTTTCTTTATTCTTTGTCATTTTTTTATGCTTCGGAATCCTCTTTGGCTTCTTCTATAGTTTTTGTGAGAATAGCTTCATAGCCGGAAAGCTCCTCTTCGGTCACGATGTCAGAGTAATCCTGGCGAAGTTGGTCTATGCGCTCCTTGATGCCTTTCACTCTCGTCTGGGTAGATAGCTTATCCTTACGAAGGATATACTTGATGCGAGCATCGGCTTCTGCCTTGTGCTTGGCAGCTGCATCACGAGCTGCCTTTACTTCTGGGCGGTCGTTGGCAATCTTCTCGGCTACCTGCTCGGCAAAAAGAGGGTCGCGTGCTAATGCCTTTTCATAGAATGGCTTAAACTGAGTGCGGAGAGTCTGAGGGTCGATGGTGAAGGCCTTCTTTGCGTAAGCGATGTATTCAGGGTCTCCAGTCTTCTCGCTCAGTCTCAGATAGCATTCGCCCATCTCTCTATCTACAGCCTTAAAGATTTCCGGAAGAATATCGCTTTCGATTTCTACGGCTCTTGTGGCGAGAGCGGCAATCTCATCCTCGGTGTAGATGGCGCTCTTACCCTGTGAGATAGCTTTCTCATTGGCTTCTGCCATTGTCTTGGCCTGCTCTGCCTTGCTTGCCATCTCGCTACGAAGGTCACGCACGGTGTTCACCTGCTCCTGAAGGGCAGTAGAGAGGAACGGACGCAACTGCATCAGGTTGGGCATGGTGGCAGCGATACTTTCGCCGTTAGGGTTGGCTACGATACCATTATAGGTAAGCGGCTGTACGGTGGTGTCCGGTTTCAGATTAGGGAAGAGAGACTGCTTCGCCTCTTCCATGGCTTTCTGCTTCTGAAGTTCGGCATAGGCTGCCTGCTCCTCCTTGGTTGGTCTGCCCACACGTCGCTTGTCGGCAGCAGATGATGATGCAGCGTTGGCTTGAGAGCTGCTGTAGCTATTCAGATAGGCGATCATCTGTCGGGTACGGCGATGATAGTCTTTAAACTTACGTGAGTTCTCGATAAACGAGCGTGCATTACTTGCACCTTCCAGGAGAGACAATCCCTGCTCATAGGCATCTTTCTGCTCCTGGGTAAGCATTCTTGCACCGATGGCAGGTTTCAAAATGTTGATGATTTCCTGTAATGATAAATTTTCCATAAATCCTTGTTTTTGTTGTTTATTTGAAAATTACGAATATTTTTAGCACAGAATAGGGGTTACGAAGATACGAGAACCTTTTTGGTTGTTGTCGTAGCCTTCGCTGCCGCCCTTGTCATTCGATGATGAAGCACTGGAGGCGTTACTCGTCGATGAGGAGGAGCCGCCTTCTGTGGCGCTATCAGCTTTGGCTGCATCGAGTTTCGCTTGCGCTTCGGCTTCCTCTTTCTTCAGCAACCGATGAATGCTTTCCCTTACGGTAATGGCATCATTGTGCGCGGTGGAGCGGGTAAGCTTATCGAAACTGATAACTGATGTACGCTCCTTGAGATAGGCAGCTACAAGCTGACGTGCCTTCTTCAGCATCTTGTCGTTCTCATCAGCCTGCAAGAGGCGAGGAATGAAATCTTCGCCAAATGCCTCTTCCAGATATTCACTCTGGATGAAAAGCATATCAGGGATGAGACGCACAAACTTATCTCTGTTGCCGTAAATATCGAGATACGGCTGCAAAGACTCGCAGGTAGGGAAAAGCAGATCTCGATGGTAGTAATAGTACTTACTCTCCTGCCAAAGGGTTACGATTTCCTCTATCGCTTCATGCCGTTTCTTCTCGGCTTCGTCTGCATCATCTTTGCCGCTATCGGTTCCTTCATCTGTTCCTTCTGTATCATCGCCCGCTGCCTCGATAGGCATAGGAGTATTCACTTCCTTTGCCCATCCCTCCAAGAGGGAAAGCAGGTTATTGAGCGAGGTCATGGCCGACTGGCGGTAGCTTTCCTTGCCCTGCGCTATCTGCTTGTCGGTGGCTACGGCATAGTCGTTGCTGGAAGCTACGTTGATGCCGGAGCCATTCACAGAAAGTGCTTGCTTCTCGATGTTTTGCGCCATCGCATCATTCACAATCATGCGCTGCGCATAAAGCAGAAGCTCATTCCATGGGTCGTTGACGTAGGTACCAGCAGCAACCGCATCGCAGAATATTAAGGGTTCTATGCTTGCATACTGCTTGCAGAGACGGTCGTATAGGGATGCTCCCAGGCGAGGCTTCAAGAAGTCCTTTTCGCTATTGTCGAGCATACCCTGCAGGTTGGCTACATCGTCCACGGCATTGCTGGGGAGGTGGAGCCTAAGTTCTTGATTCGTAAAGAGTATCATATCCTTATTTTTTTACCTTTTTACTTTTTTACTTTTAAGAGGTCTCTTGTTTTGCCACTCCGGTCTTCGAGTTATCGAGGGTAGTCAATACCTCTCTGTCTATCTGCCACACCAGGTGCTCGTCCCAATCGTTGAATCGGCTCAAAACTTCCAGTGGGCGTATCATCAACTGCTGCAAGGGGGCAAACTGGATTTGCTTTACCAGGAAACGTTCTCTCAGGTCGGTACCGCCCGATGATGCTGTATCGCCAGGGGTATTACCGATGAGTTTTGCATCAAGCCCCATGGCAAAGAAAATAATACTGCTTATTTCCTGCAACTCGGTTTTATCGGCATTCGCCTGATCATTTGCCTTGGTTTCGATTTCCACTATTTCCCAAGCCTTGTGCTCCTTTCCGTCACTGCCCGTAAAGGCAGAGGAGATGAGCGCCTGACCTGCATTATCGGGGTTGGCGAGCCATGTGTTGATAGATGTAAAGATTTCATTCTGAATCTCGCCGTGGGTCTTCTTTTTCTGCTCGCCCTGTTGCTGATAGAGCCTGCTGATATAGTCTTGATGGATATAGATAACTCTACCGATGATATTGCTGTTGCGCTTTCGGGTGAGGCGGTCATCTACGATGGTGAAGGCATACTCGAAGATGCTGCCGGCAAAGATGGAGTGCCAAAGGGCATCGGCATAGTACGGACCACCGAAATCTCTTGGCGACATGATGAAGCGGGTAGGGCGTTTCTTGCGGCTTACCTGCTTCTGACGTGCCTCACGGATATTGCGCTGCAAATCCTTTACGGCTGATGTGGTAGGGAGATAAGGGATAGCCGCTATCTTGCGGTCTTCCTCTTTCTGCACGCCGACGTATTGGGTAGGGTCGAGCCACTGATTGCTGACGTAGGCATAGTTGATGCGGTAGTTCTCGTCCATGCGCTCCAGTCGGGTGGTGAAGATGCTGCGATGCTTCAGACCGATTACCTTCGGGGTCCATTGGGCAGTAGGAACAGCTTTGCCGTTCTCATCGAGGGAGCGCTGATTGAGCTGGAGTTCTACAAAGCACTGAGACATCAGAGCCATATCGCCTGCCAGGTCGAGAAAGGTCTGCATCAGGTCGTTGTTTTCCAGGAAATCACGAAGCTGCGCATTGGTTTCTTCCCATTTGTGGAGGGCTTCTTTCAGGGATTTCATCTCCTCGCTTTCCTCTTCATCGGAGGATAAGACCTGCGATTGAACCGCAGAGAACGGTGACTCCTCCTGCTGAGACTGCCCGTTCTGGTTCTGCTGCTCGTTCTGGCGCTTGGCTTCGGCGGCTGCCTCTTCCTTGGCTTTCAGGTCAGCTATCTGACCACGGAGCAGGACTCCTGCGCTCTCGTAAGGGATATATTTTTCTGTGATGTTACCGCCAACGTACTGGGTGTAGTGATACTTGGCTGCGGGACCGCGACCTACCAGTATCTTCTTGATGTAATCTACTCCTGCTGCAGTAAAAGGCGACATACGCGAGAGCATCCAGATAAGGTTTGGCAGTCGGTTGGCCATACCCCATTCCATAAAGCCTAAGCCTTCGGTACCTACGCCTTTCGGTTTACCCAGGTTCTCGCCGCCGCTTGATGCAAAGATAGTGGAGACTTGCTGACGTGCTGCGGAACCGCCTGCGTCGCCACCACTTGCCGACATACCGGCTGTGGTTAGGAGCATGCCGTGAACGTAGTCGTTCCAGGAAAAGACTTTACCGCCGCCATTTTTAAGCGGCGTAAAGGCATCCGGGCGAACGGCTACATAGCCTGCATCTTTCAGTTCCTCACTACGATTTTGGAGCTGCTGCAGGTTGGTTACTCTGTTTTTGTTTTTGCTTGCCATTTTTGCGTTTCTTTTTTATGTTATCCTGAATGTGATTGAAAGAGAGAATGGTGGCGATATACGCACACCCGCTTTTTCTCTTGTTTCTGAGTGTAAAGTTAGGGCTTTTTATGGTTTTAGTGGGGACAAAGAGGGGATGGGACCAGCGATAGAATCGCTGGGAACGGATGCTCCTCTTCTTATTCATAATTGATAATAATCATAAAATCCTTGGCGATGGAGGAAATAGCGTTACTGATGCAGCCTCCGATTTCTAACCTTTGAGCGTGAGGGTTGGAATACCAATCACCATCGGCTCTGCCTCTGCTTGCGCAGGTTCTTATTCGTATTGCTGCCATAAAAGATTATCTTTTGTTACGGTGGAAATGCAGTTACTCCAGGGTAGGGACTTGGACGATGGTATTTATCCTGATAACGACAACCGCCTCTGTCGCCGTGTATCTTGCGATAAGCCTTCGCTTCCTCAGTTCGATAGTGGGTGATGATGGCTTGCTGAATCATATTTTATTCATAACTAAAGGCAAGAAGATTATCTTTCGTGTGGAAGGTGCCAATGCACTGCATCAAATGATTATCGCGGAAGAAGATGGCTTTATCCCGATAATCATTGGTGCCAGTTTGCTTGCGTACTTCCTTGGCGTGCTCGGTTCTCGCCTCGTGAATGGCTAATATCTTAATCATATTCATATATTACATAAGGCGACGTATCACCCAAGCCATCTTGATTGGTATAGCTATCACCGCTATTGAATTGGGTTACTGCATTCGCTATATCCTTGCGTGGGCGATTGCGAACTTTGCCTTTATGGTCTCGGGACCACCCGATATAATACCTTTCAGTCATATCTTAATAATAATATCGTATGTTGCCCGTGGTTGTCGTACAGCCCACCCCATCCATCATATCTCGATGATAGAGCGGTGGAGTAGCCTTCTAATCGTGGGCATAACTCATAAAATCGTTTTACGAAAGGAATAACCTTATTCATACTCTAATAATATTTTCGGTTTATCGACATCATGCCCTTTGCCACCACCAGTAATGCAAAGGGCAATAGCTTTCGGATGCACGACAATGCCGTTTTGGGAAGGGCTATACAAGCCAAGGATGATAGGACGAACAAATCATTTCTTCTCCAAAAACTGATGATACATACTTTCCAACTTAGGATTTGAGAACTTGCCGTTTTCTTTCCAATCGTTGAACAACGTCATTACGTCGGTATGGATGGAAGAAAGCTTTTCCTGCATCTCTTTCGGAGTGTGGTACCAAAGATGCGACTCTTTCGTGAAGAGGGTGAGGATGGCTTTCAATGCCATGGCGTTCTCGTGGCTCGGCTCTATCTCGAACTGATGGAAGACGCAGGTGTCTTTATCGTTTGCCTGAAGGAACTTGCTGACGGCTTCATCTTTCAGGAAAAACCTTGTATCTACTTCTTCCTGCAACACATCTTCCAACTTTCTCTTCAGCGGAATAGGGTCTGGAAACTGATAATCGAGGGCTACATCTTTTCTCATTGAAAGGCAGAAAACTCGGTCTCGGTTCTGCGGAACACCATAATCTTTGGCATTGAGTCGTGCCCATCGGCTTACGTAGCCGAGAGAAGAGAGTTTATCAACCCACTTCTGGAAATCGGGCATGAACTTTTCGCTTACCAGGGCTGCCACGTTCTCCTGCAGCAGATACTTCGGACGCAATACCTCCACGGCATCGGCTACTCGCCACAATAATGCCGAGCGGGTATCGGAACCTTCCTTCAAGCCCATCTGCTTGCCGGCTTGTGATATGTCCTGACAAGGTGAAGAATAGGTAAAAAGGTCGATTTCTTGCCTCCCCACATTATTCTTTACCTGTTGCCAGTCGATTTGGGTTATATCGCCCAAGGCTTTGTCAGCAAACTGCGGAAAGATAAGGTCGTGCATCTGACAGGCGTATTTATCTATATCGCTCCAGCCTACGCACGTCCAGTGGAAATCAGGATGCTGCTGGGCGAGAACATCGGCTGCCATCAACTGCGAGTCGTAACCGGAGATGGTGGTGAGGATAAGTTTCTCACCATGGTTCTTATCTACCGGATAGGTAGGGAGTTGGTCTTCTGGGAAGAAATCGGCAAAGAATGAGGTCTGTGCCTCACGCTTTGGCTCTTTCGGATACCAGAGTTGCTGATAGATGGCTGCGAGCACATCTACCACGATGGAGTTACCTGCCTGCTTGTATTGCTGACTGGCTGACACTGCCATATCTTCTGCCTTTCCCTTGCTCTTATAGCCGGGCACTCGCTCGGCTGCCTGGGCATTGGTACTCTGCATCGTGCGAATTACATCATCTCGCACACCCATCAATCGGAAACACTCGAAAGGTGTCAGCTTTCGGATGGCATAAGACTTAATGGTTTTATCCTTGAAATTGAACTTTGTTATCATCTTGTTTTTGCTCTATAAATCTTTTTTTTGTTTATAATTCTACGAATACAAACGGATTGCTACTGGCAGCCGTGAGTGCATTCACCAATTTACCATCCCCAACGGTGCGGCTACGTCTTAATGCGGAGGTAGGGTAATTCAAATCGGCTGCACCTGGTACAGGACAATCGGTATAGCCTTGCTCTGTTGCCTGACGGATGCGCAGGAAGGTCTTACCTTCTATATCCACGATTTCAAGAAACGGACGGTCAGAGATGGAGTAGATCCGATAGAGAGAACCATCGGGATAAAAGCCATATCTCTTTCCGTTTTTGATAATCGTGCCTCGCTTGTATTGAGGTTGATTTTTATTATTCATATTTCTTTATCAGAAAAACGTTCTGCTCCCACGAATTAATGGTAATGGTAGGGCAGAGATCTGTATCTAGAATACCGCCCTTATTCTCGCCTCGTGGATATTGGTAAAAACGATGGTTATTCATATTCTATCCTTATGCAGTGTGGGCATTTGTAATCGGTGGCTCTGAGTGCAGGAGAAAGCCCCGCCCATTTCTTCCATTCCTGTTTATGACTCAAAGGGTGTACAGATGCCTTTACATCTATCATTTGTTTCTCCTTATCTTTTCCATTTCCTCATTCTCTTTCGATAACCTTTCGAGGTGTTCGAGAACTAGGGAATAGGACTGGGTGTTGACCTGATCTTCTGTTAGGCCGGCATACTTTTGCATCGTAGCGGTGGTGGCGGTGTAGATTTCCATCGGGGTTTGCGGCTTGCTGTTGTTTACCTTCTGCACCTTGAATACATGAGGGTAACGGCGGGCTAGGGTATTCATGATGCCGCTCCACCAGAATAATATCACCTGCCAGTTGGCTTCCGGGTATTTGACGAAATAACCTGCGTTCTCGGTGAACTGCTTCGACTCGTAGTGAAAATCGTATTTCGTGATGCCTGTTGTCGGATCGACGTACTGAGTGGTGGTGTTAAAGATGGTGGCAAGAAACATGTTTCTGGCACTGGCTACGCTCTCGGCTTGCGTCTTGAGTTGTTCCTCGGTGAATTTATCCATCTTCTTCATCTTTATCAGGTTGTTGTCCAAACGGGTGTAAGTCTGCATCATATCACTGGCAAAACGGTATTGCTGCCAGGAGAAGCCATCGAGATCTTGGTGCGGACCTTGGAAGGCTTTTGCACGACGGTACCACTTGGATTTCTGACGGATAGATGGATAGGGGAAGCGGGTGAGGAAATTGCCACTATCTGCATCCAGCCAATCGAGAAGACCTGCGCCCTGAGCGATGTACTCAGGAGAGGTCTTATCATCGGTCTTAGCTTTTGGGGAGAGCCAATAGTTGAGCTGCCAAAGATAGAGGGGGAAGTGGCTAGCCGACTGGGGACCAGCGATAGAATCGCTAGAAACGGGGGCGCAAAGGGAGAGGAGCTTCTTCAGGAGGCTCTTCTTCTGCGGCTCTATGCTTACCAGGTAGTGCTGCTCATTGATGGGCTGGCGAGGGTCTGGATAGGCATTGATGCTTATCCCGGCAAAGAGGAAGAAGACGGCTATCTTCACCTTCTGCATATCGAAGGGGTGATAGCGGTCTGCCTTGGCTTTCTCTATCTGCTCCAGCATGATAAGGGCTATCTGCTCTAGCTGGGAAGGGGTGCATTGGTTCCAGCCCTTGGGAATTGTAAGATTTATTTGTTCTTGCATATTCTTAATTTTTAAAGGTAAAAAAGCTTTTGCCCTTACAGGGCGACTTGCTGATTGCTATTATACCCAGGGTGCTGCCCTGGGCTAGGAGCTTCTGCCCTTTCAGGGCGTGTGGGGTAATACTTGCTTCTTCTGCCACGCAATCCCGCTAGGCTTTTTTACCTTTTTACTTTTTTACCTTTAGAATGGCAGGTCGCTGTTAGGATCATCGTAATCTGGCATTGAAGAGTAATCATTGCCTCAATCTGCTGGCGGTACATAGGCGGTAGCGTTGCCAGCGGCTCCGTAGGCTTGCTGTGGGTACGTCTGCTGCTGGGCGGTAGGCTGTGGCTGATAGAGGCTGGCGATGCGCTTATTCATGCGAGTACGGATTGCCTTGAAGAGGTGAGAGTTCTCATCGTTGAAATCCTGATTTACGATTTCTGGGTCTCGCTCCTTGTTGGCTTCCTTCACCAGTTCTACGAGTTTCGGGAATGCCTTGGCTACTGCTTTGACGTACTCGGTGGAGAACGAGAGCTGCATTTCGTGGGTTGGTACACTCACCTGGGTATCGCCACGCTCGGCTGCACTCTGGCGAATCTTATTCTTATACGCCTCATTGAAAGGCCAGATGTTAACTCTCAGTTTTGCTTGAGTTTTACTTGCATCATTCTTTGATGTATCTACTCGAATTTCGTTCACATCGATAGGAATGCAGACGTAAGGACGCTGCGCATTCTTCTCATCGATACCTACTAAGACCTTGGCTCCATTCAGAGCCAAAAGGTCGATGTTTCCATTGTAACTTGCCATAAATCTTTTATATCTTTATTTTTAAAAACTTATTTCCATTCCACCATTGGTGATGAGACTGCCGTAACTGATGGCATTGAGGCGACGGAGCCAGCCTGCCTCAAATTCTTTCTGGCTAGGACGCTTGGCGAAGACGCGTGCGATATACTGCTTGCGGCGTGCCTTAATGCGCTCGAAAAACTGCTTAGGGGTCTGGCTATTGAGCGCCTTGAGGGTCTTGCTGCCTACGATGCCATCGGCGGTTACTCCTAGCATTGCCTGTACGAGGGTGATGCCTGGGGTACCACTAAGCCATACCCAATCTACCAGGATGTTGGCGATGCTCTGGTCTTTGATAGCATCGGCTTTCCATCGGTTCCAATAACAACGGCGAAGGATGGAGATAGCATCGGCTTTTGTGATAAGCTTCACGTCCTTTGCGTCTATGCGGCTATCACCGTTCTTGTCGTAACCTTGGGTCTGCCAGGTTTTCAGCGTTACGCCCATGTTGGTAGGACCGCCCTTATCGTTTGGGTGGTTCACGTAACCTCCCTCGAAGGAGAGGATGAAATCTGCAAGAGGTTGAATCTTTGCCATATCTTTTCTGTTTTATCGTTTTTATTCTGATGGCAAAGATAGCAAATACTAAAAAGATGATGGGGACAAAGAAAGCCTCCATGCGGCTTTTACAGTCGCAAAGAGGCTTCAAAAAATGTTATCCCAATCTTTTTACTTTAAATACTTGCACTCGCTAGTGCGAAATCTATATTACCTAGTTCAAAACAAACTACATCGTAGCGTGAGCGGACATATAGTCCCATATCTTGGTACAATCGTCTTCTTCGGGTTGCCAGTCAGCGTCCTGGAAATAGAAGAGATAAGCTGCCTTGATGATTTCATCTTCTGTCATATCGCTGCACAGGTCAGCGTACATGGCATTAAAGGCAACATATTTATCCCAATCGTTCACCTTTTCACGGAACTTCATGCCCTTGGTGGCATTCACTATCTGCGATTTTGTCCAATGCGCGCCGGATCCTATCAACTCACCATTCTCACCTTTCTTGCTGTACACAAGATGGCAGACATCATGGTTGGCCATTTTCTCACTGTAATGACGATCATAGAACACTGCGTGCTGGTGACGGAGGATGCACCAGTACAATTCCGGATTTGTTTCCTCCAGGGAGGCGAGGTCGCAGCTCAACTGCTCCATCGCCTCCATCATCTTCTTCTCAGTAGCCACGCCGTGAGCGCGGGCCTGATCTATCAACTGAATATACTTCATCGTCTCTTACCTTTCCTTTTGTTGGTGGATAGTCATGCGATGGTGAGTGTTAACGGAGCATCGCACACGAAAGTCTTGCTGCAGGAGCAGCAGGCTACCTTGACAAGACGGTTTTTCACGCTGCCAAGAGATGTGGTAACGTTCGTGATTGCCGTAGCAGAGAAGACAGGAATGGTGAAATCCTGACTTACTACCTGCGAGCGGGTGCAGCAGGAGCCACAGTTGCAAGGCACGTAACTGATAACACCCTCTACGTGAATGGTTATGAGATATTGCGAAGTACCCACGTTGTCAATACTCTTTACAGAGAACTGAGGGTTGAAAACCGGAGTCTCGTCCACGCATGAAGGAGCACAGAGCTGCTGCGTGATATTTACATCATAATAGGGAGCAGTGGCGGTTGCACCTACTGCAAGCGTAGCCATGATGCAGGCTGGAATTGTTCTTTTGTTCATAATCTTTTCTGTTTTAATAGAGCGACGACTTCACCGCCGCATTAATGTTTCACCTGATAGCCCTGGGTCTTCTCTACCGGAAGGTTCTTCTGAAGAAGGTCGGCGAGTTCGTCAAGATCCTCCTCGTCAAAGGTTATCACACCCTCCAGGATAGAGAGCGGTCCTTTGTAGCGAAGCTGCTCTACCACATCGTGCGCCATCTGCGGAATGCTCTCTTCGGGAATGTTCCCGAAATACTTGGCGAGCATCGGGGTGACAAGCGCATTGACCACAGGCTGAATCATCGGTTCTATATCGGCTTGCAGAGAATAGTTGCCGCTTACCAGTCCCATGCTGCCGATGGTAGCCTGGAGAGACTGGAGCATAGGCAAGTGCATCAGATTGCCAGCCGCTATCTGAGAGATGGCAGGGCGTGCCCATTCGGACACCACCGCTGCCAGGATTTGCGAGTTCTTGTAATCCATATCGTTTCTTCCTTTTATCCGAAAATACGGTTACTGGTTACAAGCGCATCCACACCCCATCTGACAAACATTGCCCGATGGAATCATCAGCTTGGTAACACTCGTGAGTGAAGCCACCTGCGATTTCAGCACGTCGATGTTGGCGTTGGCAGCGGCATTATATGCCATCTGCTCTGCGTTGACCGCCTGCTGTGCATCCTTGTTGGCATCCACCTTGTTTTCGAGCTGGCGAACCTTACCGTCGAGATACTGAGTTATCTCTACCATTTTCTTGTCGGCATAGTTCTCGCTCTTCTGGATAGCCAGTTCTGTCTTCAATGTAGAGTTCTCCTGCATAAGGTTGGCCTCACCCTTGGTTACGAAGCGTGAATCCGAGTCACTCGGATTGGCAGTCATGCCATTGTTGCCTCTACCGAGGTTAAACAAGGATGCACCGCCACCCAGCAAACTTGTAGCCAAACCTGCGATACCAAGTCCAAGGGCGGTATTACCCAATCCCTTGCTGGCAACATCATAGTTGCCATCATTCGTTTTTACCTGCATAGTTTTTTGTGTTTAAATTCTTCCAATATCGGAATCACATGCAAAGGTAATAGGAATGAAGTAAACAGAAAAGTGATTTTCATTAGATGTTCTTGCGGATAAATCATGAAGCAGGAACACTAATAAACAAATAAGAAAAAGTACAAACGTGCAGAAGTACATAAGTACAAATGTACTTTGGTACCAAACTACATGGTTTCTTCCAAAGCCTTGATATACGGAATGGCTTCGTCCCTGATAATGTCGAGGAAGAGTTGTGCCGAACGTTTGATAGGTACATCCTTCATCCAGTGGGCATTGCTCATTAGTTCTTCTCCTATGCCCTGGATAGGACGGTATATGAGGGTAGGGTGGTTCTTCAGATACAGCTTCGGCATAAAAGTAACCAGGTGAGTATCTTCTATGATGGCAAGGTCTTCGTCGGGGTCGCTGAGGATACACTTTACGCTTAATTTGGTGAGATCGTTCTGCAAATATTGCTGAAAAGTGTTGAAAACACGTTCGCCTACATCGGGCATGATGATGCCGTGCTTCAGCAGGTCATCGTATGTTACCTTATCTTTCCTGGCAAGAGGGTGTGTGTTTCGCATGATGGCACAAATACTGAATGGGATGCAGGGATGGCTCTCGATGCCCTCGTTGGTATAGGCTTCGTTCATCGTAAAAGCGAGATCCAGCATGTGGTCTCGCAACAGGCGGTTCAGGCTCGTTGCCTTGGAAAATTCGGCATTCACTCTTACGTTAGGGTATCGCTCCATGAATATAAGTGCAGCCACACGAATATAGGGTGCGATAAAGGAACCTACACCGATGCGCAGTTCTCCGGTCATGCAGTTGTTGAGTGCATTGATATGCTCCTTGCAGTCTTCCGCCAACTTCAGTATTTCCTTGGCACGTGGCAGAAGTGCTTCCCCGTTCTCGGTGAGCATGATGCTGTGCGATGTGCGTATCAGCAGCTTGCATCCCAGTTCATCCTCCAGAGCCTTGATGTGCTGACTGATGGCGGATTGGGTGACAAAGCATCGGGAGGCGGCGATACTGAAAGAAAGCGTCTCTGCCACATACACAAACGAACGTAAATGTCTTAGCTCCATAATCTCTTACTATTTTAGTTACACTATATAAATTAAAATTTTATGCTGCAAAAATAAGAAAAATATTCTATGCGGAAACGCATTTTGCATAAAAAAATCTAATTATGGGATAAGATATTAAAAAAATGAAAGATATGTGCAGTTTTAAATGCGAAAAGCCCCGGTATCTTGCCTTATTTTACTAAGGATCAATACCGAGGCTTTGATTTATAGAGTAAATTGCCAATGGAACTCATTGGATAGGTGAGCGATTATTCATCGTTCTCGCCGAGCGTAGAGGTTTCATCATTGATAGATGCTACCTGCTTGCTCCGCTTGGATGACTGCCGTGAAGCGGAATTGGTATCGCTCTTATCAGTTCCGCTTACACTTCCCCCGATGTGCCTACACCATTGCAGAGAGAATCCCAACCACCTTCTGGTTCGGCAATCTCATAGCGACCGTAAGCTGTCGGACTCAAAGATCCGCTCAGTGTGACCATACGATCATCTTCTGGTTTTTTGCCCGTGTCTCCTTTAATATTACCGGAGTCATACTTGAAGTCGTGCTGTTTGTCGTAAATGATGATTGATTTGTCACCATCCTCAATGATGTAACCACACTTGAGGTTATTGAGACCACGAGCCACATACGCAGAAGCGGCACTTACGCTCTCAAGAACGTAGTCCAAAGTCTGCTTAAAGCCCCCTCTGAAGCCCAAGTTTTCCCAGGTGTGACCCTGACCGCCATCCTGGCACTCAAACTTGTAGAGACCCTTACCTTTCTTGAAGGACGCAGCTGTCAGCGCTGCATAGGTGTTCTTACCTACCTCTGGTGAGAGAGGGGCAGCGAGCTCACTCTTGATAAAGACATATACGTTTACGCCAAGACCACCGAAGTTCTCCAAGCATTCGTTCTCGGAGAGAATATCCTTGATCTCTGGGCATGTTACATTTTCTGCCATAATTGTATCTTTTTTGATGATTAAACGAAATGGCGACGGAAGCCATATTCCGCCAGGTCAGGCGACCGCCGCCGAGGATTTATAGAGGACTGCCTTTTTCCGGTTGGACCAGCGATGGAATCGCTGGGGGCGGGGCAGGAGGAGGGTTAGGCCTTCTTGAAGAATGCGGTGAAGCCCTGGCTCATACCTGTTGCAGCGAACTGAATCTTCTTCTCCTTGCTACCGGTGTTCCAGTGATCGAAGACGTAGTTGGTACCATCCACTGCCTCAAGAGTAACAATAGCGTTAGGGGTTGTCTCCACTGGCTTAGTGTACTCTGCATCGTTTACCTTCACCTTACCATCGATCTCGCCATCTGCGGTAGATACGGTCTTGGCAAGAGAAACGGTAATGTTAGACTCGGTGTAGTCGCCTGAAACGAACTCTGCGGCTTCGAGGTTTCCGTCTGTCATTGCGAACGCCCAAGAGAATGGATTTTCCACATAACAGCCCTGAATACTTTGTGCCTGGATAGTGATGTCCCTCAGGTCGTCTGGGCTGCCTTCACCAATCAAAACCTTAGTGTCGTTACCCTCAGAATCTACTGCGTAAACAAGGTTGTTTTCGATAGAGAAGAGGATGCGATCACCGACACCCAAGCCCTCAACTGGAACGATGGTACACTTAGGAAGCTCTGGGATAACGTAGTTACCGCCATCTACCACATTGAGCTTATGGGTACCGTATGACTGGAGTGCGTAAGCATCAGAGATAGCGATGGCTGTCTCAGGAGTCATATAAGCGAGAACCTTCTGACGACGCATACGTGGGTCCAGTTTCATGTAAACCTCACGGAAGATCTTGTATGCAGAGCTGTCTGTTGCATTGGCTGGTGCAGAGATAGCGTCGCAGTGGATGAGGTTGTGGTTAGCCTCGCTGATAAGACCGTCCTCAATATCGTGCTTGAGACCGGTGAGGAAGCCATCATAGAGAGCCATAGACTTCTCCAGATTTGAAGCGCCAGGAACGTCTCTGTCAATGTCACCCCACCAGAGGTTGTTGTAAAGGTCGTCAGCATAAGTCTTCAATACCGCCTCAATAGCTACGGTAGAAAGAGGATAAGCGCCATGTGAGCCTGTACCAAGGTTTGTCTCACAATAGCGATCCATGTTATCGGTACCGTGGAACCAAGCAAGCTTGGCTGTCAACTTACGCTCCTTGAGGAAACCGATTTCACTGTTCAACTTAGGATTTACATCCTTACGGCGAGTAGTACCACCCTTACGGATAAATACATTGATAGTGCGCTGGAACTGGATGCCGCTGATAATCTTGATACCAAGACGCTTCATCTCTTCAGGGTTAGCATAAGCTGGACCCTGCACAACGCTCTTGAATACCTGGTTAGCGACCTCCTTGAGGGCGCTGATACCAATAAAGTTGTTTGGTGCTGCCATAATTAGAATACAAATTTTGCTTGTTTATGTATGTGATTTAAATTTCAAAAACTAGAAGAGGCCGTTTTCTCTCTTGTACTCCTCGATAGCTTTCTTAGAACCTACTGGGTCGGCTGGATTCCAGGTTGGATAACCGGTCTTAGCGGTTTCTACCTTTGCACCCTCACCGTTATTCTGAGGTGCTGCACCCTGTGCTGGCTCCTCGCCTGGATTCTCGTTCAACTCAGCAATCTGAGCGTCCTTGTCGGCGATGGTCTGCTGGGCGGTAGCGAGTGAAGCCTGGGCAGTTTTCAACTCCTCATCTACCTTTGCTTTCTCCTCGTCAGCCTTTGCCTTTGCCTCTTTCAGGTTCTTGATTTCCTCGTCCTTCTGGGCGATGGTTTCAGCGAGTGCGTCATGCTTTGCCTGAAGGTCGGCAAGGCTCTGCTCTGCTGTGGTGGCTTTCTGCTTTGCATCAGCCACAGCCTGCTCCTGCGCTACGAGATGTGCTTCGAGGGTATCGAGCAACGGGGCATTCATAAATGCGCCATCCTCCTTCACCTCAATCTGCTGACCATCCTGCATACCGCAAGCGGCATTGATCTTTGGATAATTTGCCATATTGATGAAATTTTTGGTGTTTGTATGTTGATGATTTTCTTGTTTTACCGAAGAAGCCTTGTCTGGCTCCAACTGAGGGTCGTGTGCCGGATGGTCGGATGGCTCGTTCAAACTGCCTTTCGTTTCGTCTTCATCATCAGATGGCTTTTTGATGATAGGCTCGGCTGTGCCATTGTAAAGGTCAAAGCAACGCTTTACGCAAGAGAAGAAGTCACTCTGGTCATCCATCAGGATTCCCTTCACTTCCTCGGCATCGAATACCTTTCCGTGAAGGTGCTCATCCTTTGCAGCAGGACAGGCTTTCTTGATGTCAGCTCTGAGCTCCACGCCTAACTCGGCAAGCTCCTTTACCAGCTTCTCGCTATCGCCATCATTGGCAATGTCACGGAACTCTCGGTTCTTATCGAAACTCTCAGGGTCGTAAAGCTCGTGATAAGTTTCATCGGTAAACTGATTTTTGCTACCATCGGCCTGCGTATAGAAGGATGCCATCACACCGATACAACCGATTTCGTCCTTCGGGTGCATGTAGTAACGCTCATCGCAGAGAGATGCGAGATACATACCTGCCGATGCACACATGCCATCGATGAAGGCGATGACTGGCTGACCCTGCGAACGGGCATAATTGATAGCCTGCTCATAATCGTTCTTTGCCCAAGCGGAACCTCCTGGAGTGTTGATAATGAAGATGTGACCTCGACAGAGGGGATGATTGGCCGCATTGATCATCATGTTGCGATGGTCGATAGAACCATACGAGCAACCGCCACCATTTCGGGTGATAGGACCATCGACGGTGAGCACAGAAACAAACGGGAAGGTCTGCTCGTTCTCATCCTCCAATGCCCACTGACCTCTCACTTTCTTTCCATCCTCGGAAATCTGATATTCCTCCGGGTAATAGATGGAGCCATCGGCTGCCTTCACGGTTACGAAGCCGCAAGTAGGTGCTGGGCGTTCATATACGGCATGCGCATTCAAATTCTGCTCCAATGCCTTTCTAATTCCGTGAACAAAGTCAGGCGAAATCATCCACTTCTTTTCGGTCAGAATTTCATAAAGACCTTTCATTGTGGGTAATAGAATTTTAAAAATTAATGTATGTTATCGTTATCCTGAAAACAAATCTCCTTACCTTGTTATTATGCTAGAAGACTATTGATATTTTCTGAGGGCAAAGGTAATGGAAATGCGTGGGCGTATAGGGACAAAATTAAGCCTATATGCCGAAATAGCTATGATTTAGGGGAAAATAAAAAACCCTGCTATCCTCACGGACGGCAGGGCTGAAACTCAAATCTAATTTAACATTATTATGAATATAAGCTTTTTTTAAAAAACTAGAAGATAATTAGATACTGATTTTTCTGTAACTAATTAAGAAATCGTTATCGGAATAAACTCCGACATCGCCTGGCAGATAGCCGTAATGCTACGGGTCTCAGCATCGTTCTGGCTGGTTACGGAATCGGTGATACCGAAGGTGCCAGGCAGCGTATGGCACAGATAAAGCGAGTCATCCTGCTTGCGCAAGACTATATAATAGTCCTTTCCGTGCATATTCTTGATGATTTCGGGTATATTCCCCTTTCCGTCACGGATATTGGCGGTAATCTCGAACTTGAAGACGGTACCGTTTCCACCCTCTGAAGAAGTCTGCTTGGCGGTGATGCCATCAGATATTACATAATTATTGCCCTCACTGGTGGCAACATGGAGTGCTTCGCCGGCAAACTTGCATCCGTTTATCTGCAATATCAGCGGTATGAGGAAGGGGATAGGGACGGAACTGTCCCTTACGGCATAAAAATAAGCATCGGTTACTCCCTCAAGAAATAACTCTCTGCAACTATCGGGTAATTTCATATCGTTTCCTTGATTTATCTATTATTTAACGTTTATTATCTTATGAATTAACACCTATTATATAAGGTGTAAAATCATAGCCACTGCACTTCATCGATGCGATTGGGCTTATCACGGCTATCTTTATACTGCATATCCACACAGGAATAGCTCTTGAAGAAGCAGTGCTCCGTGCGGAACCACCTGCCGATGATGCGGCGCAATACGTCTTTCTCTTCCTCGCTGGCTTCTATACCATATCGCATTAAGTACCGCTCCAGCATGGCATTATGGGAGCGGGCGATAACCCTGCCTTTGGACGTACAAAAGTCGAAGGTGGATAGCGACCATTCTACGAGGCTGCGCTTGAAATCGTTATTGAGTGAGACCGTCAGCGCACGCATGCCGTTCGTATCGAGTGTAAAGGTAGGCTTTACGGAATAAACGGTATCGACAATCTCTACTTCGCTGGGTAAGCGGATGCAGAGGTAATCATCATTGGCTCCCTTGCCGTCGGTCAGGCGACCGTTGAGCTGCTGAACCTCTCGGAAGGTGAGCCAGCTTCCGGCATCACGGCGCATCATCACCTTGCCTCCGGCAGGGTGCCTGCCCGTGAGCATATTGCACCATTGCTGCTGGGAGAAACAGCCGAGGTCGATACGGCTGCTGCGGGCTGGGGCATTGATGAGGGAGTTGCGCATGATGAAGTGCTCGTGCGAGTAGTTACTGAACACTACCGGCTCATCCTTTGCCAGGGTGAGCTTGGGATCGCGGTGCCGGAAGAACTGGCAGCGGGAGGTGGGGAGACGGAGATAGATATTTGGCATTGCTTTTTTACTTTTTTCTGTACGAACCAGCGACGGAATCGCTGGGAACGGAGGCTCCATTTATGACAGTTGCAATTTTGGAAACCGTCATAAAAAAGAGGCATAAGAGGCTCTATTAATCATAATCTCCCTTAGTGGGCAATCATCTTATTTCTTTTGAGCCTCGAACATTTCCATTCTCTCACTGATGATGCGGTTGATCTCGAAACCTATTTTCTTGGCGTTAGGATGCGCCTTGCCGGTAGTTTCTCTGAAGCGGAGGTCGAGGATATGCTGCCACTCGGTGATGGTGTAGGTATAGGCTACCACCGTATAGGTATCGAGAGGGAGAATACCGCGGGCATCCTGCGGCTTCATGCCCGATTTCAGTAATCGGCGATAAAGCCAGTCGGAAATCTTACAGCCGGTGAGATAGAGGAACTTCTGCCATTTCGTGCCCTCATGCAACCAGTGCGGACGGGCAATCTGAACGCCACCTTTCTTCTCCAGGTTTACGTAGCGGGTGCTCTGCTCGCTGATGCTGTTAGGCGATGTGCGGTTCAGCTCACGGCTGGTGCTGATCTGTGTGGTAACGACCAGCGTCATTCGGAGGAGATTGAGTGCTTCCTTGCAATCATATTTCAGTGCCTTCTCGATAAACTCAGGTTCCTTCACATTGAATGGAGACAGCATTTCGAGTATATTGCCGTGCTCGCAGAGAAACTGCATATTGCTGCTGATCCAGACCTTCTTTTCCTGCACTGCATAATTGATGTAAGGCGATGCAACGAGGAAAGACCAAAGATGCTTCGGCAGTTTGCTGTCGTTCTTCACGAAGAAATAGAAGGTGCCATGTCGGTACATAGAGCGGTGACCGCTCTCCCAGAAACGGTTGGCCAACTTTACTGCCTGTTCTTCCAGGAACTTCTCTTTCTGCTCTTCAGAAAGATTCTCGTCAGGCTGCTTACCTTTGCTCTTGTAGCAAACTCTGCCTACTCGAGCAATCTGTTGAGCGGCGGTCTTCTGAGGCCACCACTCAACACCAGGAATTATCATTTTCATATTGTTTCTTTATTTGATGTTTATATATTATTCTATCTATGCTCAGTCTGTACTCAGTCTGTATTGTAACGGTACTGGATATTCACTTTGAACTTACTTTACAGCATGGTTGGGGATGCCCAGTTCCTGCTCTCTTATCTTCTTGGCTACGAACGCCACGAAGTCCCAAAGATGGAATATCGAGCGGTTGTTGGGTATCACATAGTCATAGCTGTTGAAATCAATCTGAACACGATACTGGTCTCTGTCGGTACGTTCCTCAGAGATACCACGCTTCTTCAAAGTTTCCGGCTTTGCCGAAACATAGACGGTGATGATCTTGGCTTTCGGGCAGCGCTCCATCAGCTCCATCAGTCCTTTCTCGTCGATGACGTAAATGGCTGCACCATCTACCTGCTTCTTCTCCGTCCAATACTCATAGTTTCCGTATCGGGTATAAGCGAGCATTTCGCTTTTAGGGACGTTGCATTCCTTGACAAAATGATGCTCCTTGCCGTCCACTTCACCTTCACGCATAGGTCGGGTGGTATAGGAACAAAGCACTTCATATCCCAGGATGGCAGACAGCATAAGTGCTACCGTGTCTTTGCCAGCCCCAGAGGGACCAATAATCGTTATCAATTTCATAATCTTATCATTTTACTTGATGAGTTGTCATCACCAGTCGGAAGGCTCCATACCTCGCCAGCGATGGGTATTTCTGCAACACAACGTTTCGCAGATTACCATAATCATCCATATTAACTACATATCTTTTCAGTCCGAAATCAAAGTTGCAGGTGAAGTCCAAATTGATCTGACGGATGAACTTTTCACCCCCCCCGGAAGCGGACATTACATCGAATATTACTTTCATCCATCGCTGACCTTTCTGGTCGAGCCATGACCCCTTCGGGATTTTTACATTTCTCTTTGCCATAATCTTATACGTATTTAAAAAACTTTTCTTATTAGCCTCTTTCCCTCCATACCTGCTGCAGGATAGAGTGATATTCTCCTTGGCCTAAATTCTCCTTGCAGGCGTGGATGAGGTAATTGTAACTCACGGTGGTGCTTCTGCCCAACTGTCGCCACTTCTGCGATGCTTGAGCAGCATTGTATTTCTGACTGCATGCCGAAAGCTCGTGAAACAGACGTTCGCCATAGGGATGCGCCTTCAATGCCCAACCTGCCTTGGTCCACTCATCGTAGCTTTCCGTGATGTTGATGTTTCGGCTCACCAAGGCTTTTACGATGAGTTCGATGATTCGGTCTTGCGTGCGAGGATCATTCCAGAAGGCTTTATTGTCGTAGCCATTGCCGTAAACACTGGAGGCGTTACTCGGAGATTGCGAACTGCGCTGCTGATACATCGGTCTTGCTTGTGGTATCACCTGCGGTTCTTCCATCTGCAAGCCTTGGTATGGCTGTACATGAGTATTAATATAGATGTGGTCGGCATCATCCCATGAGGCGAAGCGCACACGTCCGATATTGCCGCATTGCTTGTCGAGCACAATGCCCAGGGCTGCGTATTCCTTGAGGATAGCCTTGAACTGCTCCTTGTGCCTATCGGGATAAGCCAGGCGAACCAGTCCGAAATATCCGGTACCCGAACAGGAACGCATCAACAGACCTATCTCCGGACGGAAGCGAGTCACCATGCGGATATTCTCGAAATTGGTAAGCTGCTGATTGTCCTGAAGGTCGATGTCGATGGCGAGCCATCCCGTATGCTGCTGCAGGTGGGTTTCTCTTCGGGAAACCATCACTCGCTGACCTGGGTGGGTAAGGCTTTCGTCTTCGTAAAGACGGAAGAGACCGCTCAGTGTGGCTCCCGGAAGCATCTTTTTTGTTTCGATGTACTCCGACATCTTCTTCGCCTTGCTGCCAAATTCCTGCCGCATGGCTCTCAGCTTCTCTACATACGGCTTCCACCTATCCGTAAGACAGAACTCACGGATAGACATCTGCGTGATGCACTCGCCCGTCTCCATATCGACGTATCTTCCGAGTGCATCTTTCGCATCCCGATAGATGGAACATATCTCCTCAAACATACCTTACATATATTATATTATATAAAATCTGCTGCAAAGATACAAAAATAAATCGAAAAGAGTATAGGTAAGCTATATAATATTTGAAATTAGTTATATTTTTAACATTTAATATGGGTTTGAGAGGGGGAACCAGTGATGGAATCGCTGGGAATGGGGGCACATAGGGTGTTTTTTTCAAAAATGGACCAGTTTTTGACCATTTCCTTCAAAAAGTTCAAAAACGCATCAAAAAGTCCAAAAATCTAAGGGGAAACAGAAAAATGGGTTGGACCATGTTTTGTTAACAAATATAAATTGACCATGCGCAGACCTGTTATAGTCCGTTAAAAGGTGATTTTCTATTTTTGCCTAACTTCTGCTGAATCAGCCGATTTGCTGCATTTAGACCAAAAATTTATTGATTTTCTTCTACTCTATACGTAAGAAATGGTGAAAAAAAAATATTAGAAAAAAGATTTATACGCATTTTTCGCTATTTTTTTGGGGATTTCTCCGCACAGTTGCCTTTCCATATCACCATCTAAGTACTTATCAGTTCTATGTTTACGGCAAAGCCGTTGATGCTACCAACTTCTTATTCGGGTTAAAGGGTTTTTACTTTTTAGGGGAATAAAAAATACACGAAAAATTTGTAGGGTAGTAGTGAAAACGGAGTAGTTTTTGAACTTTTTACCCTAATTCACCCCTAAAAGTTCAAAAAATCAGGGAATTAGAGAGAAAAACACCTCAGACCGGAAAATACGCAAAAAGGCTGCCTCGCTTCACAGCGAAACAGCCTCAATAAACAAATAACTAATTTACCTAAATACTAACAACTAATAATCAACAAAAATTTCATTCTATTTATTCTTCATAAACTGGTTAGCCTTATTCAGGCTATCATACAGCTCGCCACGACCAAACATATTAATCTTGGCGCTGATAGGCTCATTCAGGCGCTGAATGAGCGCATTTACGGCTTGCAGGAGCGCCGCATTGCTTGCTGCGCTGGCTGCAAGCAATCCGTCTGCCGCTGACGCGCCAGACGAAAGATTACCATTGCCTGCTTGCGTGCCTGCTGCAAGAACATCACCCACATTGCCATCATCAAATGCCCTTCTTGCTGAGTTTCTTCCTGAATAGTTGCGGTCGTAGTTGACGAGTGCTTTCAGCAAGCCTGGGTTATTCATCATCATGGCGTGGGTAGTTTCCCTACCAATGACGATTTCCGGTCCTCTCTCGGCTATGAGAGACGGTTGCCCGTTCACGGTGGTAGCAGTAGGTGTCGTGAGCATCTTCACGCCCTGCATCTGCTTGCCGTCATCCTCCTTCGCCCAATACACTTCGCCATTATCAGCCACAAATGGCTTCAAGTCTTGAACGTTTCCGGAATCGTAGGTAAGCATACCAGTTACAAGCTTGGTGTTGGCGGTATTGGTATTACTCTTCTTCTTGCCGCCGCTGAAGGCAGAATTGAGTGCCCACTGGAGTAAGCCCATGAGGGTATCCATCACACCCGCGGCTGCGATAGGACCAGCGATAGGACCTAGGAACTCAAAACACTTAGCCATCGCACCAGCAATAGAGAAGGTTACTTCCGACTGGGTACGGGCTGCATCAGACTGAGCCATAGCCTCATTATTAGCCTGAGTATTGGCAAGGTTGGTAGTGAGCGCCGTTTGAGTCATAGCCATACCTGCATTCAAAGCCACCTTAGTGCCCTCGTTCTGCTTCTTGTTTCCGGCAGCAGTTACATCTGTGATATTCTTAACACCCTGGGTAGTTGCCTTCTCGCGATCCTTATTGCCCTTCTTTACCTCTTTGCTCAGTTCCTTCTGGTGCTTCTTTTCTTTCTTCAACTGCTCGGCTTTCTCCTTGTCTTCCTTAGATTTGCCGCCGCCAGTCTTGAACTCGGTATTCATCACACCACCGATGAAAGAACCACCGATACCTGCTGCGACATCGGACCAGGAACCGCCACCTGCGATAGCATCGGCTGCTGCCGCACCCGTTTGCGTTGCGGCATCCTGATAGAACGCATTGGCATTGTCTCGGTTGCGATGTTCCCACGCATGAGGAGCACCATTGCCCTGCTCTTGCTTATTCGCCTGCTCGGGGGTTGCAGGGGGCGCGTATGGAGGCACAACAGCCGGACTGTTAGGGTTGATAGGCGAACCATCAGGATTCCAACCGAGAGACGGCTGCTGAGGAGGCAGATTCTCGAAGTTAGACTGCGGCTGTTGAGTAAGATAAGATGCTCCCTCATCTACCAGTCGCACATACATCGGATTCGCCTTTGTACCGAGATTAGAGAAATCTTCCTTCACGGCATTGGCATTAGCATTGGCTCTTGCTGCTTCAATGCCAGGCTGCGCTTTTTTCTTGGCTCGCTTGGCACCTGCATCGTTGATAGCCTTCCACATCTGCGTATTCACATCGTTGAGCGCCATATTAGCCCATGACTCAAGCATAGACTTCAGAGCGTTCTTGATAGCTTCCTGTGCGCTGCTTACATCGTAGCGCATTTCGGCAAATGCCTTACCTACCTCTGCGCCAAAAGTTTCAATAGGCTGCACAAGCTGCTGCATCTGTGAGAGGCGGTTCTTCATCGCCGTAGCCATTTGGTTGACATAGGCAAGTTCTGCCTCCTGCCGAGCCTTGTCAGCTTCATCGAGGAGCTGCTTATTGCGTGAGTTTTTGAAAACGAAAGCATAATAATCTTCTGCCATCTGCATCTTCATCTTCATCAGCTCCACCTCTGGGTCGGCGGTGAGATCACCAAGACCGAGGTTCGACCACATATTGGTTCGCTTGCCGAAGAGCGCACTTTCCTGCTGCATCTTGTGAAGAGTTTCCTGGTTGGCGAGGTTGCGCTGGTTAACCTTCCACATCTGCTCGGCAATCTTTTTTGCCTGGTCGTAGGTCTTTTTCTGAGCCTCGGTATATTCATCGGAATACTGGATGAGCTTGTTGTAGAATACCCGCCAGTCTTCCGCATTATCGCCCAGCACGCTCTGAATACGGGTCCCCAGTGCATAAGGATCATCACCAAAGAGCATCTGCATCAACAATCCCCTACCCTCTTTACTGCTGACATCAACTGTATAAAGGTTGGCGATTTGCTTTCTTGCCTGCTCGTACATGGCGATGATATGCTTCTTGCGTCTTTCAAATGATTCCTTATCCGCTAACTCAAAATCGGTCGGGTTGGCGAAGCCCATCTGATTGAAATCATCGTACATGTTCTGCTGCACGGCTCCCTTATAGTTATTCTCCTGGGCAATCTTTCGTCGGGCTTCTGCCTGTTTTGCCTCCAGCGTTATATTATTCTGCTGATTCTTGGAAGCCTTGGCATAGATTTCAGCCGTGATGGAGTTCATCGGCAGGTTCAGGCTATTACCCAACTGAGCCATCTTCTCACGCAGAGCATCGATGTTATTCTTTATAATGGAAGAAAGGAGGCCCTTAGAAAGATTTACTCCGGTCTCATCGGTTTTCTCGATAAGATCATTAGTCATCGTCTTCTTGAACTCCTCCCAGTAGTTAGCCTGACCAGCGATAGCAAGGCGCACCTGAGCAAGAGCTTCTTCCATACGCTTCTTTACCGGCTCAACAAAAAAATCCTGCTCCGTCTTATCCATTCCGAGGCTTACCGCCTGGGATAGCTTCTCATTAATCTGACGTTCATAGAAGTTACGAACGTTATCCATGATAGCACTTGCCTCGTCCTGCTTCTGCTTCAGCTCATCACGCCAGGAACGCTGCTGGTCGCGTAACGCCTGCTTCCGTTCACGTTCCTCCTGCTTCGCAGCAGTGATGGCATCCTTATCGGGTGCGTTATTTTCAAGAGTACCAGGACTTTCTTCCGGATAAGGCGTATATCCTTCTGGAACGAAATTTTCATAAGCCTTATCAATCTCCTTTTCCTTATTGCCTCTACGGTGTGTAGCGTTTGTGTACCAACGAGACGCAGAAAGCAACTCACGAAGTTTAAATGGCATCTGTGCGTCACTGGAAGATGGAGAAATCTTTCTGCCGTCATAACCCTGGCGGTAAACGAAGCCCTTATTATCAACTTTCCAATTTTCGCCGCTAATCAGACCTGACCGATTTTTTGGCATTTTTCTAGCTAAGTACCAGAATACGGAGGTACCGCTTGCACCCTTGCTGACCCATCGGTCTATATCCTGAAAAGATACGCCGAGTTTATCCAAGCCTAAACCACGGACCTTTGCCATCAGATTGTTTGCGGCAGAGTTTCTATCGGAATCAAATTTCGGCAAAGCCTGCTGTTTTGCTTCCTCGCGCATACGGTAGTAAGTTGCTCTCTGTGCTTCCTGCGCCAACTCGGAATAATGGTCACGAAGGTCTTTTACATTCTTTATCTCTATGCCGAGATTAGAAATATAAGAACGGAAATCTCGATTGAATCTGGATATGAGACCTTGACGTTCCTTTTGTGAAAGGTTCGCCTCATTCATCATTCGCTTATAATTATCGAGCTTCTTGTTAAGGTTACTCGTTTCTACTGCCGCCTTGCTAAGAGTTTCTTTCCAGGCATTAGCTTTGCGCTCTGCCTCTGCTTCCGCAGCAGCAGCTTCTCTATCTGCTTCCACAAAAGACCACACCACTCCTACAGCTGTGAGAATCGCACTTGCAATAGCTACATAAGGATTTACCTTGGCTGCTGAATTAAACAACGTTTGCGCAGCTGCTGCAGCTTTTAAAGCCTTGCCTAATTTCCAAAGAAACGAAACGGTTTTGTAAATACCCAGAGCAGCGAAATAGTTGGCGATAAGAGGAAGAAGGGTTATAAATACCTTGCAAGCAGTAATCACACTCCACAAGGCCGCCTGAAGCGTATTCTTGAACACCGGACTTTGCAAGATCATCTGCGACATATCGTACCAAGCCTGTGCCATAGCCTTTACACTCTTCACGCCATCAGGGTTGACAAATGCCTTCTCCCAAAGATTATTGGCTCTATCCAATATGCCCGCGGCAGACTGCTGCTGCATTTTGTACTCATTGGTTACAGCGCTTGCCTCCTCGAATGCCTCCTTAGACTCATAGAGATGATCCTTCAGTACATCTACGTTCTTAGACATAGTTACCATAGAAGTAATAAGTCTTTGTCCGTCAGAACCAAGGTCTTTAAAGATTTCACCAAGAGCATTCATGTTGCCCTTGTCACGCATCTTCTCCAATACAAGAACGATGGCATCCATGGCATGGCCAGCGGCATACATATTCTTGATAGTACCCTGCTGAATACCCAAATCCTTCTCGATAAGGTTATGGTTCTTCTGCAAAGCTACGATGAACTTAGACATCGCCGTGGCACTCACCTCCGGCATCAGGAAGAGGGAATCAGATGCAGAACCGAGAGCCAACAACTGGTCGGTAGTGATACCTGCAGTACGGCTCACACCGGTTAATCGCTTGGCAAACTCTACGATATTAGTAGATGTAGATGTAGAGGTAGAAGACAGTTTGAACATAGCCGAACCCGTAGCAAGCAGCGCTTTTTCGATACCCATCTTCGGGATAAGACCCATCGTCTCCACCATCTTAGAAAGAGCCGGCAGCGCTTCCTCTCCCATCTCCTCACCGATTGCTACATTGATCTGGTCGGCAGCAGCTACGAACTGCTTCATACCTTCCACGCCATACTTACCCATACCAAGTTTTGCACCCTGGTAGGCAAGTTGAGCCAAACCATCAACAGAAGTACGAGTATCAATCTTAGCCAATTCCTCAGACAGTTTATTGACATCCTGCATCGTGAGTCCGGACACCTTGCGAATATCCGTCAAAGACGAAGAATATTCAAAGTTTTTCTTGATAGCAGAAGTAACTGTATCTTTGATAGCATTGAAGACCTGGAAGAGACCCACGTATGCCGTAAGGTTCTTCACTGCCGTCTGCCAGGATTTACTTTGCTGGCTTATTGACCCGGTAGCATTATCGATATTCTTTTTTAAATCCTTCAGCTCTTTTTGTTTCTCGTTAAACTCCTTGCTTTTGGTGTTTAACTGATTCAACTCTTCGGAAAGCTGATTGTAAGCCTGTTTCAACTCATTGATAGAAGCTTTTCCCCTTCTTCCTCTCTCGATAACATCATTAAGTTGAGTATGCGAAAGATAGGTACCTTTCAGGGCTTTCTCCAACATAGCATACTGCTGACGAAGTTTTGCCACCTCCTGTGAGCCTACAGGCAACTTCTGAATCTGCTTTTGAATAACATCCATTGCCGCCTTAATATCTTCTGCAGGATGTCCGTTAGGGTTACTCAGAATTTTTAAGAGCGTAATAGAATCCATAGAAGCCTTCTGAGCTTTACCGGAAACCGCCTCCAGACGCTTTTCGATGGTAGCAAGGCTTTCGTTATAAGAATTAATCTTATTCTCATCAGATAAATCAGTATTATCCCTAGCTTCCGTGAGGGTTGTCTTTGCCCTGCGCAAGTCAGATGCAGATGCGTGCTTTCTGTTAACGATGCCAGTAGCCTCCCAAACACTCATCTTGCCTTTGCGCCTATCCTCCTCCGCCTCCAGTTGTTTCAAAGTGTCAAGATTAGACTGATAGCTGGCATCGGTTTTTTTTAAAGAGGAAACGAGTTCTCTCTGCTGAGTAAGAGCCTTACTGAGCCATTGGTCGGATTGCTCATCAACATCCTTCAATCCCTCTTTAATCTTCACATACTTACCTTCGAGCAGACGTATCTCATCGCCTACTTCCTTCATCATCGCACGGATGGAATTAGCCTGCTCCATCTCTGCCTCTGACAAGCCTTCGAGCTGACGCTTGCCATCGCCCAATGCACGGCGCAGGTTGCGAAGCGAAGTATTACTGAGTTGGTTTACTACGCTCTGCAAACGCTCATTGGCAGAAATATCCTTAATCTGCGCAGAAGCCAGCAAATCATACTGCTTCTTCAGATCCTTGATGGTGGCATCGAGGGCTTTATATGGATCAGTGTTCGGCTTCAGGTTTTTCAGCTTCGCCTGAGCCGCATCTATCTGGTCGGATATACCCGCTGCTGCCTCCTGCAACTGCTTCAATACCTGGAGCGGTTGTTGACCGTTGAGCGTGATGATAGCCTCTGTTTTATTCTTTGCCATTGCTTTTTATTTTTAATGTTTATTTTTGGGGGTTATGAGACCGGCGATAAAATCGCTGGGAACGGGGGCGAGATGGGTTAATCACCTTCGCCTTCCAGGGCATTCATTATCTGCAACAAGCCTTGGTAGCCATAGTAATCGGCAAGATGATTTTCGTATCTTGTTTTCAGTCTGCGGACGGTTCGCATGATGGCAGGACGGTGAGATTTACCAGCCCTTCTATCCCACTTGCCGATGTAGCGTGTTTTGAACTTGGCTTTCTTCGAGCGGTCCACCTTGTCGGCAGTGATGTGAGCTGCAGGGTCACGAGGATCACCCGTCAAACCTACACCAATATCCACATAGCGGAGATAATCGTTATAACGGATTCCTACCATCAGATTACCCGTCTTTTCATCAGCCTGATATACCGTACCCTCAAAGGATTTCTTACCTTCACCCGTAGAGTACCACATGCCGTGTTCCTCACGATATTTATTCACCTTCTCGTAGCCACGATACACCTCTACCGGATAAATCTTCTGGGTATTGAAGTTAACTTCTATATCAAGAAGGGCTTGCTTCAGATATACGCCTGCCACCTCTTTCAGGGGTGCAAAAGGCGACTTGATGGGTTGGGTTCTGATAGGCATAGCTTATCCCTCCTTTCCGTCTTCTGTCGATGCAGGAATGATATATTTCTGCTCCTTCCCGCATTGGAAGTTATAGAGCGGACGGATGGTCTGCCAATAACAATCGGCAAGGAGCCAGCTCGGACCACGGAAAAGAGGGTTTACACCATAGGCAAAACTCTCTATATCGACGGATGATAATTCTATGCCCAATTTGGGCTCTTCCGTCTTGAAGTTTCTGCCCGTGATAGGACAGATACCTGTGCGGCGAAGCTGAGTGAGATAGGACGCAAGGTCTTCACAATACTCCATCAGATCATCCGATGCAGCCTGCAATTTGCTACCATCATATCTGCCCAATGTAGCAGAGGAATCTTTCAGTCGGGTAAGGAAACAGACCTGATAGGTAATCAGGGCTTGCTTATCCGATTTCAACTCTCCGGAGTTCACTACACGATAGAGCATACAGGGAGAGTGAATAATATTGGCGTTGCGGGAAAAGATATTTTCCTCGTCAATATCACGAATGCGGAAGAAACTCTGTTCTTCCAGCTTCTTGCTTGTCGGGTCATGGGATAAGGGCTTGTATATCGTAGCCCAATGTTCCAAAACATTTGATATTGTCATAATTCAAAGAGATTTTAACACATTATTAACTGATAGCGTACAGAAATTAAGAGATATTGGCACATTACATGCCCATTACTGGGTCTGCAGGTTTCTGCGGAATCCAGTCGTCATTATCATCTTCTTTCTTCTTATCCTCTTCCGGAGTTGCCTCTTCCTTGTTATCCTCCTCTTCTGTTGCTTCCTTCATCAAGTCTTTCAGCTTTACATTAAAGTGCCTTTCGGTTTTATCGGCCACAATCTTCTGCATCACTCTTGCCCAGGGTGCCCCATTGCAGGTGCTCTCGTTTTCGAGGATGCTCACGAGCTGCACGCCACAATAGATGGCGGCAAGATAGTTGGCGAGATGGAGAGGGTTCTGAAAATCGAGTATCACGGTATCTACCATCGTGGCCAAGAATATCGCAAGGATGAGGACAGAAAAATCTTTCACCATCTTTGCCATTTTCTTAGATTTCAGTTTCCCGTCGATTTTGCATCGAGGATCTTTCTTGATAGCCTCCCGATAGCGGGAATAGATGCGGCAGTTGCAGCGCCATGCCGTATAGCAGTCGCAGACAAGGGCGAAGAAGCATACGGCAATGTAGTTAAGAGATGGTTCCAGTGTGCACCACACTAAACCGATAATGGCTGCAAGAAACCTTGTAAGAGTTGGAATTAAACTTTGCATTTCTTTTTTCTTTTTAATGTTATCCTATGTTGTCTTAATACTATTGCAAAGGTATCGGTTTTTAATTGAGAGATGGGGACAAAGGGATTTTCTTGTCCCAATCATTTAGGAGCGATTTCGTAATTTTGTGGGCAGATATAGAAATTTAAAAGGCGCAAAATGATAAACGAGCAATTACAGAAAAAGATAAATCAGTCTATCCGACTCCTGCAAAGCGTACAGAAAAGGTACGATGGAGAGATAGAACTGGCTTATTCGGGCGGCAAAGATAGCGACGTGATCCTTCAACTTGCAAAGGAAGCCGGTATCAGATACAGGGCGATATACAAGAACACCACCATCGACCCACCTGGCACTATCGCCCACGTGAAGGAGATGGGCGTGGAAATTCTCAGACCTAAAGAGAATTTCTTTCAGCTTATCGCAAAACACGGTTTCCCTTCACGATCCTATCGCTTCTGTTGCAAAGCTCTAAAAGAATATAAGGTTCTAAGTAAAAACGTTATCGGTGTACGCAGAGCTGAAAGCAAAGAACGGAAGTCGAGATATAACGAGCCTACCGAATGCCGATATTATGGCGCAAAGAAAGAGGAAAATCATGCAGAATTGATTTACCCTATTTTGGAGTGGACCAATGAAGACGTGAGAGATTTCATTCTCGACAGAGGATTGAAGTTGGCACCAGTATATTATGATACGGGGGGGCAAATCGACGTTACCCGAAGACTCGGCTGCATGTGCTGCCCGCTGGCCTCAAGACGCAAGCGCCTTATCGAGTTTCAGAAGCATCCCCGCATAGCGAAGGCTTACCTGCGTGCCGGACAGAAATATATAGACGCGCATCCTAATTCTTCGGTAACGAGAAGATACGATAGCGTTTATGAATGGTTTACGCATAATGCGTTTTATCCAAGCAGTAAAGAATGGGAAAAAGTGAACGGACCGCTATTCGGTAAGCCCAATTACAAGAAGTTCCTGGAAGGTCAGTTTGGTATCGGCCTTACCATATAGCGTTTCGGGGTTCGGGGTTTTTGAACACGAATGACACGAATGACACGAATTTCGTTTTTTTGATGCCCTACCAATTATACATTAAACATTAAACATTAATAAGGAATGAGCCAATTAACACAGAACACCCTGCAGAGGATAGACAAATGGCTATCCAATGGTCTCAGCATGGAGACGATGTTCCCTAAACTGGAACAGCGGTACCGCATGCAGATTTGTGCCGAGTTCTACAAGCGATGGGTGCAGAACAACGATATAGACCCGCGTACCACCTGCCGCAATATCGCACGGCGCGATTATACGCTCTTCATGAGCCAGGCAGGACAGGGCAACAAAGAGGCGCAGGAGATGGTAATGGCGCTGCATATTGATATTGACGATGAAGGAAATATCAAACCTCGCACGGTTACGGAACTGAATAATGATGTGGCAGTCTGCAACCACATTATCCGTTTCTTCCAGACCGATGAAAGTCCTCGCCACAAGGCGATGTATCTGAGCAGCGCTGAATGGCTCATCCGCACGGGCAAACAGCAGAACAACGACCGCGCGGTGGATAAGGGTATGCAAGCCCTGGCTAATGTATATGGCAACTTCGCGGAGGATAAGGACGCTACGGATGAGATGCCGGATATGAGCCGCATTGCCATTACGCAGGATGTAAGCATCGTGAAACACGACCGCATCAACTATACCGATGAGTATAAGCGCAAGATGGCTCGCAAGTACGGTCTTACGGTGAAGGATATGCAGCAGATAGCCGATGAGGAAAGTCTGAATGCTACTCCGGAGAAAGCTCCTGATTACTTCGACTACATGGAAGAGGTGATGGAAGAGAAGGAGGCTGACAAACAGGCTAAAGAAATGAAGGAGGAACCAGCCGATGAGTAAGCGATACGGAAATCATCATTCCAACAAGATACCTCCCTTCCGTCCTGATCCGGAACACTGGACGAGGAAAAGCAGCCACGGCTGGAAAGCCAAGGTTGCCTACGAGAGTGAGGATGAAGCCTGCGAGTTTCTGAAACTGCACCCTAAAATCATGGCTGCCGGATATACGGCATACCAGTGCAAGGTGTGCTCGAAATGGCATGTGGGAAAGTTGAGATAGTTGATAATTTATAGTTTAGACTTTATGACAAAAGACAAAATACTTGAAATCATTTCACTTCAATGCCCTACTTGTGGTGGGAGTATTGTTTGGTGCGGAGAGAACGACGTACCAGATGGTCGAGTAGAAAATACATATCGCTGTGACCGATGCGGTACCACATTCACTAGCTTGGAACCAACCGAAGAAGATAAGTTTAACGATTATGCCGATTATTGGAACGGAAATGGTGACGACCTACTGGAATGCAATAGGATATACAATGAGGATTGCTTGAAGGGGATCAAGAAGATTGGCAAGGATTCAATCTCGCTGATAATAACCGACCCGCCATACGCAATTTCTCGGGATTCTAACTATGCTAAGTCTAAGCCAACAGGAAAAGACACCGACAGATTTCGTATATCCATTAATTTTGGGGAATGGGACCAACCTGACGCTTTTGATATAAAAAAGATGATTAAGGAATCATATCGATGTCTAAAGGATGGCGGATATATCGTCTGCTTTTACGATTTGTGGAAAATCAATATCGTAAAAGAAGCGATGGAGGAAGCGGGCTTTAATCAGCTACGATTGATAGAGTGGCAGAAGACAAAACCCGTTCCTATTAATAGTAAGATTAACTATCTCACGAACGCCAAGGAATTTGCCGTTTGTGCCGTAAAAGGTTCGTCTCCTATATTCAAAAGCGAGTACGATAATGGCGTATATTCTTACCCTATCTGCCATGAAAAAGATAGATTTCACCCTACCCAGAAGCCAGTAGATTTGATTCGGGAAATCATAGCCAAGCATTCTAATGAAGGTGATTTGGTTCTCGATAACTGCATGGGCAGCGGCACTACCGCCATCGCCTGTATCAGGGAAAAGAGGAACTTCATCGGATTTGAATTAAACAAAGAATATTACGACAAGGCTTGTAAGCGCATTCAACTCGAAATGGCGCAGCCGAGCCTATTCTAAAACATATAATTACAATGGAATTAAATAAGATTTATAATGAGGATTGCCTGGTAGGAATGAAAAAGATTCCGAACGCAAGCGTGGATTGCATTATCTGCGATTTGCCGTATGAGGTTCTGAACCGAGGTAACGAAAAAGCTCAATGGGATAATATTATTCCTATCGAGCCTCTTTTTCAAGAATATTGGCGCATAGCAAAAGCTAATGCTCCAATTATCCTTTTCTGTCAGGGAATGTTTACGGCTCAACTAATGATGGCTGAGCCTAAAAATTGGCGATATAATCTGATTTGGCAGAAAGACAGACCTACGGGATTTCTGAATGCAAAGAAAATGCCTATGAGAAGTCATGAGGATATTGCCGTCTTCTATCGGGCTTTGCCTATATATAACCCTCAAATGCGACAAGGATTTCCTTCTCATTCAAGAGGTCGCAAACATGGGAAGGCGAAAGGTAATACTTGCTATGGCAGCTATAATATTGAGACTTTTTCAAAAGAAGTAACAACCGAAAAATATCCTATCTCTGTGCTTTATTTCGAGAAAGAAAAACATCTCGATATGCACCCCACCCAAAAGCCTGTAGCTCTCATTCAGTACCTTATCCGTACTTATACTAATGTGGGGGGGTGCGTTCTTGATAACTGCATGGGCAGCGGCACTACCGCCATCGCCTGCATCAGAGAAAAGAGGAACTTCATCGGATTTGAATTAAACAAAGAATATTACGACAAGGCTTGTAAGCGCATTCAGCTTGAAATGATGCAGCCTTCTCTGTTTTAAAATCAACATACATTCAGGATAACATTTTTATTATTATGCAACAACCACATTTGATATACCTAACCAAATTCCAGCAGCAATCTCTGTATATGGCTGCGAAGGATGAAAGGGTGATTGCCGCAAGACGTGTGGGTAAAACCGACGGTCTTGTGGCTCCTTACGTCTGGATGGCTTCTAACTCTATGCCCGGTATGCTGGGAGCCTGGGTAGCCGTATCACGGCAGCAGGGATTCGGCAAAACTATTCCTGGTACCATGGCTGCCATGGAACGAATGTTCGGCTTTACGCAGGGCATTCATTTCGGTTGGGGACGACCACCGAAGCACGCCCGTGAGTCTATCTTCAAGCCGAAAAGCTATGACAATATTATTTGGTTTGCGAATGGTGCACAGTGGGTGCTCATCTCCCTCTCGCAGACCGCAAGTGCCAACAGCTACACTTTTTCGGCGATGGTAGGTGACGAAGCCAGGTTCTTCCCTTACAAGAAAGTAACCGATGAGTTGATGCCGGCGTTATCAGGCCAGACTCACCCTTTGGGCAACATCAACTTTACTGATTACAACCCGCTCTATAAATCGACAAGATTCCTATCTGATGCTTCACTTACCACCAAGGGTAGTTGGTTGGAGCGTGAGGAGGAGAAGCTTGACCTTACGATAGAATCAGGTAAATTTCAAGGCAAGACTTACAGATGGGTGCAGGAGCAGTTGGAAGACTATGCAAACAAGATTATCCGTTACAACGACCTTATTTATAATGCCAAAAAGACCGGGCATACCCCTCATGCCGTGCCACCTGATTTAAGGTTGATGATACGCGTCATCGCCCTCAAGATGATTAAGCACGAGGGACAGTTTAAGATTCTGCCTAACCATGGTAATCAGCTCACCAAGAACATGGTGGATATGGCGGTAAACTATAAGCTGGTGGATGCTGCGGATGCGGAACTCATCTATGATTACGAATATCTGGTAACTGATGAAGAATGGTGGGAGATGCAGATGTTCGACAAATCAAAAGAGTTTCGAGAAGGGGATTTAAGAGAACTTCGCCGTTCGGCATTCCTCGTTCGCCGTGCCTCTACTCTCTCTAATGTGGACTTATTGAGTGAGGATTACATCCGACAGATGCGCAGAGATTTGCCTAATTACACCTTCATGGTCAGTATTTTGAACGTAAAAATCAAGAAATCGAACGATGGTTTCTATTCTAATCTGGATATAGATCATGTTCATGGTTACACCTGCGATGAGATAGACCCCCTTTCACAAGCCAACTGGAGCACTCAGAAGGCAACCGGCATCATCGGTGGCAAGAAGATTACTTCAGAAAGCTATCAGCCGGATTTGAAAGAACTGTCCGAGAGAAACGACTGCCGTATGGATGCTGACTGCGTGAACGATCTCCCTCTCTATCTGGCATTCGATTACAATGCGAATATCAATACCCTGGTGGTAGGTCAGGTATATCAGCGTGACGGAGTAGAGGCTGTGAATGTTATCAAGAGCTTCTATGTGAAGAACGAGCGCAAGCTGAGAGATTTGGTAGATGATTTCTCGCATTACTATGCTCCGAAGAGAGCCGTGAACAGAGATGTGGTTTACTACTATGATGCCACCGCAAAGCAAGGTGCATCGTATGCGCTGACCGATGAGCGATTCTACCAGGCAGTTATCAAAGAGCTGGAGCGTAACGGCTGGAATGTGACGGCGATAGATATGGGTGTGCCGGAGCAGCATGAGGTGAAGCATCGTATCATCAATAATGGTCTTGCCGGCATAGAATATCCTGCCATCCGTATCAATCAGCCCAACAATCCCGACCTGATTATTGCCCTGCAGCTCTGTGAGGTGAGCATCGGCTATCAGGGATTCCGAAAGGATAAGAGCCAGGAGAAGAAGCCGGAAACGGAAGACAACCTGCCGTTGCAGCAGCGTACTGACTTCACCGATGCCTTCGACTCGTTATATCTGGGCTGCAAGTTCTGGCGAGGAAATATCGGTTGGTTCGTACTGCCGGACGGAAGGAACGTTTAAAAATAAAAGGGCGGATGTCATCACGACACCCGCCCTTCTGCGTTTTTGGAAATTAATACATTATCTATATATATAAGAAATATCTAAAAAGTAAATGGGAAAAGGCTCCCCCGCTTCGCTGTGAAGAAGCCCTTAGAATCATAATGAATAATCTAAAACGCTGCAACTCCTTGCAGTCTGGTAATTACACAAACCTAATAACTCATTAAATATTTAGAATGAAAAACAAAATTATTTATTTCTGTTTGCAAAGTTACGAATTTATTTTTGGGTGGCGGAGACAAGGTATCACCTCAAAGCTTCTTTACCAGCAGCAGCGGACCACCTATACCGCAAGCCGTCACCACATAGCCAAGGCGCTGATACCACTGAAGGACGAAAGACTCGCTCTCCTTATCATATTCCAACTGCACAGACTTGCATCCTAATTTCTTGGCTTCCTTCTCCGCAGTCTCCATCAGAAGGCGTGCCACACCCTGCTTGCGATATTTTTCATCCACCCAAAGGTTATAGATGGCACAATCGGCATGCTGGTAATATTTATCCTTATACTCTCCAGGCTTCGGTATCTCCACCTGCACGGTGCCGTGGTTGATTTCATCCACGACCACGATTTTCTTATCACATTTCCAATCTTGAATCTGTATCATCATATCTGTTTGATTTAGAAAATTTCTTCTACCATATTATTCACTTTTTAGGACCAGCGATAGAATCGCTGGGGACGGGACTAGGCGAGCTTAGGCATCTTTTCGATGTTAAAGCCGTAGTCTCTTATCAATTTCATGCAGGTATCTTCTGTAAGGTTCTGCCAATCGATGCTATCTTCGTCTAGGAATAGCGGTTTCGGGAGAGAATCCTTTATCTTCATAAACAAATCCTGTACTCGCTCTACTGTGCCGCAAGAACGATAGTATGCCTTGTAATCGAAATAGCCGAATACCAGACTTTCAAAAACCTTATAATTACGAGCAGGGTTAACGATACGCACCCATCTGAGCATAGGGAAATGAGTTTTTTCTACTGCCAATAGAGCATGATAACGCTCCAGCGCGATGGCTTTTGCCTTTTCACGACTGATGGCCGAAACAAAGAACGAGAAATATATACAATCTTTTTCCTCCTTCGTGAACTTTACTGCATCAAAATACGTGAATCCAAGATTACGGGCAGAAACTTCCTTTACTTCCGAAGATGCCCCTATGGAAATATCAACCTCATACCAGTCTTTGCGCATAAGCATCTGCTCATCGTCAAAGCTGTATAGCTCAATGCTTCTATCCCCATCCTTATCAGCAAATATCTCGGCTTTTTTCTTATCTGAAAATACGCCATCGATATGATAATCGCTATAGCAGCCCGATGTTACTACATAGGCGGTTTTAGGTTCACCAACGGGTGCTGTAAATAGGGCATAGATGGATGTTGCAGGAACCCAGTTTAGATTAACGATATACTCGACTTTGTATAGTTCAGGATGTTTCACTGCAAAATCCCTACATAGTTTAGGAGTTCCTTCGTATGCCGGATCACCATTCGGATCGAAACTGAAATGATCAATTACCTTTGGTCCGATTTCATCCATAACAAACAAGTCCGGTCTTTCTCTATTACCCTTCACGTCCTCTAGATACTTTCCTTCTGCCCATTCTATCGCCTGGTAGAACTCATCATCGAGATACATATAGCCTAAATAAAATTCTCGAAATGCCTCTTTGCCTTCTTCAGACAAGGCTTGCGCCTTGACATCATAGAAGCGGTCTTCGTCCAGATAGTAAAACATATCTGGCAAATCTTTCACGATGAAGAGAGAAGCATCATCGCAGCAAACGATAAACGGTTTGCTGAAGTCAATATCAAAATCCTCATCGGTAATAGGATGCCAAAGGGATTTCACCTTTTCTTGTTTTGTATATAAACTCATAATTTTTATATCTATTTAAAATCATTAAAATGCGTCTTTAGTATCACAATCTTTTCTAAGATTGTTATAAAAATCCTTTGGACACATGCAGTCCCAGAAGTTATCTGTTGGCTCATTGTATCTGTTGCCAAAGAAATCACAGGCGCAGTTTACGCTTGTCTGGTTGAAAGCAATCGCCTCTATGTCATTTATGCTGTGAGCCTTAATAAAGGCACTCAGCTTTTCATATTGTTGTGGATATATACCTCCACACTCATCAGCGACAACCTTTAAGCATTCGAGATAAACGGGTATATCTTCGCCTAGAACCTTTGCAAAATCAAAGGTAGATCTGAATACCATCATCTCCTCATAAGTTAAGCGGAAATCTTTCTGTAGGTCCTCGATCTTCTTTCTAGATGAAGCATAGATCCAACGACTTGCATATTCACCTTTTGCCTGTTTTTCCTTCACCCAATCCAGTTCCAGCGGTTTTCCATCAACTCCTACCGGTACGTAAGATGGAAGGTATTTCTTTTCCAAATACATCCAGAGGTGAGGCATCCCACCCCAAGCGTTGGGAACCTCTATAGCAAGTTTCCAGCACTTTTTTCTCTTCATTTTAACGTAAATTTCAAACATGATCTATTGCTTTAGAATGCTTAGTTAATGATAAAATGAATCTTATATTCGCTGTCCTTGATAATCTCTATCGGCCGAAAGTGCTTACCAAGGTACTCCTCGGGAACTTCATTCATCGGACCATCAAACAATGTCTGAAGGTTGCGGGTATCGGGCTGGATCACGTCAATGCTTACCTGGCAGAACTCGTCGATGATAGTGCCTACAAGGTCGCCTATCTTTAATGGTGAAGGGTGCAGCTTCTTCTCCTCTTCATCACTGAAACAAGGAACGAATGGCTTCTTCTTCTCACAAATCACGTAAGGAGTCACGATACTCTGATGCTTGGAAGCATCCTCTATAAAGCCATTATAATGGATAGTGACAGCGTTAAAGTTTCCAAGAAGGTTGATAGGGCAAGCCTGGATAATCTCAGCAAGGGTCGGTTTGAATAAAGCCGATGAGCCGAAAGTATGCACTGCCTCAAAACTAGGCAGTACACTTCTTACCTCCTTTTGGTGTTCCTTATTATATATAGGCTCATCCCAGATACAGGAGTAATCAAACACATCTTTAACCTTCGGATATTCCATAAGCAAAAACTTCTTTGCCTTCGAGTTAGAACGAAAGCAGATAACGCTGATACCTTCAGCTATCTTCTCTATCTGTTCCTTTGTAAATTCAATCTTTTCCATAATCTATAAATCTTTTAATCATTAAAATGCGTCTTTAATATCACACCCGGCTACGGCCTTATATTCTGCCTTGAGGAAAGCAATCTCATCTTTCAAGCGCTTGATTTCTGCAGTAGGCTGGTGGCGCTCTACGTTCTCCTTCCAGTTGCGGTAGGCGTAATAGAACTTATCGCATAGCTTCAGTTCCTCATCGGTGTACTTTTGCAGATGCAGACAGTGTGCCTGTTTTATCTCATTCAGCTTACCATCCGCTTTAAGTACAATCAGCCCGGCATAATCAGGAAGGAGAGGATATACTTTCGCACTAAGAAACCATGGTACACAATAGTAAAAGAGATTCGGGCGGCAACGCTTCTCATCCCCATTCTTCAGCAATTCATGCTTCTGCCGCTTATGGGTGAAATCGTTTTTAAAATCAGCAAGGGAGATTTTACATTCCACCTCATACCAATACCCGCTTCGGGTCTTGATGAGCATATCACTCTCCCAGTCGAACACGTACAGGTTTTCTACGATGTACTTAGGGTTCGATTTCCAGCCGCGCAAATGCTGCTGAAGAAGCTGCTCTGTTACCTGCTCCTTGGTAAGGAGCGGTGTCTGTTTATTCTTTGGTTCCATTGAGCTTTTGCATTTTGCCGTTACTAAACTCATAGCCTATTTCTCGCAGTTTAGATTCTAACATCTGAACTTGCGCCAGAGAAGGGTGATAGATGGAAACACTATCAAAGTTATTCGTCACGAGGTTAGGACCAATATTGTTAGCGAAGCCAGAAGACCGCTCGCTGCAACAAAAATCCACATCAGGATCGCCTACACAAAGCGTAGAGCAAACGCCATCGCATTTCCAAGAGAAATGCAGCGTGATAATCTTTCTTCCCCGCCACTCATTATTTTTTACGCAAATAAAGCCCCTGATCGTACCGGCATCAATATCGCTTCTCAAAAGATAGATTCTATCCTCCTGTAAATCTTCGGGAGAGATAGGCGTGGTACCGATATTCTTGCCATATTCACGAGGCTTGATACGGTACTTGCAGTTCTCGGTATCAATATCGCAATTCTCCGGGTCGAAGTCTCGCCAATCAGGTTCCTCCAATAGGCGAAACTCCACCGGCTTCCCCTCCTTGATGGCTTGCAGCACCTGCAGCAAGCCATCAACGTCAAACAAATAATTCTTCTTCATAACTATTTTTTATTACTTCTTTCATGTCGCCATGAGATAGTCAACTTACACTCACCATCTACCCCACACCAGGTTTCATAACCGAGTTCATCAAGATATAACCTTACGTTACTTCTGTCTTCATCACTATCGAACGTTACAGTATCTTCATACTTTAAATCATCACAAGCACGACGGATGATTGCATCTACTAATTCGAGCTGGTCTTCATATATCTCCTTGATGGCGTTAAGGGTTTTTCTTCTTGCCTCTTCTGCTGTTGTCATAATCTAAGCTTTATACCATTACTTATGAATACGGATGAGACTAGGGATATAGCAATCGTAACCTTTATATCCTGGTTCTACATAGCTAACCTCTGGATTTGTATCACGCATAGCGTTTATTTCATCCAGGGAGTAAGAACCCAGGCAGTATTGAGTGAAACCTATGTAAAGAATAGAACCTTCATTGTCATAGCCAGCAAGACGGCCGAGAAAATTTCCCTTCGCCTTACCAGCCGTAATCAGAACTTGACGACCGTGATAGAGATGATAAATCTCTTTAACCGTCAATCCAGAAATATCCTCAAACTCGGAATCGCCAAGCGCAGGCATATTCTTCTGCTCTGCCATATCCACTTTAGGCTCTACTCTACCTTTTGCAGGATCTACACCCATAGCAAAAAAAATTTTAGAGGCTATTTTTTCTTCTTCACGTTTACATCGATGCCTTAACTTTAAAGCCATAAGCTTTGTCTTTCTCCAGCTATCAGCCCAGGAGAGAAGCCAAAAACCTACGGAGAAACCAGCCAATACCACGATGGTTGCCTCTAGGCAGCAATCGTATATCTCCTGCGATAAAACGCAAGGATGAGTATAGATATTCTTCAACTTGCCGAAACCATAGATAAGGACAACGGCTAAAACGGGTACCAAAAATGCCAACAGGTTAACACCGATAACCTGAGCGTAATACTTCAATTTACTTTTCATAATTTTATTCTTTACTTTTTGTTGCATAAATTTCTCTTATCTCATCGAGTTTTGCGATACACATATCTCTGTACGTATCCTCGAAGTTTTCAGCTTGTTTATACATGCTATCCTTCACCATAAAACGGCAAGAGAGGTCGCGTGCCAGAAACTTAACCGCAGTCATGAAACCGAAAAACTCGTTAGGATCATATCTATCTTTCTTGATAGGCGACTGAGCACCGATACGTATCTCATCCGTAATCTGATATGTTTTCTTAATTACTTCCGATGCGGTATGAATGCTCGTTATCGGCTCCAAAGACACAAAGGTCTTAACCAGGTATTTATCGCGCAACTCACGTAAAGCTTCGATGCGCTCCTCAGTAGAAGGAGCACCAGGCTCCAACTTATCTTTACCAGTGATAGTAAAACCGATGGTGAGGTGGCGGGCTATATCCTTATAATCTGTTGTAAGGTCTCGAAGTGTACTCTTCCACAAACCCGTCTGCATCCAATTTACGTTTTTTGTTAATATCGTGACCGGAATACGGTCGAATAGTAAATGTAAAACCGTCTGCTGCAGGATAAGCATATCTGCCTCTATATCGAATGGGTCGCAGGTGAAAGAGAAAAAGATACCGCCATCCTGACGTAGTTTATCTATTCCTATCTTCTCTAAATCCTTCGAGATAAGAACATGGGTGGCAACGAGATTTTCATTGTTCACAACACCTTTCTTAATAGCATCATGTGCAGTCATATCGTTTTTCTTCAGATATTCATTGAGCAGCTTATCTCGCTGTCTGATGATAGGTGCCGCCAGTTCGGGCTTATCGCCGAAGACGTGACTCAACACTCCTCTGCGGTTATAACAATATGTGCAGCCGTTAGAGCAACCAGAGTATAGGTTGATTGCCCACTTGGCATATTCACCAGCCGCACCCTGCGGCTGGTAAATTAATACTCCCTTTACAGGAGTTTCTTTCGTTTCTGTTTCCATACGCTAATCTTCATTTTCACTATTAACGAAATCACAATATCATTCTATCTTGGCTTTTTTTGAAATCAGAGTTACACTCTTCGACTCGGGCACGGTCATCAAAAGAAACCAAAATACAACCATTATGACGAAAGAGCATGATTCTATTGCCAAAAAGACTAACCTGAGACTCATCTATTTTTAATTCCTTGGTTATCTCATCTTTTCCAATGACAGGTTTATAGGAGTCGAGTACGCTAGCTAACAGTTTTCCTTGCTTATAGCGCTTATTAGGCACGATAGCAATATATAGGCCATCCTCTCGTTTATCCCTACTCATTTGTCGCCATGCCTTTTTATCTAGTGTTTCGTATTGTTTAAGAGACACCCAGATATAGGATATGCCGATTTTTCGATCATTGTTGCTGTTAGCTAAACAACATAGGTAATCAGCAAAATCAAAGCCAACGGCTTCTTTCACTCTTTCCATATAGGCTTTACGCTCTTTTTCTTCGGCATCGAGAATACCCTTAATGTATTCATAAGCTTTTGTTCCTTTTTTCGCTTCGTATAACATAAGCTATTTCTTTTTTGTCTTTATAAAAACATGTATCATTTTTAGCAATAATACTCTTGGAGTCAACGGAGGAGAAATGAAAGGAACATCATTACTATCATACTCCTCTGCAGACTCCTGAGACTTGCAGGGTAATGAAGACTTAATAGAGCTTTTTTCTTCTTGCTTCATATATCTATCATTTCCGATTAATTACCCGTCATTTTATCGTACTCCTCCTGGGTGATTGCGCCTTTATCCAAAAGGCTCATCAGGTAGAAGCGAGCCAAGGTACCAAGGGCTATCTTCATTCCCTCAAACGCCATACCGATGGTATTATCATCGGTAAGGATTTTCAGATCAGACTCCTTGCCATCCTTCTCGCAAGTTACCTTGACAGTGAACTTGTCGTCCTTCATCTCATAGTAGGAAAGGTTGAGCTGAAAAATCTGCTTGCCGCACTCCTCTTCTTCTGATTCATTCTCTACATTCTGCTTTTTTGTTTTTTCTGCCATAATCTTTTTTTTTGTTTTTATTTTCGTTATTACTCTTTACTTTTGACCGCGATGGAATCGCAGGGAAGGCACTCTACATAAAAGTACTAAAATTAGCATTTTCGATAATCTAAACCTAACCCAAACAGAAAATGTTGCAACTCATGTACATAGCATATACCTTTTCTATCTGATATGGCTCTATCAGAGTTTATCCAAACATCCCAGTAATCTTTCAGTTGATAGCTTTTGCGATTATAAGTAAGCCTAATCGTGAGACAAATGCCTTCTCTCGCAAAGTTTCTGCTAAAGACATTAGGATCGTAACCTTTCCCTTCTATATATGAAGGAGAAAGGAAACCTGCGTGTTTCAGCTCTTCGGGAGTAAGAGGAATTCCATGCAGTTTTGATACGTGTACAACAAAGCGACCCTTTTTCAAAAATCTATTACGGGTAAGCAAATATCTTGTTTTAGAAATGCGTCCTAACACTTCGTAAACCGCGCCATAGGCTCCGATTTGAACCAAATCCCCGGTAATAAATTGCGCTTCCGTATTCCACTGACATTTTTCTTCACCATTATAGATTCTATGTCCCAATCTATAAGATCTTTCTTCGTCGATTCTAACGCAAATGAGTGCCAACAACAACATCGTAACTGCGAGGAAAAATACCCAGCACGGATGTTTTGATAAATAATCTAAAAACTCCATACGCTACTTCTCGTTTTCTTCCTGTTGAACATCTTCTTTCTTATCCTCCACATACTTCTTGCCACAGAAAGGGCAATACTGGGGGAGGATATTTATCTGGTTCCACTTTTCACAGAAGGAACCATCCTTCTTCTGCTTATGGAATAGACCATAGATGTTTACCATCGCAATGCCCGATGGGACACCGATACTCGTATCAAGGCAACCGCTCTCGTTAGTCTGTGCCTTAACCAATTTCTCTACTCTGCTAATACAATCACATGCCATAATCTTTAATGTTTTTATTTGTTTATCTCATTTCATTTAATTCATCATAGAAATCAAGATGAAACTGCTGCCAGGAAATTTCTTCCAAGGTTTCATCTTTCTCTCTAAATCTCATGCTTGGCTCATCCACATAGAAGAAGGCACGGCTTCTGAAAAAATAAAGCTTAAACGGCTCAATCGGTCTATTCACTGGCTCCGTGAGATTCAAACCTATTCTTACATCATTGAAACCTGCTACAGGGTTATACGAGGCGAGCACCTGCGAAACAGCCCTACCCTGCTCTGTTTTTACGTTGGGAACCAAGTAATGATAAACGCCGCTCGGGAAACGATGAGTAAGAATTTTCACCCAGGCTCTCTTATCTAATTTAACCCGTTGTTCTGGCGTTACCAATATCTTCTCGATTCTAAATCGGCGAGTGAGAAGCCAGTTATTCTCAACGTGTATATCTTTATCGAAATCAGAACCGATAGCTTCCACTATTCGCTTCTTGTAGTTTACACGTTCTTGCAATTCAGCTTCGACAATACCTTTAATGTATTCGTAAGCCTTTGTTCCTTCTTTTGCTTCGTATAACATATCTTCTTCTTTTGTTAGTTCTTAATCTTGATATGCGACGGAATAGCAGAGGATGAGGGCGAGATGGAGGCGGTGGTGGCGGAATATCCGGCGGCTTTATAGGCTCATGCCCACCTTCAAATATTCCGGAAACCAACAACAGGAAGAATATCGTAATCACCCAGAGAATGGTTACGATTACCTTTTCCTCCATCGATAACTCTAACGTCATTTCTTTCTTCTCCTATTACGTTTGTTCTGCAAATACTGACCGAAGTCTTTTGGAGTAGGAATCATCATTTCCATAGGCTCCGGATGCTTATAGACGCTCTGGGGGTAATAATCTCTATAATTTATTTCCATACGCTTATTTGTTTAAATGATTGCCACAAATACTACCGCATGACGTTTCACATTGCTCATCGATGCACCAGCCTTGGCCATAGGCATCCTCGCTGTCGAACCAGAAACAGTTGCCACAACATTTCTTTTCTTTCTTTGCCATACGCTTATCTATTTAAATCTGATTACGAACATATTCTTTTTTAACCACGCATCAGGGCACATGCCCTTCTTTGGTTTATCTACCGTTATCTCGTCGATTTCCTTCTCGATATACGGTTGGTTATCTTTCGGATAACCGAGGAGAAAATGAACGTGAGTGAAAGGCTCTAATACCTCCTTGCGGTAAGTTCTATCTTCCGGACTATCCGAAGTATGCTTGAGACCTCCGGTGAGGTAGCCTTGTAGGAAAAGGCCTCTATCGGAAGCACGATGATATTTGGCTACGCCAGCTATCACGTCTGGCCTATTCGGAACATCCTTTCTTAACAAACGAACCGTCCAGTATAAGGAGCATTCTCGATACTCCTCTGTCTTTTCTCCGTTAGCTATCTTCTGATACCACTCATCAGTAAGATGAATGGTTAATACTTTCTTTTCTGTCATATTACTTACTTTTTATCTGCACTTTTATTCACTACCTCTACATACTTCAATTTAGCAAATCGGTATGAGTGATACATTGCACAAAGATTTTTCACTTTAGAAGTGAAGCACTGAATGCAGCCTGTATAATCATCAAATCCTAAGATGATGTACTTATCTTCAACATACCCTGCTACGTATGCACCAATATCCTTTCCCTTATAAAGAACAGGCTTTCCGCGATACGCATCAAAAAATTCTTTGGGTGTCATACGCTGTTACTCTAGATGATTCTTTTAGATAAGCGACAGAATCGCAGTGGGTGAAAGAAACGAACGTCGCGGGAATAGGAATACCAAGCCGTTTGACGAATGAGTTGATCTTGAAGAAAGCTGGAATCCGATAAGGTTTACCAACTACAAGAAACTCTACTTTGAACGGCAGTGTGCTTAAGACCGGCATTACTGAGGCTGCGAGCTTTTGAGCATTATAATGCGCTACCTTTTTTGCATCTAGTAACAAATCACTTTTCTTGAGCTTGTTATCTTCTTGTTTCATAACTATTCCTCCACTTTCATGCCAAAAGGCATTCCGTCGTAAAAGGTGTAGTCTTGATAGCTATTTTTTGAAGCCAGCAGGATGGAGCTACCATCCGGATCTGCCAAGCCTGCATAGTCATCATCGACATAAACGATATTAAAATAACCTTTTTTACATTTTATCCACCCAAACGGTTGATGTTTTGACATCTCCTGCCAGCACTCTTCTGCGTTCTTAAAAGAACGGTACTTTGCTTCCGGCTTAATGCGGTAAAGGTAGGGGCACGATATGAGCATAGAAATATCTATTCCTTCCCCGTCAATATATATATCCTTCCAAACGGCTCCTTCATTCATTTGAATAGTCTTGCCTTCAACTATTGCTTGAAGAAAAGAACTCGTCCTCCGGATTATTTCTTTGTTTATTATCATCATATTCTCTTTTTTTATTCTCTCCCTGTTGACCAGCGATAGAATCGCTGGGAATGGGGTTATACTTCATAATTGCCAAACTCTTGCGCTGTTTCTAGCCTTTCAAACAACTGCTCTTCTTCAGATTTCTCAGAAAAGGAATGAGAGAAGAGATTTCTCATTGCCGCATAAAAGAAGTTATGACGGTTTCGATACAGCGTTGTGTAGCCATCAGCCAATCGAAATGGAAGGTGAGGGGGAGTTACGGGAAACAGCGACTTACCGAATACCGGCAATACGCAGACTACCAACATCTGAGCATTATAACGTTCTTCCTGCTTATCTACTATAGTGAAAGAACACCGGAAACTTCTTTGGGGTTCTTCTGCTTGAATTGTCGTATCACTGGTGGGGTCAACCGGAATGAAATGAGAATTGTTAGCCATCAAAATATTTCCGTCATCAATCAAATTCTGACCCGACATTTTTTCAAAATCTTCCTTTTTAATGATGAAGCACTTAGCAGATAAACCAGCCAGACGGTCTAAACCGTCCTCACCAAGCTTTTCTTTTAACATATTTATTTTGTCATCCATACGCTGTTTTTTCTTTTTGCTATAATCAACTATTTTATCCTTGAAACCGACAAAGACGTTTGGCATCCTCCTCGGTTATCAATTCCAAATCATCGTTATTATCATTATCCTTGTCCTTGATAACCAAATCGTCGGTAAAGACGAAATAATACTTACCCTCATGGGTGGCAAGCTGAGTGGGACGGAAAGAACGACAGGTAGCGATGGCCTGCAAACCTAACTTATACAGAATATTATCGTGACTGGTAACTGGATGATATGAAGACATCACTTCCTTTATGGCCCTACCCTCTTCATTATTCAGGTTAGGAGCTACCCAGAACTGATTATCATCACCATAAGTCCTGTTCCAAACTTCCTTATCCAATGTTTCATACTCCTCGGGAGTAACAACAAACTCGTAGATTTCCAGCCTTCGGGAAAAGGTGGAGTTTACGTAAGAGGCAATGACTTGAGTTAACTGGAAGGGTATCGCCTTGCGGATGCGATCGCAATACTCTGCGCTTTGCTTTCGCTCCTTATCTATCACGTCCTTTACCCAATCGTAGGACTTAGTGCCTTCTTTTAATTTAAATATGAGCATAGTGCTATTACTTTAAATGATTTTTCTTAGGACCAGCGATAGAATCGCTGGGAATGGTGACTAATCTTCTATGAAATCCCGATTATAATCATTTACATCAATGATGATAGGAATATTCAGGATAACACACGAGGCGAATGGCAGAGCTGCCATATCGGAAAATACACTATCATAGGATGGAATCTCGATAGTTCTATCTTTCTCCTTGATAAGAATACTCTTGGCGGTGCGCCCGTAATTAAAGCCTTGGGTTGGAATACGGAAAACATTGTATCGGTTCTCACTTATTTTCGCTTCTACCTTCATCAGGCAAATATCCAACTTTCTTTCCTCACCATCCTCAATGATGGTAAGAACACCATCTCTAATAGAAGCACCATACTCCTGATTATCATCAAACTCAAACGTGATACCATCACCATATTGAGAAAACTCGCAGTTGTCATACACCTTATCTAATAGGCGGGATAACTTGACGGTACCGTCTTCCTCGGTAGGAATGCCCGATAGAACTTTACGGAATGATTTGCAGAAGGTACTAATGCAGGTCTGAGCTGCCATCTTATCTATCTCTGCAATAATTTCCTTGTTGACTATCTCGGCATAGCTAGGCAAAGAAAAACTTGCCATCGGAATGTTCTTCTGCAGGTACTCATGCACCTGTTTACGAAAAGGCGATGAATAACCGGTGAAGTACTCCGTTATCTCTTTCTTGATACCTGCTCTTGCAGCTTCAACTACATCTTTTTTCAGTTCCTCGGAACTACCGATGAACTCTGAAACTATCTTGCTTAAATTATCTTCCATTATTTTTCATTTTTATCTGTTTGATTTTCTTGGGCCAGCGATGGAATCGCTGGGAACGGGGGTTAGAGAGGTGACTGCTTGCTTCTTGGCCTGACAGGGGCAGGATGCTGAGTGAATGCAACAGGTGGAGCCTCTGTCGGTTTCAAAGATGATATACTCGTGACCATTTGAAGTTACGGTAATGCTACTACCTTTTATGCGGTTGTCATCTCCTTTCACATCGGTGATGAGCGCGTGAATAAACATATAGAGCATACCCAGCATAAATGCTGTAAATATTATATCCCGGGTTGTTGCTTTAAACTCATCAAAGAGTTTCTTTAACTTTGTTTTATCCATACTTGCTTTGTTTTTATTTATTACATTTCTTCTGCATCTTCTCTACACTATCCGCAAGAATTTCCTTCAGAAAATCTTCGGGGAAATTAGAGATATTCATTTCTTCTCCGGAAATGTGTTGATGGAACTCCTGATAGTAGATGTCCTTGATTTCATCCCTATCAAAAGACTCGTATGTTACGAAATCGAACAACTCAGCAGAAAGTATTTCTTCATCCTTGAAGACGCATCGAGCTACGGCTATGCCACCGGGGAGTGCCAACATAGAATAATCTCCGATAACTGACTTAACGCCTTCAAATGCGAAGAAGCGAGATAATTCCTGCGCAACCTGCAATTCAGAAATCTGCTTGTAGCCATATATCGACGAGATATAAGCATTCGTAAAACAAGGAAGAAAACTGATTTTAAAATTGTGAAACTCCCACTTAGAGCTTTTCGCCTTAGTCAGCATATCTGTGATTACCTCGCCCTTTTCGTTGTGATAAACCGCGGCATAAACGCTACCCATCTTGTTTCGGAAGACAAATTCAACATCCGTTTCTGCGTGATCTACTACCCGGGGCTTCGATAAACGTTCTGTGACGTTGTTGAATTTTATGCAGCCGAACTCTTCGGGTCTGCCAACAGGAGTAGGCATCAGAACGATATTGTCCTTTCTTTCTACCCTTGAAAGAAACAAATTCTTTGGATTGACGATACCTTGATCCATACGCTTTTCTACTTGTTGTAATCTACCACGATGTTGTACTTGGAGAGGACGGGTACCAAGCCCGTCATTACACCCTTGCCCAAGAGCGGAACGGCATCCAACACGCTATATGGGATGATTTTCTTCTTCGGAAGCTGCTCACGGTTGGCTTCTTCTTCGAGAAGTTTCTTGCAGGTTTCCAACTCCTTGTCGGCATCATCGCGCTCATCCAGGGCTTTCTTGTATTTGGCATTTAGCTCATCGTACTGCTTCTGGGCTTCCTTGGCTTCCTGCTTCAGCTTAGAGATGTAATCGCTGGCTTTATTCGCCGTAGTATAGGCATCATCGATTTTCTGCTGCAGGGTGGTGACTTCTTTCTGATGCTGAGATTTCTGATCTTCTAGCTGATGCTGAAGAGTGGCGAGCTTCTGGCGCAAGGCATCGGTATCGGTGGCGGTGTGAATGAAATCAAACAGGCGCTCGATGTTCTGCTTTAGCTGGGAGCAGGTATCGGAGGTGGTGGCGATGAGGGCTGCGGCTTCTTCGGCGGTTAGGGTATAGCCGGGGGTTTGACCAGCGATGGAATCGCTGGGAACGGGGGTGCTCTCCTCGGCTGCTTTTTCGGCTGCCTTTTCCTCGGCTTGCTGCTCCTGCACCATAGCGATAGCGGAAGGCATATCGGAGAGCTTATCATAATAGGCTTCATCCTGGGAACCCAGGGAGAGGCGACCTTCGTAGGTTTCCCATAGACCATTGTCTATGAGGTAGTAGATGGCAGAGAGAACGATGCGGTCTCCGTGCTCCTCGATATAGGTATTGAGAGGGGCTATCCATTCTTTTTCTACGCATTCTTTGAGCCATTCCTTGTAGATAATGCCATTCAGCTCCTTCTTGTCTTCTTCTGCGGCATAGCAGGAGGCTATGCGGGGGAGAATATAGAGAGGTTCGGCTTTCTGTAGGAAATTCTCGAAGTTGATTCCGAGTGCCTGGCGAACCACGTTGCTCACGCTCTTGTATTTATACTTCTTGAGTAATGAGCGGAGAATATTCTGTTGTTTTGTATTCATGTTTTTATTATTGTTTATTTTGTATTTCTGAAACTCATGCTTCAACCTCTTGTGCCGGGTCTGCTGGCCAGCCATCCTCCTGATAGCATGAATTATGTTCTTCGGCTGACATCTCACGGCGGTTGTCGTAATATACAGGCTGCTCACCCGCGGCTACTCGCTCCTTGTTGTACTCAGAAAAGGCTATGGCTAACTTATCCATATATTCCTCGTTGGCACGGCGTTTAGAAATCTTGTAGTCTTGGGTAGCTTTCTGATACTGGGCGTGAGCATCGACGCGCTCGGCATCCTGTAGAACGAAGAAAGCTTTCTTTTCTAAGGTCTGCTTGCTCAGAAACTCTTTCAGACAAGATTTCTGATGCTCCTTGAACTCCCCTTCTTTCTCCACGATTTCCTTCTTACGCTTCGCAAAGGCAGCCCCCCCCATCGGTCTTGATTTTTAAAGCTGCCGCATGCTTGTCATCTCTCTCCTTGCGCAAAGGCGCAAGGACTTCTTTCTGGAATTGTTCTAATGTTCTCATTTCTCTATAAATCTTTATAATGTATTAAAAACTTTCTTTTTAATCGAAGAGCGAAGGGTTTTGAGCCTTCAGCTTCGCTTCTTTTGCTGCCTTCTCAGCTTCCTCACCCTTCTTCTTCACTTCGGCAGCCTCGGTGAGGATTTCCTTCAGTTCCTTGCGGGAAGCTTGGGGGTTGGCCTGGATGATGGCGAGAAACAATACTCTACCCAACTTCTTGTAGAGAGGGATAAAATTCTCATCTACCAGGTCGGCAGGGGTATTTTTCTGATATACATTACCGGAAAACGGCTGGCCTTTCTCATCTACAATCAGGAAATGGTGCTTGCCATCGCCCGGTTCTGATATATCTATGCCTCCGGCATACTTGGCTACACTCAGTTGAGAGTATAGCCAAAACTCTTTGGCGAATATAACTGCTCTCATAGGCTCTTATCCTTGTGACAAATCATTCTTGATTTCATCCCACATTGCCATTTCCACCTTCTTGCCATCGTAATGGCCTACGGCTACAAGTTGACCGCCTTCCTGAGTGGCTTCCTGCTCTGATACGACATTGCTGCGGATGATCATAATATCAAACTCGTGAACAGCATTCAGAATGCTGCTGATGTCGATATGCTGGATTTCTTCTCTCGCATTCTGACGGATGCGCTGAATATCAGCATCGGTGAGCTTCGTCTGAGTCTGCTCCTGCGCCTTGTGCACGGCTGCTGTTTCCAGATCGATGCGCTGCTGCTCGTAGGCATCGCTTATCAACTCAGCGTTCTTATACTGAGCTACGAGGTCGAGAAACTTCTTGAATGTTTTAGATCCCAACGACATAATGGAGACTGCGAGGCTCTGCTCCAGCAAAAGAGTCTTACCTTTCACCTGCCAATGAAACAGGCCGGAACGCTCCCACTTCTTGAACAAAGCAGTGAGGGCGCTTATATCTTTTAACGCATTTACTGCCTTTTTTCGATTGAGCCTTTTCAAGATGAAGGCTACGAGAGCTGCCCCTATCAGGATAAGAGTAATTCTTACTAAAAATGGAATTTCTGCCATAATCTATATCTTGTTTAAAAATGAATACTCAGTTAAGAAAAAGCGCCCTATTCTCACGAACCAGGGAGGTGCAGGTACATGGTAGAAACCTGCATTGCTTTTTACCTTACACAAACTTTATTACCTTGTTATGCTGCCTTTCGCTAAAGGCTCAATCTCAAAATTTCACCTAAAAAAAGATGAACACTTTAGAGTTTAGAAACCGTATTTTGATCTATTCTGAAAACATGAAGATGCTTCTTTAATGGGTGATGAACCTGGTACCATCTACTTCCAGTACCAGAATATCGTTCACTACCCTGATTTCTCCGCTCTTGACGAACTGCACCTTTCTCTGGTGGCGCATAATATCCACCTTCAGGCAGACGCATTCGCCCTCATCTACGTGTCCGGTCTTGGTGAGGAATTTGATGTAGAACGGCTTGCGCTCTACCTTCCTCGCTGTCTGCGGATGCACATAGCCAGTAACCTGCTGACCGCTGCGTGGGTCTATCCACTGCCACTTTTCGCAGAACTGGCGGAGGTTCTGATAAGACTGATGATATTTTGCCATAACAACACTTTATTTATCGGTTTATAAATGCCTACATCATTCCACCGAAATCGTGATAGTCACGATGACTTTCCTGCTCCTTGTCTTCCGGATAAGGCGGCAAGTTCGCATGCAGAAATCGGTCGAGGATCATACTTTTTACCTCCAGCTTGCTCTTGGCTACCCGCTGCCGGTGTCGCAATATATCAGGCAAACAGATATTTCGCAGCGGGTTCGACCAGTCGGAGGCATTGCTGCAAGCCGAATAGTCAGGATAGAGGACCATCGTATAATGCGACAGTTTGCCGTTTTGGGCATCGAGCATCGGACCCGCCAGGGTGAAAGCCTTCTCCTCATTGTAGAGAACCAGGTGCGAGGTCTGAGTGCTTACGTCCTTGTGGCTGATATATAAGATGCGATCCTTATACTCCTGCAGGTGAACATCTATCCAGTCTTCCACATTCTTGTCGGTGGAAAGCACCAGGTGGGTTATCCATTTCCGCTCGAAGCAGGTCCGTAAATACTGGACCATATATCCGGTGGCAGATGTTCTGCTTACGGTCATCGCCAGTACCATCACGCAGAAATGCTTCTTCGCCGGGCGGTTGGGAGTCGTATCAGCCAAATATCCGATGGCGTGGAAGAATTTATCCAGCAGCACATCGCCATGGGTGTAGAAGGTCAATGCTCGCCGTGGAGCCTGCATCACTGCCTTGGGCAGCTTTTTATCTACACAGCATGGAGGTAAGAACAAAGTATCATCCATAATCTAATCAGTTTTTTCTGAGAATATATTATTCGTTCAAAATCATCGGCATGAGCAGGGTCAATGCTCGGGGTGAAGACTCGTTGGCGGTGATAACTCCTGCACGGCTTGGATCGCCCAGGTGCAGGGTAACGGTATCATCTGGGATAGGTGCCAGGACATCGAGCAGACTGCTTGCCTTGAAACCGATGCGATGACCTTCCGGACAACTGCCGTCAGTGATGAGCACCTGGTCGTTGGCCGACATGTTGAAGTCTAAGTCCTGGGCGGAAATGTCGAGGAACATTCCATCCTTCTTCAGAACGACCATATTACTGCTCTCACTGGAGAAGAGTGCCACACGCTTCACCACACTTGCCAACTCCCGCTTATCTACTGTAACCTTATAAGGGTTGTTGCGAGGAATCACGGAGTTGTAGTTAGGGTACTGGCCCTCGGCCTTCTTGCAGACGAAGGTAATATCATCTCCTGATGTAAAGCGTACCACCTTCTCGTTTGCCTCAATATCAATATCCTCGCAGTCGTCGAAAACGGAAAGGGTCTTGAAGAAGGAGCTATATACGAGAATCTTTCCAGGTGTTCCGCTACGGAAGAAGTTGCTGCCTCCCGTTTCGGGATTGTTGGTATGAATCAGTTTAATGAGGACGTGGCCGTTGGATGCCACAAAGATAACCTCACTTCTATCCTCGGCTACATCGATGCAGAGGCATCTCATCACTGGGCGAAGCTCGGAATCGGATACAAACTTGCCGGCATGAGAGAGCACATTGCTGAAGGTTGCCATCGGAAGGGAGATGTGAAGACTGGCATTATCGGGCTGGGCTGCACGAGGAAATGATTCTGCGCTGAAATATACCAGACTCACGGTGCCTCTCTTCACATTTTCGCCGTTCTGGGTACAGTACTCGATATTCATTGTGCGATTCTTATCCTCAGAGAGGTCCATGGTGACTACGCAGTCAGCAGGGAGTGTAGAGAGGAGCGATAACAGAGACGTGATAGGCAGAACGACATTTTCCTTAAAGCTGCCCTCTACGATGCTGAGAGGGGCAGGGATGGTTAGCTCTGAATCAGTGGTAGCTGATACGAAGAAGAACTTACCGTCTTCCTTGCGCTGGGTTAAGAGCACGTTGCTCAAGATGACGATGGTTGACTTGCTGTCGATGCACTTCGCAGCTTTCTGCAAAGCCTGACGAAGCAAGAGGGATGATTGCGCTTGTATTTTCATTTTGCTTTTATTTTTTATAGAAATTATATTTTCTTGTTATGGACCAGCGATAGAATCGCTGGGAACGGGGGTTAGAATGGGAGATCACTCTTATCTATGCCGGATACCGTAGCTGCTGCATTGTCATTCTGAGCATTTTGGGCAGCTACAAATCTACCCTGCTTGCGCTTCTGATAGGCATTCCAGCGGTCTTCCTCTTCCTGGGTGAGAGTAACGATATTGCCTTCATCATCACGATATGGTAATGGGTCGGGACCTTCCACAAACTCCTTGGCTATACGCTTCAAATCCTTGTAGTCGGTCGGTATCGTATCCTTGCCAGGACGATAGAAGAAGAATACGTGCTTGGAAGTCTGAACGTAACGGATGAACTTCGGTTCTATCGTGTTATCATTCTCCCACTCCCTGCCTACGAAATATTCCTGCGTTACCCAAGCCTTCATCTTAAAGCAGTGGCGTTGCTTATCGCTCACGTTCTCGAAGAGGTGTTCCGGGTTGCACTTGATATTCGCCGTATCGCAGTACTTGTATATCTTCTTTTTGAAGGTAGCACGGCTATATTCCTTGCTCTTACCCTCGCTGGCATCAGCCCAGTCACGGATAAACTCATTGAACATTTCGTCGGCGCAGATTGGAACTCCATAGACTTCTTCACGTGAGAAAAAGAACTCGAAGTAACGCACGCAGCTCTCCGTAATCTCCGTAATCATATCACGTCTTCGCAGGTTCAACTGAGGAGCCTTGCTTACTACGTGATAGCGCATCATGAACTGCACGGCTAGAGCAGTGATGTAGATAGCCTGGTTTCTTGCTATATCAGGCAATTTTTCAGGGTCTGGGTTAAAACCCTTCAGAATATCACCAGGTGATCGGGCCATCTTGCGCCTTAACGTATTTTCTCGTGCGAAGCGGTTAGAGAAGGCTATCTGCGGAAAACGTCCTGACGTGGAATCCACTCCACCATCGTATGGGAAGTTGGATGATACGATATGCAGTGGCGAGTCTTTCAGACTGAGCGTTTTTATATCTGCTCCCTTGCACTCTAGTGTAACACCGGTGGTTGCCATTACATAGAAATAGTCCATCGGGAACGATTTCGGACGGTCTTCCCAGTGTATCGTCCGATACATTCCTGGGTTATGCTGTATCTCGCCCAGACTGAACCGGGCATCGGCAGTGGTGATGAATCGCTTCATATCAATATTCAGCACATTGACTGCAGAACCTACGAACACTCGCACCACCATGGATTTGCCCGAACCGCCACTAGCCTGTTTCTCGTCTTCAATCTGATCTTCCAGCAGATAGGGAATGCTCTGACTGTCTGAACCCGTCAGGTCTCTATAGCAAACCCTGCCTATGCCGGAAACCATATTGACGAAATGGGCATTGATGATAGCCTTGTCTTCATCAGATAATTCAGACTTGCTTCTGTCGGCTTCCATCTCTTCCTGCCAAAGCACATTAGAGCAACCTCGCAGGATGCGGAGCATCGGCCACAATTCCCGGTCTTTCTTGCCTCGCCAGTCAACGTTCCATCGGTAGATGGTACCCCATTCCCGCAGATCATTTTTCATCTGATTGATTTCAAAGATGCTGAATACAGGCGAACCGTCCTCATTCTTCTGAGCTTCCTTCTGCGCTATCTCATTTTCCCTGCGTGTATATTCATCGCTCTGTCTGATGATGAACGGCGGGTCGAAATGGCGCATCGTGAAGTCGTATGGCTTTCGGGCGGTGGCAGGGATGAAGAAGTTACACTGGTCATAACTGATTGGAGTGATATACTCCGGCGTTATCTTCAGCGCCACGTTGCGGAAGTAAAAGTATTCCACGTTCTCGCTGTAGCCTTCCGTAAAGTCGATGATGATGCTCTGCAATCCTCCGGCTGATTTCTCTGAGAAATTCTTGTCTATCAGATTGGCGCTGTCGCTCATCAATTTTTGTTCCTGCTCATTGTGCCTCCAACTCTGTTCGCAGAACTCCAAGAGCTTTTCCTTAGTTGCCTGTATGATGCTCTTTCCGTCGATGTACTCAACAAAGCATCGGTCGAGGTGGATAAACTGACCTACGAGGTCATTGCTCTCAGGGTCGATTTTGCGGTAATATCCGTGGCTCGTCATAAAGAGCCATACCTTGGTAGGTGAAATCTTGCAGGTGCAAGATTTCAGCTTACCGCTGCGGGGGTCTCTCGGATATTCTATCTCGAAAGGATCGGTGTTCTTGGCTCCCCGAAGCTTGGAGAATAACGGCAGACGAATATCGTGGTCGAACCGAAAATTATCTTCATCGGTCATGCGATAGGTAAGCATGTAGTCTCTTACGCTCCTCGGTGTGCAGCCGTAGAGCCACTGCCAGCGCTGGTTATAGCGCACACGGAAAGGCTCGGGAAGCATGGCATAGCAAATATCACTGAACTTGGTGGCGATGGCTCCGCAGTTGCGTTGCGATGTAATATCATTGGGATAGATCATAATGACCCTTTCGGCAAATCGCTTCATCTTTTGATATTGCACACCGCTGAAGTCCAGCTTTTCCTGCCTCCACTGACCTCTCTCGATATACCAGAAGTTTCCTCTTCCTACCGAGAAGGCTACGTGGTACCAACTATTCTTTTCAAAGAACTTATCGCCAGCTTTATCCTTACGTAGGGATTGCATGGCGTAATAAACACTCAGAGCATCTTCGGGCGTTCGACAGAACACGATGTTCTGAGCCTTAATTTCATTGAGCGGAATATCTACCTTATCGGGGTGAAAGGTGCCTTTCGGTTCATCATTCTTATCCAGATTCTCCACCCAAATTTCTTTTTTTTCTGTATAGACCTCATCAGGCTGATATTTCTTGATAGCCGCATAAACGGCGGTATTCTCAGCCGTTCTGTTTTCGGCGGCATGAATGAACACCGGGTCGCCCATCAGCCACTTGCTCACCTTCCTCACGCTGTGATCCTCGCAGGTGGAGAAGACGATAGGGTCTTGCTGCATTGCCGGACGGAAGAAGCATCCGCAGCTTCCTTGCGGCGCTATCACGTCTGTGGCGAAGCAGACGAACAGCGGGTTCCAGGGTGTTCCGTAAATCACTTCACTTACCAGTTGCCCGTTTCTCACTACGTTTGGCAGCGTTACCTGGTCCACGGCATAGATACGGAAATCTTCATTCAGCATTCTTGTGTTGAAGTCCTTCCCGAAGCCGTATTGCGGAATGCCTTTAACCGATGTGACTTCGCACCCCAGGGCTGCAAGCTCCTGGGGATTGAAATCAGTTTTTGGCATGAAAGAGAATGTCTCTATCGTCTGTGCGGCAATAGTTCGATAGTCCATCTTGGCAAAGAGCGCAGGCCATTTGGCTCTCGTCTTCTCGTTGTCACCATACGCCTTAACTACGAGGTCGTGGCAAAGGCGCAATAGACTGGCTCCGTGCATCGGCAGCTTGCGCTGGGCGGCATAGAGTTCCAAGGCTCCGTAGCCATACTTGCCGGTCTTGGTACACATCCAACGCAGGGCACCGTGCTCTGCCTTGATATTATTATCCACCCCTACGCCGTTATACATACCGCCACGCTCATTATTGTATATAATGAGGTGTGGTGTCTGCTTCACCTTGCCCTGCTCGCCATCGTCTGCCTCTTCCTTCTGGCAGAGCGGACAGAAACAGGCAGTCTGTCCCTCGATGCGCTGCTCATCGGCAGGTTTTACGAGGAAAGCCATGTCAAGATTGGCAAGCTGGTTCAATATAGGGTGGAATAACATATCTTATATCAAGAGTATTTATAGAGTTAAAAGAGAAGGGGAAGGCATCACTCTTGACCATTGACCAGCGATGGAATCGCTGGGAACGGGGGCGCAAAGGGTAGGCCAAACTTCAAGTGTTTACATCTCGTCGGACAAAAGATGCAGCATACGTAGTCGTGTGGCATTACTGACTCACACTACCCTTGCATAAGAGCGTTTCCAGAATGCCTCCCCTATTCTCTTTATATCAATGTTTCAAAGAAAGAAGAACTTTCGGGGTAATGCCGCCAAATTTCGAGGATGCCTTTTTACCGCATCGATAAGTATTCCTCAGCATTTTTAATCAGACTTTTCACTTATCGTTCCGAGGTTGCGGTGGAGGGTATCAACTTATCAGTGAAGCTTTGCAGCGTTCACTCATTACCCGTCCAGTTCTTCCTGCCATTTAACCGATGGCTCGGTGGTCTAATAAAATAAAGTCGGATCGAGTGTATCGTACCGAAGTTTGCATGATGGCATGCAGAATATCTTTTATTTCTTCATATCTTCACGTTTATAAATTCAAGAATGTTTCCAGGCGATAATGCCTTATCTTGCAGTTGCAGATGGTTTCCATACGATGTACTATCATCTGCGAGAGACTTTCCATCGTGAGGAAATCGGTATTTAAACCGATGATCTGCACCTCCTGCCTCCAGTATATCTTGCCGTTCTTGCGGCGGCAACTATGCGAAGGCGTGATAATCATATCTTCCACACTGCCCGTCATCATCCTGCAAAGATACTCGCAGGTATCTTTCAATAGGGCGAAGGGAGCATAGAAGAGAAGAGTTGGAATGTCATCCCTCAGTCCGCTCATCGTCTCGGTATAGGCGAAGCGATGGAGCATCTTATATCGGGATAGATTCCTGTGCCTCTGCTGTATGCCCGTCCGGTTAGGGATATAGGGCAAATCGAATAGCCTAGGCATAGGCTTCTCTTATCTTCTTCATCATCTGCCAGGTACTGTAGATACTTCGCTTGCAGTCGAAGAGCGGGTCGTGTGCCGCACCCTCGTCATCGGCGATGTCCTTGTAGTCCGTAGTCAGGGCGTAAGCCTTGTCTAGGTCGAAACGTTCCTCGTTTGGCTCGGCTGCATCCCAGATGATTCTCGCAAGTTCAAGATAGAACGTGCGATGATCTCTCAGTTGGGTATGCTTAATCTGGAACTTGATGCCCAGCTTGTAACAGATATATCTCAGGATAGCTGGGTCAAAGTCGGTACCCTGCGCCCAAAGGCAAAGGTCTTCATCACCGAGTTTCTTCTTCACATCTTGTATCCACTCGAAGAACCACGTCACTACCACATCAATAGGCTGGCAAGGTGACTCGTCGCTGTCGCTATCGAGCAAGGCAGCTTTTGCCTCGTCACTCTGCTTTGCCCACCAGTCTGCCGTCGATTGATCAAAGGCGAACCCATTCAGGAACATGCTTCGCAGGTCAACGTGGGCAGAGAATGTGGAATTTCTCAAAACGCCGTCACCTTCATCAAAGAAGGGACTCTCTTTACCGTAGCGCTTCCATGCTACCGCGCCGATACTCATAACGGCTGCGGTGGGAGAAAGCGAACAGGTTTCAAAATCAACAGTTACATCTATCATTTGTAGTTATGAATGTTTCATTAAAGACCAGCGATGGAATCGCTGGGAACAGGAGCGAGGGGGATATGACAGCTTAGGCTACTCTTGTCTGCAAGAGCGCCCTGATGCCTTCATGCTCCCACGGTTTCCAATCATCGGCGGTAAACCGCTTGATGATGGTGGTGCGGCTCATACCGCGTTCCTCCATGAAGGCAAAGAACTTCATGCAGAGACCGCTGCTGGCTTTTTTCAGACAAGTGTAGAATACACCTGGCTCCTCGCTCTTGGCAGTCTCTGTCAGATAACCTTTCTTTCCAATCTCGTTACCCAGGGCATCGGTCTCCACATACTCGGATAATAGGTTAGCTACTTCCGGTATAGCTAAGAACTGCTTTTTGCAGTTCTTGATGCCTAGGATTTCCCAGGCATCGAAACCCTTCTGGAAGAAACGAAGGTAAAAAGTCGAAATCGTGAAGCCTTTGGCTGATAAAAACTCAGCTAAGTTCTTCTTTTCGTCAGCAGAAATATCATTTACCTCTAACGGAGTATTATTCTGCGTAACTTTTTCTATAATTTCCTTTGTCATCTCAATTTTATTTCTTAATTTTGGTGCAAATTTAAGAAATAAAATCATAACTACCAAATGTTACCTATATTTTCTTTCAGAAATTAAGGGAATTTAACATAGGTAAGGTATATTAATTGATTTTCAGATGAACAGATTAGAGTTTATTCACCTTTTAAAAATAGTTGAGATATGAAGTACTTTTATAACTACAGCTTCCTCGACAAGTGGATGGAAGCAAACAGAAAAATCACCAATAAGCAAATTATGAAGGCTATGGGTACTACGAGTAATGCGTGCCTGGATAGCTGGATAAGAATGAAGTCGCCGCTGCCTACCATCGCCCTGCTGCGCTTCTGCAATGCGTTTCACGTTCCGCTATCGGCATTTATTGTGGATGCGGATGCTCAGACGGGAGAGAACGATGAGGGCATAGAGCACGTGCTGCCTGGTATTGATGATCAGTTTGAGCCAGATGGCGGATATATAGATAATGACGAGAAGCGCAAACTGGGTACGCGTGTCCTGCGCAATCCGCTCGATGTGGAGAGAGTGAAATCGGTGGTGCCTGGGTGGACCAGCGATGGAATCGCTGGGGACGGGGGCGCAAAGGGGGCAAGGCTCGGACGCAAGGAAGAGTATAAGGGAGAGAATGCCGCTGCCCCTATGAATGAGACTTCCCCTACTCCGATTGCGGAGCCTGCTCCTGATGCTGATCCGGGCATCAGCATGGCCACCCTTAACCGCATGCTCGATATTATCGCCGAGCAGCAGAAGCAGATTGGCGATCAGCAGAAACTTATCAGTGAGCTGACTCATCGACTGAATGCCCAGCAAGGGGGATTTAGGATGGTGGCGGAAGACGTTCATCATCGGGAAGGTGAGTGATTTGAAGAAAAAAGCAGCCAGCTACCCATCACGGGCGGCTGACTGCAACAAAGTATAACCTTTTAAACTTTTTGAAAAAACTAGTTAACCTAAATAAAAACTAAATAAAAACTTAAATAAAAACCTTAATTATATATGAAATACTACTTTTGCTCATTGGTTGCTGCCATTCTGCGGCGAAGGAACTCCTTCTCCTCGATTACCTGGCAGTCGGCGCTTGTGCTCTCATAAGGCACATCGGTGTAGATGAAGCCGTGATGCAGGAAGAGCGGTGGCGTTGTGGTGCCGAAGGTGAACGGAAGCTGCGCTTCCTTTCCATTCTTGCCCTTTGCCATCTTAGGCTTGAACTGCAGAATGGCGATGAGTGCCGCTTCATTTACGATCGGAAGTGATAGCATCTCCTTCTCTAGGTCGCTACCTTCATCGGGCAGAAAAAATGGTGTGCGCTGCATCCCATCCTTGGTAGGCTCCTGGATGTTGGTCCATCCTTCCTTACTGATGGTGTTCTTGAACTCTACCATCACCACACCTCCGGCAAAGCCTTCGGGTGATTCATAATAGGTATCGGCTCCCTGCTTCTCTGCCCAGATGCGAGCCTTCTCACTTGCTTCACTGCACTCGGCAAGAAATGCTTTCAGCTTCTTGCCTGTTTCACTCTCCTCTGCTATCTTCAGATAATTGTGAGGTCTGTTATCTTTACCCATAAATCCTTGTATTTTAAATCTATTATATAATTTTCGAGAAAAATTGTATTTTTGAGTATATATTTTTGGCGAAATATTGTATTTTTGAGAAGGGAACCAGCGGTGGAATCGCTGGGAACGAGGGCGCAATGGGGTTAAAGCGCCCGGCAATAGATAACTGGCTCGCCACTCTCGTCGTGCTGCATGTGGAAACCTTTATAGCCTAGCTCTTGAAGGTATAGACTCAATGGGTCTCCCAGCGGGCAGACAATCGCCTTGAAGTACTCACGAAGCCGGGCATCGTTGAACACCTCGCAGTCTTCTGTCCAATGATTCAGCGGCTCAAACTGCTTACCGAAGGCTTCTATCTTTGCCGGGATAACGAAATCCTGCAGCGTTACTTCTGCCTGCTCCTCATTATCTACGAGGTCGTAATCATTTCTGTTCTTTCTTCCCTTGCCCATTGTCGGTATGTTTTTTAATTGTCGTGAGCAATAAGACTATTACGAGTACCAGGAACAGGGCGAAGGAGTTCTTTCTTGCCGTTTTCTGCCAGGTTGCCTTTCTCACCTCCCTGGTGTTCTTTTCCTGCGTATCGGATAGGCTATCGGTAGCTTCCAAATGGGTGCCAACGTTGCTGCGGGTGCGGACGGATAGGCTGTCGATGGTTTTCAGCATCTGGGCTATCTCCTGCTGTTGGCGCTGCAAACGCTCATCGTAGGATGACTGGTTGTTGTGGCTGCCTTTGCGGTGGGTAGTGCGGTTGATAGTCTTCTGCCTGTTGCCGGAAGAATCGGTAGTCTCGGTGATATGTTCCTGGATGGTTTCTTCATATTCGCCCGATTCCGAGGCGGTGACAGTGGTCTGCTTATCCTCGATGAGCTTCCTGGCTGCGCTATTGCTTGCCGCTACCTGCTTATGCACGCTATCCGTCTGCTCGGTCCTCACGCTATCCTTCACCTCCTGATGGTTATCGCTAACCACTCGTCGAGAAGTAGTGCAAGCCGCTAGCATCATCATCGCTACTGCTATCAAGAGTAGATGAATAATCTCTTTTCTTTTCATACGTCTTCATTTATTTAATGTTTCTTGATGCAAAGGTACGAAAAGAAGGGGAAACGGGTGGGACAAAAAAAAGGTAAAAAGGAGATTTAACCTTTTTACCTTTTTACTTTTATCCGCGGTAGAACACCGGAGCGAAAGACCCTTTGCAATCGAAGAACTCCTTTGCCTTGTCTTCAATACCAAGATTTCTGATCATCTCGAAATCATCATCGCTGCACTCCACGCAGAACCTTCCGTTCTTCATGCCGACGAAGGAAATGCGGGAAACCAGTGATTTCTCAGCATCGCCTATAACGAGCTTGCAGAATGCCTTCCACTTGTCGGCACCCTCGCCTACCTCGGTAACGAGTTTACCTTCTGTAGGCTGATGCACATGGGCGAATATATCACCCTCTACTGGTGTGCCTTTTTTCGGTGTGCGGTTCTGTTTGTATCGCTCATTCAGAGTGGCGGCCACGTCCATATTCTTATCCTTTGATAGATGATTCTCGCCAACAACCGTGCGTCTCACATGAAACCTGATAAAGTCGGGATCACCTTTTCGCTTACCCGATTTATAGATGATGTCATCGTCTTTCAACTCATCAAATACGATGTCCGTCTGTGATAACTTCTCCATCCTCTGCAAATCCCTACATACCACATCGAGAACCTGTTTTCGGAACTGCGAGAACTTGGGGTATTTGTTCATCACAGGCTCGCCAAATTCGTTTTTCAGAATTTCTTTCTTGTCGGCATCAATCTCTACCAAACCGAGATAAGACTTCAATTCCAGGAAAGGCACCGATATATCCATACTGCGGTTCAATCCTATCTGGCGCAAGAGATAGATATATACGCGCGGTGTATTCACATTCTTTGCAAACTTCGCTATCATAGATATATGGTGAATATACCCCTGCCCCATATCAAACACCCGCTTAGAAAGTTTCGGGTCAATCTCAAGCATAATATATCCCAATATGCGGCTCACTTTCTTTCCGTCCTTAGTTGTATATCCGTTCTTCGACGATGGAATACTCATTCGGCTGAATATATGGGCAAACTCATCGCTACCATCTGGCAGTGTACTCCTTACCGTCATATCGAGAATGCTTGTCTTCAGTTCCGCTCTCAACTTCTGATAGCTCATATTCTCGCAAGTAATGAAATCATGAATATCTATCTTGATAGGTGGAATATTCATCACAATATGATCTACACCTTGCTCAAACAGAAAATCAGAACGAGCGTCGCCCAACTGCCTCTTCTCCAAAAAGTATTCATCAACAAACTTCTGCAGGTGTGTGCTTGTTATCATCAACACATTCTGCTGAAAAAGAGAGTATTGTCTATCCAGTTTCGTGAGCGAAAAAGGAGTGTTTATCCAAGCTAAACCATTGTTTTTATTTTCATCACTCATATCAAATCTGACTTTTCGTTTACCTAAATCTGACTTTTCATTTACCTAAATCTGACTTTTCGTTTACCTAAATCTGACTTTTCATTTACCTAAATCTGACTTTTCGTTTACCTGCAACATTATAAATACTTGAATATCAATACGTTAGACTTTCCCTAATATATATAATATAAATAATACTATAATTTTCTATTTAAAGACTTCGTTTTTAGGTAAACGAAAAGTCAGATTAAGATGGGTAAATAGGTTCCAAGAACTATACCCCTTTGTACCAAAAATGGCATCGTCGAGGTAAACGAAAAGTCAGATTTGGCTCAAATTTAACCATAAATGCAGTGAGTTGGTTCCGAAAACTATACCTTTCTGTACCAACAAATCTGACTTTTCGTTTACCTACATTAGCCGTTCTTGTGTCTGTCCAGATACTCGATGACTGCCTGTAAAGCGATGTCCTTGATAGGTGTACTCGTCTCCATCTTCATCTGCAATATCTGCATATAGTACTCCATCGGCACATAGATAGTGATACCGTTCTGAGTCTTCTTGCCAGTCTTTCGCATTGATGCTGGTTCGGAAACAGGTGCCGCAGATGCGGGTGCAGCCGGAGCAACAGAGGGGGTAGATGGGGCTGATGGTGCCGCAGGTACTGGTGCAGCCGAAGCTGGTGCAGTAACTTGTGGCTGCTGTTCGCTCTCTATGGTGGCCTGTTCACCCTGCTGCTTCTCTAAGGCTTCAGCAACCCGCTTCTGGCGAGCTTCCTCATTAGCCTCATAAATCTTTTCTATACCTTGGATGGCTGGAGAATCTTCCAACCCCTTAAACTTATTCACGTTATTCTTTGCTTGTCTTGCCATAATCTTAAATGCTTAATACTACACATTATTATATTAATATTCACTGCCCTAATCTTTAGGCATGCTTGCCAAAATCTCTTTGGTGAATTTCTCGTAGTCCAGTCCTACCCTACAATAAGGGGCAAACTCGAATATATCCTGATTTTTGGCTTGCGCCTCCACCATCTTCGTATCTCGACGGGTGTAAGCATCGAACATATAATCGTCAAACTTCTGACCTAGATACCCCTTAAACTCCTTGGTGATTCTCGTCTGATCATTACTCATTACCATCAGTAAACCTCGAATATCAATATCAGGATTCAGATCCTCACGAGTCTCCTGCACGGCATTCAGGATTTCGGCAATACCTTTTGTTGCCAACATTTCGAGCTGGATAGGTATTACTACACTTGATGCCACCGAGAGGGCATTATGCGTGAGTAGGGACAAAGCTGGTGGGCAATCTATCAGAACGTAGTCGAATGCTTCCAGGATAGAAGAAACTCCTTCATGCATCAGCTCCTCGCCTTGCATTTCCGTCAACGGCTTGCTAAATAACTTGAATAATGCCTTGCGAGGTACTGGCATCTGATTGAGAAAAGGTTCAATGCTAATAAGTCTGTAGGATGCCGGAGCAAGATAAATTCCCTCTCTCACCTGGTAAACGGGTAAGCGTGACTGCTGAACCAACGCATCGTAAACGGTAGGCTTTCCTGCGTTCTCAGCCTCGTTCCATCCGAAGAGGAAAGAAAGCGAACTCTGAGGGTCCAAATCTATCAATAGGATACGTGGTCTGCGCTCCTTGCCATCTTCGCCCTTACCAAAGAAACCTCTACCATAACGGCGAAGACCTGCTGCCAAACTCTGAACTGTTGTTGTCTTACCAACTCCTCCTTTGTGATTTACGAAGGCGAGGATTTCCTTTAATCTCTGTTCTGCCATAATCTTATATATGTATTAATGTATTAGTGAATGTATGGAAACCAATCAATACAGAAAGTCATAAATCCATAAATACACATTTATGCTTTTATGTGTTTGTGGTTCTCTGCTTTTGTGGTTCACGCTGCAAAATTAATATTTTAATTCTAAACCGCCAAACATTTTTAATAATTTTAATGTTTTTATGTGTAGATTGATTGAAACCAATAAATAAAGTAATCAAGTCACAAAGAAACATATCAATCAAGCTATAAATCAAGGAATCAATTAATCAATACATACAGAAATGCACGTTTGTGAATTTATGTATTTGTGTTTGTGTTTATGCTTTTGTGGTTTTATGGAAATGTGTCATTATGGAAATGTGTTATTATGGAAATGTGTTATAATGGAAATCGCCTAGGTATTACAAACAATACCCAGGCGATCACCTTCAGGGTGTGCTCGCCATAATCAAGGGTAAGATCCGGCTCGGCGAAATCCTCGGCATCGCTCGTCTGGTGAAGCACCTGCAACAGCGTACCCGTCTCCTTGTCGTAGTCGAAAATGTAGAGATCGGTAAGCACCTTGCCCTCTGCGGTGAGGGCTGCACGGGTAAGGGTAGAAGATGAAGATGCCTTGCGGCTCGGCATCATAGTGGAAAAAACGGAAAGGGTAGGGGAGATGGAAAGCTTCACGTGAGCCTTCGCTTTCACGGCAGTCTGCGGGCTATCAAAATTAATTGATTGAGTTTATAATTTTGTCGCATCGGCGAAAACCCAGTGAAGTTTTGCCGATGCTATAACGTAGGCTGACATTACGTCAATTCGGGGTCCCTGTCGTAATCAGAACCCAGTTCAACCATTTTCTCCTCGAAGAAATTCTGCTTGTTCTCTTCCTCGCTGCTGCGATTTACGCAAGATTCCCACGCCTTGTTCACGGTCTTCTTGATGTTCTCTCTCAGACCAGGAAGGAATATTCTTTCATTTTCATACGTAAGGCGATTGCGTTCCTCACCCTGCTCTGCAAGACCTACACTCTTCTGGAAATACACCTCCACATTTACTGGAGCATCCAGCAGCGCACAATAATCGGTAAAAATCGGAAGGAGATAATAACATATCTGGGAATCCTCGCCCGTGTTGGTCATCAAATAGAATGATACGTTGATTTCCATCTCTCGCGTGCGGGTAGCCAGGCTCTTCTTGTCGTCAATCTTCATGATGCAATGCGCAGCATCATCGGTATCATGCACGAGGAAATAGACGTAGAGCGTAGGCTTCAGGGCTTTTCGGTCGATGATGACACCATACTGGTTCAGGCACTCTACCAGGTCGGACGTACTATCCAGCAGTGGATAGAATTTGAAGAGGCGGGAGAAAGGAATGGTTTCTCCCCGGTGGGCGATGATAGAGAACTCCTTCCCACCTTCGTGCGGCAGACAAAGATTTCCGCTGTCGCTTACGAAGAACACCTCTGCGTCATCGTAAGTGGTACCTACCCAGGCTACTCCCATACGCTCGTGAACGAAACCGTCCTTATCTACGAAAATGGCGTGATCGTCGCAAGGTATGGAACTCAATATTGTTTTATCTTGATCTATCTTTATCATTTTTATCTAAGTTTTTTAAAGTTCTATAATTGATAACGTGCGGGATGCAGGAATATTATATATCCCGCACGATATTTTTCTACTTGAACGCTCCAGCCAGAAGAGGGAGGAAAAACACCGCTACGCCGATGGTAGAGAAGAGCAGCACCGCTACACCTACGAAGGCGAGGGCTGCAAGAGAATATGTGATTGCTTTCTTCATATTGCTATAATCTTTAAATGTATTAAAATTGATGTTTCTTATTCCATATCACTGAGTACCCAGTTCTGCATCATACCTGCAATATCATTTGCAGCCAGGAGCCAAATCAGATTGATGAGCACGCCCACATAAGGCTTTTGTTTCTCCAACGGTTTATTTTCGAGTTTATGCGAGTTAAACCAATCTACGACCGGCTGCATCGCAATAATGCAAGGCTGCAGGGTACCGCATTCGTTGGTAATATCCGTGATGGTTTCCTGGCGAATCTGCATTTCGTTCCAATTCAGATCATTTCCGAGCTTCTTACAAACAAGCACTTTGATTTCTTCTTTATTCATAGTCTTGAGAATTTTAAAATTGAAGTTTATATTTTTGTCGCAGCATCAGTGATGTTCCACCGATGCTATAACGAAGGCTTCTTCTGCGCCTGTAAGGTCGCAGCCTTGATAGCGCGGAAGGTCTCAGTAACATATCTGCTGCCTCCATGCTTCTTGATCCAGTCGTGAACGTCATCGGGCACCACATATTTGTGGACGCTGCCCTCTGCTGCAGGTCTGCCTTTCTTATTTGATGTTTTGGTATTCTCCATTTTCTTTGTGAATTAAAAAATTTGCTATAAAATGTTCTATTTTTCCGAAATAGAAGTTTGGCCAAAGCCTTTTTATGTTCTAATTTTCCTTATCCTCTTCTTCGAGTTCAAAACCTTCAGCTTCGATAATCTTGCTATCATTACCCATCGCCTCGGCTTGTTGCTCTCGGGATAAATAGACCGGCCAACAAATAAGATCATCTGCATAATTGCCAATATCTATTTCTGCCTTATCCTTGTAATTCCAGAACACGGAAGCCAGACAATACACCTCCATCGCCTCTTTATCTGATAGCATAGATACCGCGCCAAGGAGTCGGGTAATCTCCTGCTCGGAACAGAACTCATTTTCGCCATCGCCCGTAAGAACGTAATCGTGAACCTTGTTAAAGAGAGTATCAGAAGCTTTGGCCATATCCACATCGTTAGGAGAGATACCCTTAATAGCCTCAGTGATGACTGTCAGGCTGTAGGAATCGTTCAGCAGCCAAATAGCACGGAATCGGGCAGAAACGTTACATACAGCTAAATCCAGGTGATTCTCACCTATCCACTTAGTGATATTTGCAACGATGCCATCAATATCCTTATTCTTGCATTTTGCTTTGTCGATAACAAAATATCTACAAGTATCAAACAAATCTCCTTCTACGAAAGTGATGCCTATGCCCGACACATTATCTTCAACCGTCCATACTACAGATTCGGTCTTGCTGGGATTTATCGTAAATCTATCTTCTTTCATACTGAAATCCGCTTCGCCGTGCTGCGGTAGGGCTGAAATATCTTAATTAATATTAATAATTCGGGTGAAATGATACACCGTATCGTTTTATTTCTTAAATTTGCACCGTCTTCGGAAGATTTCAATCGTACCTTTATGGAATAGAAAGAAACATAAAACTTCCGTTGACGGTCAGACTTTCAAAAGTCTGTGGATTCAAACGCTCTTAAAGAGCCAAATTTCTACTATAGTAGATTCGAGCCGGAAGGCTCGCGGTTGCCCCGGCTTCGGTCGGGGCTTTCCCGTTTTATGCGTAAACGCCAATTTTATGAAACTCCAAAGTCGTGTGATTATCAGGATAGCTACAATCCTCAAACATAACCCAATAACCTTGCTTATCCAAGAATATCTGACCGATCGAGCTTGCAACGTCTTTCGGCTTGCCTGCCAATCTATTGCATATTATCCTAGTCAAGTCTTTATAAGGTTGACGTTGTTCATCTATGATACGGAAAGAATATATATTCTTATCTCTTCCAGTAATCGTCAGTGTAGTTATTAAACCTTCAATCGTTCCAACTCTCTTGTACGTATCATCTTTGCACACCAAAGATTCACCATTATCAAACAATCGTCTTGCAAGAAACGTTGTCGTATTGTTACAAATAATCTCCGACATAATTTTTCCACTTAACCGTGATGTGGTAGGGCTTAGAAAGTTTATTAATCGCAATAAAACTGCTCTGTTTCGTAAACTGGATTCTTACAATCCACAACGTCACCATCCTCATCAAGGATTTCTTTGTAGCCATCAAAAACCTCATAGTGGAAGTTATTGCTACGACCTTCCCAGCAGTTATCATTGTCGCATACCTTATCATACCCTTTCGTATTTTCGGTACAATATTGCTTTGCTTCATCCAATGTATCAAACTCTGCAACATTGTTTACCTCAACATTATTATTGTAATATATCTGATATTTCTTCATATATCATTGACTTAACCGTGCTGTCGAGGGCTAAAAATAATCTATAAATCCAGTAATAAATCTCCGATGTTATAACGAATAAACTTCGTCACCGAGAAGACGCGGAATGATTTCAGCATCAAGGATGCTATCGTAATCCCAGAGACGGGCACCGAAATCTTTCTTCAGCTTCACTACCGCCATTTTGTATGCCTCCTCGCCATTCTCGGCATAGCCTTCATATTCGTAATACTTATATGAAAAATTGACGGTGGCATGAAGACAGACGGTAAAGAAACCCTTCGGCATCGCAGCCAGCTCCTTGCGGCGCTCGTTGATCTCTCTGGCGATGCGCTGCTTTACCAGGATTTCATTGTCTTGTCTGCGCTTGCGGTCTGCTGCCTCCTTCGCTATCACGGCCTTCTCGCACTCCTCTGGAGTATCAGCGAGGGCAGGGTAGCAATAGATGAAGGATGAAGGGCTACAGCCTGTAGTCTGCAATTTTCTGCCCGCATGCTCGTCCTGATAGATCTTTTTCAGAAGGGCGTGAATGTTGTAGTTAACTTCCAGCTTCCTGCCGCCCGGCTCGTTCTTGTCGGTCAGACTATTAATAAACTCCTCGGCTTTTTCTGCTGAGTCAATGATAACTTTCTTGTCGAAATATACAAAAAACTTCTTCATATTCTTTGCGCTTAACCGTGATGCGCCTAGGGCTTAGATAATTGATAATAGTTATTAATTGATGTGTTCGTCGATACATTGGTCAAAGATAGCTCTTGATAAACTCCAGTCTGCCTTAGGATATTCACCCCAGCCGGCACCCTCATTATTGTTGACGTACCACAAATCTTCGTCCTCCTTCACGGTTGCAACGTGATACATGTTAACTCCAGTAAAGAATGATTCCTGGCTGTGGTCGTAGCATACATCGAAGGAATTATCATCGTTTTCACGATAACGATAACCTGTCTTAATCAACTCTTCTTCTAACATTGTTTTCATATTACTTGCGCTTAACCGTGATGCACATAGGGCTAAAATGATTATTATTGTTTTTATTTATCTTCTTGTTTTTATCTGATGCAAAGGTACAAAGAATTTCTGAAACTACCAAATAAAATGCACTTCAATTACGTATTTAGGTGCATTTTTAACGTTTGTTTTATTTGCAAAGTAAATTCTCAACACCTTTTTATCTTCTTTTCTTCTCTTGTCGCCCACCAGGGATTCGGACCCCGAAGGATGAAGCATATCATCCTCGGCCAACCATAGGCGAAATTGCTGCTGCTATCCTCCCGGACCGCATACAGCTTTTATAGTAAACTTAAAACAAATTGCGGACGCTTCCGCGAAAACAATTAAAATCTTAAAGTTATGTTTAAATAACGCACCCCGTGGTGGTGTCGCTCCACGCTTGCCGGTCTGCCGGACGGGGTAGGGGAAGGCTCTCAGGCTTCCCCTGTATGGTGTGATAGGGCATTATATAATGACCTCGACACGTCTCGTTCTATGCCGCATCACCTTGCGCATGGCGCTTATTATGGTCTGCCTTATATTCTTCCTCCGTCATACCTTTCACTTTAAGTATATCTTCCCAGTAACCTTCGCGGATATACTCTGCCTTAAACTCCTCGAAGGTATGAGGAGCGAATTTATCGGCAACGTAATATGCCTCGCTTCGCAATTCAATAGCATTGCCTATCCAGCACCCTGATAAGATGAGGTTCTCCTCGTCCGAGTCTTCCTCATCCTCCTCCATCTGCTCATCGAAATGCTCGATGGCATACTTGATCATCGTGCGAATATCCTTCGCCCAAGAGCAGGCATCGTCCGGCTTGATATTGCATTCCTGCAGTACCATATTCACCTGCTCGTCGATACCCTTGCGGCTCATGATGTAAGCATCAGAGTAGAAGTCGAAAGGGATAACGTGGTCCAGCTTCCATCCCTTCTCCTCGTTGACCGATGGTCGTCCGTATGCTTTGCGGCTCTCTTCTGTCACCTGCACTTCGTTTTCTACATTCTCTATAACGTTCATACCGTTGTTTTTATTATTCTTTGCTTCCATAATTTCTAAATTTTAAATATGTTCTATAATATGATATTGCGATATTATTTATGCTGCCTTCTTGATGTATGCTTCAGATACCTTCTTTTTCCACACCTCGGTGCCTCGTGCCAGGCGCTTGCCGTTTTCATCGCACAGACAAAAACATAATTTGCCAAAGCTCTTATAATAGACGTGGTAGCGATAACGAAAGCCCAGTTTTTCATCCACCTCCCCAGGATCTACCAGCACAATATCTCCCGGCTGGAAGGTGTAATTCTGCATCTTCTTAAATCCAGATGGAGCTGGATTTTTAGCTTTCCAGGCATCACGGCGCGCCTCGAAATCTTTGCGCTTTTCCGCTGATTCCTGGCGTGCCTTCTGCAAGGCTGCCTCATACTCCTCATCCCGTTTCTTCTCCTCGACCATCTTAGCCGCTTCTGCTGCCAGGATCTCTGCTTTCTTCTTGCCCGTGATATTCTCTGCAATCTGCCAAAATCTGCCTTCAGGGAAACACTGGATGACCAGCGCCAAACCTACATAGACTACACCCCAAAGACCTTCCAGTTTGAAGACGTTGGCACCGCCTGTAAACAGATTTACGTCTATCTTATCCACTTCTGCCTGGTATCTTTCCTGTGCCTTCTGGAGTGCCTCCTGGCTTGATACTCGCACCATCTTGCACATATAGAAGCTGCTGCTATCCTCTTTAATCTGCCATTCATTATCCATCAATTTGATGTAGTGGAAAAGCTTTTCCTTCTTGTCGTGGTCGATGGCGGTCCATCTGATACCCAAAGACTGATTTTTGTTTTTCGTGAGATTCACGTAAAAACCTACACAGCGAGTGCTCGGATCATCGAAGATTCCGTGAACGGTGATTTGTGTCTGATATTTGCAGATAGGGAAGCCCTTTGCCAGTTTCTCTAGAGTCTCGAAACTGCATCCCTTCTCCACCGCCTGGAGCAGTGCTGCCGGAACTTTCTTTGTACTCAAGTTCTTAATATGTTTCTTGTCGTATGATGAAGACTTCTTGAATAAGTCTGTAACTTTGTTTGCCATAATTCCTAATATTTTGAATGTTCTATAATTGGTGATTTCTGATTTTTCCGATGGGCTATAATAGGGCAGCGCTTAGGCTGCCTTGCCCTTGTCTATATCGTTAATATAATAATTTGTACTTACACGGTCTCGAACCTTATTATAGGCGTAAATCTCAGGGCGCTCATCGGTATATCCTTCTGCCTCTAATTCTGCCTTCACGATATAATAGAGCATGTATGCCAGGTAATTTGACTGGTAATAAAGAAAAGCACCCAGCCTCCCCAATCGTCGATGTCGTTGCTCAGGAAAGAGATAAAACCGCTTGTGCTGGTGTGATTCTCCTTGATCCATCCGGCTATCTTATCACGGTGATTTTTCGCCTTCTCTATAATCGCCTTCTTAGCCTGGTGGGTAAGTTTGATGCGAACCACGCAAGCGTCATTCTCGTAATTATAGAAGCGTGGCTGCCATACCTGGATAAAATCCAGTTTAATATCCTCGTGGATATACTGCTGCATCCATCCTTTCCATACCTTGGTGTACTCCTCGCAAATGGCCTTGTAATATCCCCTATAATCAAAAGTGAAATCCTTATCCTCCTCGAATCCATTCTCAAGACCATAATAATAAATATCATCATCCGGGCTCCAGATGGAGCAATAAAAGCCTTCAAAGCTGGCTAAACGTGCATCGCACACCGTTGTAAATTCCTTTTTCTTTTCCATAACCTTAAAAATTTTAATGTTCTATAATATGTTATTTTATTTATTGCCAGGGAATCCTATTTTGCTGGATTCCCTGATTCAGTACGTATGCTATAATAAGGCGTGATAAACGGGTATCTAACCTCGTTAACGTAATACGTTACGGAAGGAGCACTCATAGCTAGTGAGTTTTGGCAGATCACCACACCGTCCATTCCATGCGCCATCATGTTCAAGGCACACATCTTGCATACCAGTGGATTGGAATCCTGTGCCACATACTTGTAAGGTCTTCCGGCTGAAGGATCAGGGCAGCTCATCTTTGCGAAATGAGACAGAAGCAGACGGCCACTGCCAGCGGCGCAATCATTCACCCGAGTGCCCGAAATTACCGGGCTGGAAGCCTGTTTTCCCCGAGAGCCTATAATATCACTTATCAGATCGGAAACGTCGTGAGGAGTGAAAAATTGCCCCGTCTGAGATGCCTTGCCTCGTGACAGATACATATCCTCATAGAGAATGCCAAACACATCAAGCCAGGTGCCGTTCTGGAGTGCCCGGCTAACGTCGATAAGCCAGGTTGTAGCCAGTACGCCAAAATCAGGCTTTTTATTGATGCGTTCCTGATACCAGTTTTTCAGGCTATCGGCTTTTTCTCCCTGGAATGCCTTCACGCTGAATAAATCCAGAAGGAAGTCGCAGAAATCACTCAGCGCCATCTCGTATGGTCTGCCATCCTTCTTTGCCTGGTCGCTCAATATATCTACATATAATTTCGTATTAATCATAAATCCTCAAAAATTTAAACGTTCTATAATAAGTAATATTTCACACGTTCTATAAACAGGTGCCCTGGATAGTGCCCAGGGTTAGTTGCTAACATATCCAGATGTGACTAAAAAGTGGGTACTTCTTCAGGTCGTGCTCACGTGCCCAGATTCTAATTGTACCGTCTGTTTTTACCAGCTCATGAACTGAAGCCTCGATTTTTCGTACCTGGTCCACGTACTTTGCGTAATGTTTAATGCTATCTTTATATTTAATAATATCCTGGCTTTTATCTAGAATATACCCGTCGATTACCACGATGGCTTCTGCTGCATTCATACGATCACCAGTAAACCATTTCCACTCCTTGCCCTTCTGAGAGTTCCAGGAACCATAAAACATGATGCCCGGCGCGTATTCTCCGTATGAATTAATAGCACTTAATTCCAAACAACCTTCATAAAAGCTACAATAAAAGCCTGTAGCCTCCTTTGCAGCAGCCAGGAAGCGCTTATTTATCACCTTGCCGTCGAAGATACGACACACGGCTTTTAACGCCTTCATGGCTATTATTTCTTTGTTGGAGCGGTCCACGAGTTTATCGACGTGTTCGCGGTACTTCTCTACCTCCTCATTCTTTTTGCGACGAAGACAAGCTTTTACGGCGTTCTGGTACTCTTTTTCCGTGCCTATCATGTAGTTTATAGGCTTGTCACGATCAATCATACCACGGCGCATGTAATACTCATTCTTCAGGATTCCGTACTCCTTCGCATTTTCCACGCTACTGAAGCGTCCGGGCTTTTTAGTTGAGATAGAATCGCCGGTCCATAGGAAAACGTCTCCAGGGGCATCAATTAAATCACACAAGCGATCCGCGATTTTACTGATATTCTCATTTTCCAAATTATTTAAATCTATCTTTGTTTTCATAATTCCTCAAAATTTAAAATGTTCTATAATATAGTGATATTCTTTTTTTTCTTAACCTTCAATAATCTGAAGGTATGATAATTTGATTCCGTCGCTGTAGTCATATTGCGCGATGCAGTATGCACCGTTTGCGGCTACATAAAGATAACTATCTCCGGTTATATCGTTAACCGTGAATGATCCGGAACCGTTCGCACGATCGCCGCCGTTGGCCAGCATCGCCAGGGCATTGTTATATTTGCCCTTTTCTACTGCTGGAATATCAGCGCAAACTATCAAACCTTTCAGGTAGTTAGCCGTTTTCTTCTTGCCATCTTCGCAAGTCTGTTTGATCACACGGGCAAAGAGTCTCTTTGCCTCCTGAAATTTATCCTCCGGGAAAATATCGCACTTTGCGGGTGCAAACTCCGGAACGCCTGATACGTCTTTTAATGTTATCTTTGCCATATTGCTTAAAATTTTAGATGTTCTATAATAGGGTGATAAATCACATGTTCTATAATGAAGAATTAAAACCTTCCTTCTCAAAATCTGGAATGAACTCTTCGCGAATTGATGTCCATACCTGGATATTACGTCTTTTGTAGGTGTAATCAAATTCCACCTCCATGCGAGCCTTAAATACAAGGCCTACTTGTTCATCTCCTTCGTCGGTAACTCGATACATACCTGTAGCGGTTTTGATGCCGTTTTTGGTTAAATCTATACACCAGTTACGGCTTAAAATCTCGCTGAATGCCTGACACGCCTCATTCAGGTTTTCTGCCTGGATCTCGCTGTGCTGATTTCTAATATCAATCCAAAAATCCGCACGTTTTACATTACCATCCTTATCGTATGATTCGGAAGGAGTCACAGTGTAGCTAAAATGAAAAGTCTTCATAACTCTAATATTTTAAAGATTCTATAATATGTTTACTAATTCCCGGTGATATTTTACAGCCACTATAAAGTGACTTTTATCACCATCTAGAAGGTGCCGGCGGGAATGATCCGCCATGAAGGTCTTAAACCTTTGCACCTTGATATATTTAAAGTTTGAAAAAGAATATCTTTATAAAGATACTGATAACAACATACATACAACCGCCGCAAATAAATTAATTCCGATAAACTGCAGGCCGTTAACTGTCACCCCTTCACCGTCGCCGGAAAAGTAAGTTTTTGGCGCAAAAAGCCATCTCCAGGCGGTTTTTGCAGCCGCAAAGATACGTTTATTCAGGCGTGCAAAAAGAATGGCACACACGGCAAATAAAACGCTTACTAGGGCCGCCGTACTGGTACGGCGTGAAATATTGATGCTATTATTCATAACTCTAATGTTTTAAAAGTTTATAAATAGAAGGTGCCGGCGGGAATGATCCGCCGTTTAAGGCCTTGCACCTTTGCACCCTGGAATCCTTAAAATATATTATAGTGCTGCCATCATAGCGACGGCCGTGTTAACCATTTTAGCCTGATCCTTGTTTGTAATTTCCGGTGTGTGTTCCTGGACAAATTTTTTTTGTTCAGTACTAAGCGCCGCAAAGTTTGCACGGAATGCAGCACAAAAAGCTTCAGCTTTTTCGTGCTCATTCTTTGCGACGGTCTGGATCTCCAGGCGCAAAGATACACGCATACTTTTTGGGAATTTATCGACGGCGTGCAAAAGTGCTGTTTCGTACTCAAAAGATTCCCAAGTTCGGTTGTAATATGATACACGGGAATGCTCATAATCTTTGCCACCGCCTACAGTGTAAACATGATGACAAAAACCATTTTTCGTGTCTGTAGTACTGCAATAAAAATAAATCTTTTCGCCGTTAACTGTAAACTCAAAAGTTTTTCTATTATATATTTTTGTTGCCATGATTTTCTAAATTTTAAAATGTTCTTATAATAGGGACCGCTCGGGCGGTCCCCCGTTTATTACTTACGACCTGGATATTACAATCTGATCTCATCCAAATTTGCAAGATCAAAAATTGCGATTTGCTCATTCGCACGGCCGGCCTCGATAGCTTCAGCGCGATCCTCGAAAATCACTGTAGCATCATAATAATATAATCCAGATTCGGAATCATACCAGCCGCCAAATGCCAAAGTGCGACCGTTCATCTCGTTTGATGCCTGGAGCTCTTCGATAACGTTTGCTACCTTTGCCAGACCTTCAGCGCCAAAGCTGTTTTGTGTACGCTTTAAAGCAACTGCATAACCTGTAGAAACCGGCTGCAAATTTGCAGCGTTAACGGTGAAACCTTCAGGGTTAATTGCTGCGATTGCAGCGACTGTTGAGATAACTAAATTCTTTTTCATGACTTTTTAATTTTAATTGTTTGTACTTGTTTTTGTTTTACGTTTGCAAAGGTAATAAATCTATTTGTTCCGTGCAAATATTTTCCGCAAAAAGTTTATGTTTTCCTTTGTTTTTAACCTTTATACACAAATAAACGCCTTAAATTTACATATATTTGCAAATAAATTCCTTTATTACCTGTTTTTCCTTGGTATTACTAGATCTTTGCTTTTTATATTATATACCTTATTATATATAAGGGAATATAAACCGGTGGCGATTCTGCTGCCTGGTGGCTGATAGGTTCAGGCGGTGGCGGTGCCCTCCTCATCTGTGGCATATATCCAGCCAGATCCAGGCAGGCGGGCAGGCGCAGGTCCCCTCAGAGCGGCGGGGGTCTCGCGGCTGAATGAAGGTTCTCGGGTTTTCTCTGAGGTTGGGATTTCTCTAATTATCAATTATTTATCTTCTCCTATCGGGCGGTAAAAACAAAAGGCTATTTCTCGTAATACCTTAAATACCGATAATTTAGAGGGAATTTAAAATTATTCTGAAATAATTCGTGCTATCTGAAATCTTAAATGAAAAACACCTAAAATATATACTATCTCCCCAAAAATATACAGAAAAACAAATAAATATATAACTTTTAACTAAAAATATTTGTAAAAACCAAATAAATATATTACCTTTGCACCGAAAATTAAAGAATATATATAAATAAAGAGATTATGGAAGAAAATAATAAACCAAAATCGGAAATCAATCTCCGTAAACTGATGCAGAAATTAGGCTTAGGCACAAACGCTTTTGCCGAGAAATGCGGCATGTCTTCGCAGTCAATGTCGCAGTTCCTCCGCAACAAGTCGTTAACGACAAATACCATCTATCGCATAGCTACAGCTTTGGATATAGACCCTCGTGATATGTTCTTCCCAACAGATGAGAAGGAGAGTTCCTATCCAACTACGATGGAACTGCAGGATATTATGAGAAAGGCTTACCCTAGCATCAAAAAAGAAAACATAGAGGAAATTGTGAAGATGATTGACGAGAAGGGCAGAGTTTCTGCTGATCGGAATAAACTCGAAGAGGCTAGGAAAAGGCATGAGGGTGAAACTCTGAATACAACGCTTCGGGGCGATTTGCCGGAAGGTACCATTCATAGGGATGTGAAGTTCGTGCAGCAGGCAGCAGAGAGCGAGCCAGCCTACCCAGTTCACGAAAACGGACTGGTAACAGAAAATCAGCAGCAACAGATGATTCAAACTTCCACCTTCTGCCCTCACTGCGGCAAGAAAGTAAGGGTAGGAGTGGTGCTGCTGCCGGATGAATGATGGATTTCATATAATTAATAATGTATAACACTTAAAACGGAATGAAGAAATGAAACAGAATTTTCTAACTATGATGAAGCGTTCCCTGCTGGCTATCTCTGCAGTGGTGGCCATGGGAATGGTTACGGCTTCGCTCACGGCTTGCAGCAGCAGCGAGGATGAGTTATCTCAGGACGAAACGGTGACTCCGGTACACAAGCCCGTGGAGAGTCTTCTGGTAAAGACAATGAAGGAGCATCCTGCGGCTGGATGGGAATACATCAAGAATAAATATGGTGGTACACTGGAGATTCATAGTGTGGCTCCTGCTATAGGACAACGCTTCGACAGATGGATCATCAGTATGTTCCTGGAATCTGATCCGGGGCTGGATAAATGGCAGGGCACATATACCATCTGGCAGGTGGACGGCTGTGTCCGCGGTTATAAAGACGGTGAACAGACGGAACTCCCGAAAGTTTATCTCGACACTGGCGATAATAGCGCACCGGTAAAGGGAGCTTGGATCAAAATGGAAGATACGGGACGCAAGGATGAAATGGGACGTAAGGAATATCATATCCAGCTTCATATCGACGAAATGAAAGAGGAAAACGGCGACTATGCAAAGGATATAAATATAGATATTACAAGTTTCAGAGAAAGAAACGTGTATGAATACTAATGAAACTGTTCTAAAAAGGGCTAGGGGGGCATCTTCCTCTAGCCTTTTTCTGTTTTCCGGAAGAAGATCCTTGTCTGATGAGAAGGCGGAAAAGAGCGGGCGAGGGGACTATCACTAGTGCCCTCGCCCTTTTTAATTCAGATCAAATGAAAAAAAAGAAAAACAGCATTCTGCCTTTTTTCTTATTTTAGATACATCGTATAAGATACCTGTAATATCACATCTAATTTTCCAAAAGCAAAGATACGAAAAAGCTGCGTGAAACATCGGACAACATCTGTATGATTTCTAAGGGATACTTCCATTATCTGTATGATTTTTATCAAATAATGCTATTATCTGTATGATTTCCACCGGAAAAATACAGCTCATTCTTCGAGATAAGCCCGAAAATTTACAGATAATTTCTTGTTTTTCTCAGATTTTCTGATACATATTCCGTTTTTTCTTCGTACCTTTGCAGCGCCATAGCCCCCCGATGGGCTATAATCTTAAATTATGTATTAAAAAACGATGAAGCCCTGCCGTCCGTGATGGATAGCAGGGCTTCTTTCTCTTGATAGGGGTGGGGACCAGCGATGGAATCGCTGGGGACGGGGGCAAAAGGGGGACGAACTTTCGCTGCTAAGCTTCTGCCATTACGGCTTCCAAGCTCTCCATATCAGCGAACTTCAAACCGCAATCCTTAGCAGCCTTGAACAACTCCTTCTCGTCAACCTCCTCGATGGCTACCTCTACCTCCTTGTCGGCAAGTTCCTTGAAGTACTTCTCGGTTTTCTGTTTCTGATTAAAGAAATACTCATTGACCTCCGCAAACTTGGCGGAATCCTCCTTGGTGTATTCGTAGCCCTCATCGGCGTGCTTCTGCTCCAACTGCTGGCACTCCTGGAGCTTGCGCTGCATCTCCTCGAACTTATCGTCCTTCAGGCTCTCCTGCGCTTCCTCCACGTCCTTATCGTAGGTATCGGCTACGTGGCGCAGTGCCTTCATATTCTTCCAAACTCGCATAGCGGCATCATCGTTCATTGATGATGTCTTCAATGCCTTCAATGTTCTGTAGGCTGCAACAGCCTCGATTGTCTTAATCTTCTTCATTTTGTTCTATTCTTTATTTAAAATAATATTCTATTTTTTCCACAAAGATACGAAAAATATTCTATATATGCAAAGATATAAGAGAAATTATTATAATACTTAAATTACTTATATTTTACATCCTAGCCATTATTCATCTCCATCATAGAGAATATGGTATCTCTTAACGATTGTGCGGTTCTTGAATCGGCAAGTTCCCCAGTTACAGAAGCATAGTTTACCGTTATAGACCACATTACCCACGTTGGTAAATGTTACGCTTTCTGTATGCCCTGCCAATATGGTATCTATCACCTTGCTGTCCTCACCAATAACCAAACCATCATTATAATCTTTGACGGCAGACAGACGGCAATCTACATATACATCCTTGAGACCTTCCTTACCGTTGTTCTTGATAGATACGGTGACGGTTGTCTTGCTGGATGATGCGTAGGTGGCTGTAATGGTTACGCTTACGCTGACGGATTCTGATGTGCTAACGATGCTTACGGTCTTGGGCTTCATCACAGGCAGAGGATAATATGTACCTGCCATCGTGCTTCCCGTCTGCAAGGAGCTATATCGGGCTGTAGATAGAAACGGCACGATGCTATAACTTCCCTGCACCCAGTTGCCGCTTTTCGCAAAAGTAACCTCCAAGTCTTCTACTCCCTTTATCACCTTATCCATCGTATAGCAATAGGCTACGCTGCCATCCTTTACCAGTGCAGCCCCGAAATAGCAGTTCTCTAGACTGCTGAAGTCTTCCAGCAGAAGACAGTCATCGGCTTTCAGGTATGGATAATAATAACCTGCACTTACCATAATCTTATCTGTAACCCCGAACTTAGTGCCGTTTACAAACAGAGAGGAAAATGGAGCATAGGCATTATGATTATACCCTAGGAAATCGCCCAGACGATAGGGTGATGCTGCTCCACCAGACGGCAGGGTATAGGCATAGCCGTTGTCATTCTTGTTGTAATAGCCTATAATAGCTTCTACCGTTCCTCCACTTGGCACGGTGATACCGCAGTTTCCAGCAGTACCGCGATAGCTGGTCTTTATATCGCAAAACGGGGTATTCAAGATATGCACGGGCTTATATCTTGCCCACTTGTTTATGTTGGCGGACTTGCACAATGTGGCAACATCATTACTCGATTCTCCCAGCACCGACTTAACATCATCGATGGATATGGGGGGGTGATTTTTCCGTTATTTACGCTCATATTCTTTCTTTTTTATCGTTATACTTTTTTTATATCTACTACATATCGGGCATAATACTACTAAATGGGATAAGACCCTTTGTAACCCATACACCGTTGGCTATCACGTATATCTTATATGACTTGCCGCTGGTAAGATTCCTGAATGTTGCCGTTTTAGTTTCGCCTGCATTCATCGTGCCAATGGTCTCGTAGTATTCTCCACTTACCATAGCCTGCCCCTTAGACGGGTCGGTCTGATATACGCAATATACAGCAACATTTGTTACTGTTGTGGCATTATCCTTCATCTTCAACGTTACGATGATTCTGCCAAGCCGCTCTTCTGCCGTAATCTGTGCGAAGTTAGCAGCTACGGATTGCGACAGACTGATAATTGATAGCGACTTACCTCCTGCTAGGTTTGGAATGGCATAGCAGGTCATCTGATGAAGGGTGTGGTCGCTGGAATAATTGTGCGAGCAAAACATCGGGAATGCAAGGTAATCGCCTACCTGAAGGGCATTCTTAGGCAGCCGCACGGTGAATGTGCCAACGCTGGATGCCGTGGTGATGAGCTGTAGAGTGGACTTGCTCTTATCGGTGATGATGTAGCCGAAGTACTTATCCTTGAATGCTGCAAAATCGAAGTAGCTTACCTGGTCTCCATCTGCCGATATGACATTGTATTCCGTGAGAATCTGATTGGTATCACTCTCACGGATGAACACGTTCTTGCCAAGATAGTCTCTGACTTCGGGATTCGCATTATGGAAGTACCCTCTGAAATCTCCAAGGCGGTACGGAGAAGATGCGCCGCCTATAGGCTTATTATATAAGGTGATATACCCATTATTAACCTTCGAGTATTCCGCTACAAGGTCTTTCCAGTTGCTCTTTGCATTATCCACCGTGATATTCAAGCCGAAGTTCCCATCTTTTGCCTTATACCAGTCATCGGGAAAGGGAGAGGGGAATACTGTAGGCTTGTACTTCGCCCAGACGTTAATCTTTGATGACTTGCAGAGCGCAGCAAGGTCGTTGCTGGATTCTCCGAGAACAGATTTCACGTCATCAACGCTGACTGGAGCCGTTATTTTTCCGTTTGCTAATGCCATACGCTTAATCTTTAAAACTTAAAACACTAGGCAAGGCAGCTCTATAAGAGCCACCCTGCGTTAATACTCACGATACTTACTCTGCTGCCTCGCTAGCCATGTTGGCAGCGATAGCGGAATCAACCTCCGCTATCAATGCTGACACCTCATTGAGCTTGCTCTGAGGGATGCCGCTGATGTTGTAGGTCAGCTCGCTGCCGTTGGAGCTTGCGTTGGCATTGCCGAGATAGTTACCATTGGTATCTGCGTAGATACTCATATTGATGCTGTCGATGTTGCCACCCGTCTTGTCAACATTGTAGGTAATTTCTACTCGATAGCCGCCCTTAGTATAAGTGGCGGTTGTCTGTTCACTCTTCTTGTTAATCTTTAAATTCTCCATTTTCTAATCTAATTTAATAAATTAATATTCTTGTTATCTAATCTCTTCTTGTTACTGCTGTCCTGCTTTCCGCTCAATCGCTGAACCTCTGATTCGAGGAAGACCACCCGAGCCTTCAACCTGCTGACTTCATCGCCCACCTGCTCGATAGCACCGAATGCCGTTGCAATCAGCTTCGGAGACCAGTAGTTGATTTTGTAGTAGCCCTTCTCGTCAGTCTCCACGATGTCCTTTAAGTGAGGGTTGCACAAGACGTGCTGGGCAATCCAACCGATAGACCTTGTATTGTCCTTTTTCCAAGCAAAGCCGAACGTGCCACCCATTGCCTTGATGATACCGAAGTAGTCCAGCTTCCGCAAATCCTGCTTCAGACGGATGTCTGAGGATGAGTAGGCAGTGACACCTCCATGAGCAAGCAGCCCCCCTTCTGTTTCGATATTTACATTGGAATAAAAATTGGCGGTTGAGAGTACCACCGATTTTGTATTCTTTCCGCTATCGTCAGAGGCGGTAAGGGCTACAGTCTTGCCCATCACCTGCGTGGCATATCCGTAGGTAAACGCACCTCTACCAATATCTACGCTATTCCAGCTAGCCATTGCTATCAACTGGATTGCCGTACCACCAGTATTTTTTCCATAGAGGTATGAGTTGTTGCTCATCGTGATGTTATCCACACCTGTAATGCTTCCGTTCACGTTAGCCGTACCGTTAAATGACTGCCCCCATATTGTACGTGCTGTCTGTAGCTTCGTAGCAGTAGCAGCGTTGCCAGTGATGCTCGCCGATGAAGTGATGTAGCCGCTATCATTGGTGAACTGACTGACTTTCGTAGGTCTTCCGCTCACATTGCTCCAAGCAACAGAGTTGGCACTTCCTGCCGAGGTTGCATATTTACAGCTTCCTGCTGACGTAATATAACCTGCTCCGTTTGTAAGCTGGTTGTTATTCTTAGGAATGTCGTCTGTGTATGCGAGCCATTTGATTGCAGTCCATTTATCATCGGTTCTTCCAACTATTCCAACTCTCTCTAGATTATATGTACTCAGCAGAAATTGACCGAATCTTGTTCCATTATA